TAAGTATTCCTGAACCATTTTGTGGTTTAAATGTGACTGAAATATTATCATTTTGATACATTGAAGTATTTGGTGCATTTGTTATGTTAGCACTAACTGAAGGAACAAAGAAACATGATAATCTTAACCAAGAAATCATAAGTATTTTCAATAAAAATAATATACCAGATTCCCTTTTACTATTTCGCCGAGTTATGCTATTTCTTCGACTACTATTACTACTTCGTTGAGAACTACGATTTATAGAACCATATTTTTTATGATTCTTCGTCTTATGCTTTCTTCTTTTTGTCCTTTTCGATTTATTGTTACGATGACGTCTTCTATCTCCACCTTTCATTTTGATTTTCTTTAAATGTTGTTTACGTATTAATTTTTCGATTAATTCATCAATTGTCAGAGAATTTTCTGTACTCAACTTCTCTGAATAATGATGAACCATTTGAAATATTTTATTTTGTGTATTTCGTATAACCATCAGTAAGGATACAAATAAAAGTAATTGATATTGCATGTTAACGTATAGTAATATCACTTCTTGCGATAACTGATCAACATTGACATTTCCAGTATTTTTCGTTTTAAACAGTAATAATGACAAGCCTAAATAAATATTCAATGAATCATTGATCAGTTCATCATAATTAATATCTACACTATGCTTTAAAATATATGTCGTATATATCATAGTCTATATATCTATATTAGTAAATTAATATCGGATTAATTCGGTTTTACAAATATATACAGGTTATTATATTCATACCCTGATTTGATCAAATCGATTATTCCATGTAATATAAAGCCTGATTCCTGTGCCATTACAACAATCTCTTTTTCAGTTGGCATATACATTTTATGTTCTTGTTTTTTAATACGTCCGTCTTTAAACTCAAACTTCTCTTTAAATTTCGCTACACTGGTATTATTGTCTAAATCAAAATTAGCAGTATAATTAAAATCTTTGAAATGTATTTTACTTTTGGTAATTCTCTCTTTGGCATAACGCTGTGGCGTCAACATCAACAAAGGATTCGCTGGTGGTAGAATAGGATCAAACATATCTCTATCAACTAAATGGACAACTAAATATCCACCTGGTTTCAACCATCCCATACAATTATTGAAAAATTGCATCTTATCTTGAATATAATAAATTGTAAAATACATACATAAAATATGTGTAAATGATTGATATCTAAACGCACTCGCATCGAGCGCATCCTGAACCATAAAATTATATTCTGGATAATTCTTCTTTGCTTTATTTATCATTGCTGTAGAATTATCTATGCCAATCGCTTTTATACCTTTTGATTCTAATAAGGCAACATGATGTCCTGTTCCACAACCAATATCTAATATAATACTTTCTTCTGTTGGCGTTGTCTGATTAAGAATCTCACCGATTTCGTATTGATCCTTGGATTGACTATATACCATTAAGTCATATATTTCACTATAAAAATCATCATATACACTGGGTCCATCATTGAATACAAAGTTCTTAGTATTTTGAAAGTTTTCTCTCTTTATAGAAAAAATAGAATAGCCTATTAATAAAAGAGCAAATAGTAACAATATTTTACTCCAAGTAGTCATATTATTATATATCTTTGTTAATGATTTTGCTGGATTCATCTTTATATGTATTGTTGTTATTTTTTTTGTTATTATATACTTTATATGTTTATATGAATGAAAATACCGAAATTAATGATAAGAGAGAATCGAAGGAATTTAAAGCAGTTACTTTCTCTGGATTTAAAAAAACTGATGTTAAAAAAGAACTACTCGATAATTTAATTAAATCTAAGATTGAACAAGCATGTTATTGGAGTGTCGAGTTCATTTGTGCTGGTCATTATTCTGATTTATGGGAAATCATATTCTTCTTTTACAGCAAATTTATTCATTTAGGAAATCCTAAACTTGCAATATACTTAGATGTTCGAATCCAGAGTTTTAAAACCATTGTCGCAAATGGATATCTCGCTAATGATTTACCTATGAGAAATAATTCTAAAATAAGAAAATTATTCGCCGAAATAATTTGTATTCTATGTCATGCTAAAAGACGACACAGTTTTGATGAAATTAAGGTTCACAAAGATGATTTTGATATGACTTCAATGACAGAGAGATTTAAGGCACCTAATGTCAATTATGGAACGATTATGATGAACGAAGATCCAAAAGAACTATTTATTCCTATCAATGAATTTGCTTATAATATTTCCAAAGATGGTAAGAATACTCTCTCTGCTTGTTATTGGGTAGAATGGTTGTTAGAGTATGAATGCGTCTGTATGAAAAAGAAGATTAAATGTAAATGTGAAAGACGAGATATGATTCCTGTGGATAGTAAATATCAAATGGATATCGTTTGGTTATTGTGGGATGTGCTTTTGAGAGAAGCGGAAACTCATGGTGCGCTTATTAAGCGTATCGTTGATAGTCTGTTGAACATATTTTCATTAAAATATACACACGCTATTTCTAAGAAACGGCGCTTTATTATTTATTTTGCGATTTCTCTCTTGACTGAATCTGTACCAGTTGATGAAGAAATTATAAGAGAGAAACAACAGGTTTTACAATTGGTAGAACAAATCGACAATATATATAAACAGGTAAAGAAGAATGAACATTCGCCCAATACAGATTATTTATTCTCTTCTCTGAAAAAGTCTAATTTGGATAAAACGATTGAGAAGTTAGATCGAATGAATACTTTTGGTGAAAGTTTTATTCCACGATTATGAACGAAAATAATATTTGATTTTTTTATATATTATAAATATTTATAATATATGTCGGGTGGTATTTTTCCTAATTATCCATTTCATTTTAATATAAAATGTATTATATTTACATTGCTTATTGTTTTAGGATATTGGTATTTTCCTTCAAAAAATATTATAGTCCTATTATTTTTATTATGGATACCTTATATTGCATTGGCTTGGTATGATTATAGTTATCATTGTATTGATAAAATGCAACCAACAATTATTCCTTTTGGAAGATATATTTTTTTGCCTTTTAAACCAACTGAATATAAAAAAAAATTTAAAGCATTACCGAAATCAGCTATCACTGCTATGGATACGTTAGATCATATTACAGGATGGACGATTTTGGTAATATTAATTAGTATAGGATTTTATTATTATTATCATTAATAATATTTTTGTATTTCAGCATATATAATATAATGAAATAATATATAATGCCATCATTCTCAAGGAAAAAAAGAACCAAAACATTTTCTAGACAAAGTACTAGAAAACTTGGTTTCAAAGAACAACTTATTATGCGTTTTTTGGTTGTATTGAATATGGTGAAATTGTATCATTGGAAAACATTTAATTATGCTGCACACAAAGCAAGTGATGAATTGTATTCATCTTTCAATGGAAATATGGATAAATTTGTTGAAGTATTGCTTGGGAAAATGGATGGAGCACGTATCAATTTGACAACAGTAAAGTCGATACCTCTAATAGATTTTTCTAGTGGAAACACTTTTGATAAAGGAATGAAGAGAGAAATCGCATCATTTAAAGACTATTTAGTTAATTTGGAAAATGAACCATTTATGAAAACAATGTCTAATGCCGATCTTTGGACTATACGAGATGAAATATTAGCATCTTTGAATCAATTCTTGTATTTATTGACTTTAAAATGATGAAGAAGGGTATGTAGTACAATTTTCAACAAATTATATAAATTTAATAAATACAAGAAGTAAAATTACACATTTAGAACACTAATTATTTTACAATATTAAATATGCATTTATATTTTTTAATAATTTGAGAATATTCAATCTTTTCATTCAATACTACATCATCGATATAATTATTTAAATTAATATAAATAAAATGATCTTTAAATAAAATATTTGGTTTTGGTATTATTAAATTATCACAATCGCTAATTAAAATAAATTTAAATGCTAAATTAGGATTAATATTAATAATATTTTTACAAAATTTATTTATTTCTTCTTCTTGTATGTCATTTGATTTTTTACAATACCTAATAAAAAATATAGTTTGTTGTTCTTTAATTGTATTAATTAATCTTTCATAACGTCTGGTATATTTTTCAGTAATTTCATTTATACTATTTTCATTAAATATATGAATATCATGATGTGAAATTAATAAATCAAAATTTTTAAAATTAATAGATGTACTGTTTAATGGATTTGGATATATATAATTATTTTCAAATAAAATAGGCGTATTTTCTAATATTTGATTTATACTTTTCATACTTACTACCAACCAATCAAAAAATTGTGTTTCACAATTTTGTTTTGTGTAATTAATAATACTTTGTTTAACCGCGCAAGCATTACCTGCATAGGACGACGATAATGATATATACATATTTTATATATATATATTACGAAAATTACAGAGAAAATCATTTATGAAATACTAATTAAATATTTAGAAAAAGAAGATTATGTAGAATAGTTAATGGTCTTTAATAAATAATTTTCTCTCTTAAGAATGAAATTGGGGCTGGGCTTTTTAATTTGTTTATATATTATTGAGTTTAAATTAATAATATATAAATGACAAGTATAAATATGGATAATCAAATACAACAACCACAACCGAGTATATTTTCAAATACTATTATAAAATCGAGTCCAGCTCTTCCACCTCCGCCTCCAGGTCCTTCATCTAATTCAGGATTTTGGATATTTCTTGCTGTTCTTTCTCTCGTTATATTTATTGCTATTATTGTTCATTTATGTTGGAATAACCCGGCTATATCGAGTTATATTAAAAATTTAACTCAAGATAATAGCAAACCATCTACTCCTTCTAATAATGTTGTTCCATCATCATCTCAACAAGATAGTTCACCTATGACAATGGCATCATCTTTATCATCGCCTTATGAAATAACAAATAACACAGTTTCATCGACACATAATCAAGATTATGGTGATGATCTAATTGGAAGTGGTGGTGGAAATTCTACTATTGGAATTAACACCAACAATGCCAATAATATCAATACCAATGCCAATACAACTAATTTTAATCCATATAGTGATACTTCTTTGGATACAGCACTAAATAATGCTACAAAATCAAATAATAGTCAAACGACACAAACGCCTCAAGCGGATGACACTTATAGCAGTAATAATAAATCAAATAATAAAACAGGATGGTGTTATATTGGAGAAGAGAGAGGATATCGAACTTGTTTACAAGTCGGGGAAAATGATGACTGTATGTCTGGTGATATATTCCCTAGTCGAGATATATGTGTTAATCCTTCTTTAAGAGCATAATTTGATTTTATATTTACCAAATGCCAAAGAAAGGTAAATATCAATATAAACAACAATTTAAAGACCCAATGAAAACATCGGGTTCACTGGTTTTGCAGATCGTATAAATTTAGCATTTACTGGCCATTTATTATTGCTTGTTCCATATGTTCTCTTTACTTTCGGGAAATATGATTTTTCTCTTCCAGACCAACATAATAACCGCGATTTCCCTGGAACATCTGAAAATGATGTCGGATAACAATCACCCGAGCGAAACTCTTGTAGAAGTTGTCCACTACACGGTGCAACTATTTTATTACATAATAAAGTACCACCATCTTCAATTAAATATAATATTACATCACTCGGTTTTATATTTGGAGGAATTACAACTGTTCCATCAATAATTGGTTGAGGTGGAATTGGAGGCGGAGGTGGTTGTCCACCTGAAGTAGGTTGGTCAGGCAAATTATTGATATTACCTGGATTAATCATCGGTATACAATTCGCATTTTGAACACTTGTGATAGAACTACTATCTATTATATTATTCGATTGTGGAGCAATAATATAAGTCGAATTGATTCTCTTTAACAATCCAATATTTGGATCCGATACAGTTGCGGTTTGCGACGCCCATGAAGTAAACTGTCTGTTCGCCAATCGCCAATACTTCTGTTTTTTAGAAAATTGTGTTTCATTCTTCTTATACTGAAGCACGTTTCCCTTTCTCATCATCTGTAATCGATAACCTTCTGCAAGAGATATACTTGGATTATCTGGTTGACTACATCTATTATGAAAACGATTCCATTCCCTCGGTGGGTTTGGATCATAATATTTTCCTAAACAAGACATATATTATCTTTTTCTTTTATTTGTTCTTTTCTTATGAGTTATTCTACGTTTATTTGAACGCCGTTTATGTTTTCTTCCTCCAGTTGTAACAGAAGTCAATGATGATGGTATTGGAACTGGTTGATGTAATGCTGCACCAGTATTAATTTTTTGTTCACTACTACCAAGACCAAACATTTTAGATATTGTGTTCCACATATAAATAGAATAATATTATTATTTTTTAATCTTTAAACCCACTTTGTAAAGTGAAGTCATTTAGCCTAACCTTTTTAAAAATTATGATAAAAGAATTAAGGGAAGAACTCACTATTGGTTCCATCAAAATACCATCTCAAAGAAAGATAATCCGCATTCTTACTATTCAGCGTAGAACTGTCAGTCATTGTAGTATTAGGTCCTTTCTTTACCAAATTTTCAATTGCTACCGTTCCTAACGCATAACTAAAATACCATAAATTCGAAATATATCCATTAAACCCACCATTCATTGCGACATATACTTCTCCATAATTTTGCTTTGGAACTCCAATCAATTCTACGCTTTTTGTAATCGTTCCATTTATATAGACATTTAATGATTTATTCTTACAAACAATGATAACATTAACCCATTTATTTATTGGAATATCCGGGATATCTACTTCTTCGCCAATTACCTCATATGTATCCATTATTACGCTTAACTGATTCGTATCAGGAGAAATATATAGACCCGGAGCATTATTTGGATAATTTAATCCTTGTTCATTTGGTCCATAATTGCCTTTACTAAATATGTGCTTATATTTTCCATTTGAAACGCCTATATCATTAATATATATCCATACTGACCAAGTAAACTCAATTCCACTATTAGCATTATTAGAACGATATATTGTTTTAGAACCCTTCATTTTTGGATCTTGTGTAATCGTCAACATCTGAGAACTCGCATTAATCATTCCAGTAATAATCTTCTGTTCTGTACTATTATCAAACAGTTTCGCAATCAAATTCACTGCTACTCCCAATAATATAATAAACAGAAAAATCACTAAAAGCAAAAATGAAAATTTGGCGACTAAACTATTCGATTCCATAAAATCGAAAAAACCCGAAAATCTTGTTCTTACTCCTGAGGCAGCTATTGAAATATTTTCTTTACTGTCATCAAACGTTTTTTTAACACTTGATCCAATTGCTTGAATACCTCCACTATTATCGCCCACCCATTTTTCACCTGCTTTTTTGTAACTGTCTATATTATTTCCAATGTTAGTTAGGCCATTTTTTAATTCATCTACAGTATTTGTATAATCTTCTGTTATAGAATCCATATCTTATATAATAATATAAGATAAGAAAGAACTATACGTTAGTTGTTTGTTTGTTTGTTCATTTATATCAACGAAAAAGGATACCCTAAAGGCCATCATTATAAATTGACGAATGTAACTGACCTTCAACGGTTTAATAAAATAATTTCACTATTTTATTAAATAGTTATACTAGCCTCTTCAGTTCCATTTTGTGATAATGTAAAATTCAATTGATATTTGCCAAATATATTCGAGAACATACCATCTCCATATCCTTTTTGATATATATCCCAAGATTGTTCTGGATTTAATGCATAAGAATAATATGAGAATTTAGTGGTTGAACCTTCGAATCCACCATTTGGAGTAATATATACATTTGCTGCCGGATTCACATTTGCTACACCTGGCAATAAACATGTTTTCACTAATTTACCATTTATGTATGTATCTAATGTTCTACCATATACACTTATTGTTAAATTGACCCATTGCTGTATAGGTATATTCTGTATTGGACAGGAAATAAATGGTGTTGATGAAGTTCCACTTGTTAATTTATCCGGAAAATATGCTAATGCTATTTCTAAATCATTTGATATAGCAGCTAGAGATACTAATGGAGATGGACCTGCACCAGTAGTATCAGTTGAAGGATCAACCTTTCCGGTTGTATTATTCATTCTTCCAAATATAATCTTGCGCTCTCCATACCTATAATTCCAGTTGCTTATATAAAACCATATTGAAAATGCAAAATTTGAACTTCCAACGCTATTAGATGATCCTAAAGAACTGGCAGATATTGTTTGTGGAACAGTAGCATTACTTAATTTAGTTAATATTGGATTACTTACCACATAATAACGTATTATCAATATTAATATGATAATGATAATTGTCGTAAATATAATCATACGAATGTTCATTTATTATAATAATATATAATAATAAATTTATTATTTCATTATAATTATCAATTCGCAATCTGATTTAACCCAATCTTTTCTGTCGCATTTTCAACCTTTATTGAACTTAAATATAAACTGTCATAATAATTCATTAATATAGGAGGATTCAAATCTTTTACCGAAGTATACAAATAATACACCTGCTTTATATTTAATGCATCGCTAAAATAGACAACGTTACATATACCTCCATGTAATCCATTCTTCTCTCCTATTGTGATATTATCCAATTTCATATAAGGAATAGATCCTCCATTAAACGATTGTTGTAATTTACCATTTATAAATATATCTAAAATGCCGCTATTATAATTGATCACTATATTGTTCCATTTTTGTAACAATACATTTTTGTTTCTATAAACAATGAAATTTCCATCATCATCTAAATCATACTTTTTTCCTTCATATAATGTTGGATTTCCTGATACATCCATTTTTTCAATTGTTATTATCATTTGATTATCATTTCCTCTATACTGAACATTTGGTTTTCCACCATAATTTATAAGAGAATGAAAAGTATCGCCTCGATTATTTGCTGTGCTATTCGCATCTATAAAAATCCAACATGATAATGCATAATTATAAGAATGAGTAATCACTTGCGTTGCGTTATAATCTGGATTCGACCATGAAAAATCATAATTAAATAGTTTAAATGATTTTTTTGTCGAATTTACTTGAGGATTCAATGATGTATATGTTGCTAAAACTATTTCTTTATCTGTATATACAGGCTCTTTTAATAGAAGCTGTCCACCTTGCGATGAAAATAATGTATATGTGTATGGAATACTATAATATATGAGATATAATAAGACTATAAGAATCAGCAAAATAATATCTGTTCTACTTGGCGTAATTTGTAATGAAGAAACTGAACTTGCCAAATCACCGGTTGATGCTCGTTTCATCGCATTTACCATAACAGTTGAACCCTTTTTATAATAACCTGACAATATATCGATCAGTGCAATCAGCAAACAAGGTATATAGAAAATACAACCTATTATGAGTTGCGATAATGGACTGTCTGTTATAAATGTTGACCCTTTGAATAAATTACTATATGACATCATTCTGTATATAATCGCCAATAACGTGATGATAATTGCAAAATTTAATATAATCCCAAAGACACTTGATGAACCATCTGAGTTTTTAAATGTAAATACTTGAAATAACTGGATGATCCAATTAATCAATGAAAATAAGAAAAAAATACCAAACAGGATGAAAAGAGATACTGTAATTGATTGCATCAACTGATCTTTTTCCATATTAAAAAACGCGAGATTCATATTCAGTTTTGTCGATATATATATGAGAAATAATCCTACACAGAAAATGATCACAAATGCTATAATCGCATATATATAAGGCGAAATACCATTATTCAATGAAGAACCTTGTGCCAATTTACTACCATTTATGTATAATATTACTGTTATGAATAAAATTAATGTAATGAAAAACATTAGTAAGTCTGAATCGTTCTTTACATTTCTCTCTTTCATTATTACTTTGTAATATATCGCAAATGTAATAATATATGTAATTATGATACTAAGAGTTGGTAGACTATTTTCATATTTGGTTATATACGAAGACGGAATGAATGAAGAGAGAAACTTGACAAATATCTCATTATCTTTACTGAAATAATCATTATTAAATACATTTGCTATGGCAACATTATATACTATTAACAATGCGAGAACTCCATATTCCTCATTTTCTAATCCCAACCTACCAAAATATTGCCCCCTTTTAATTTCAGCAGTTTTCATTGATTTATTTAATTCTTTAATCGAATCATTTTGAAACGAAGAGAAACCAGCAGAAGTCATTTTCATTGTTAAAACTGCAATAACCGATATAATAAATCCATTTATCAGTATGATAACCAACTCATTCAATGAATTATATTTCGTATTGGCTGTCGTATTCAAAAATGTAAAGAAACATCCTAGAAATACGATTCCATAAATAATAAGTAAACCATATATTGATAAATCTTTGGCAACCGCAACCTGCCCAGGCATGAATGATTCTGTCTTTGACGATGATTTTGATCCTGATGTATCATATTGTTTGAGATTATTCAACTGTTCTTCCATATTCGTAATCGTTGATGCAGCTGGTGTAGGTATTACGCGTGTAATATTATTCATTAAAGACGTGTTCTTAATATCATTATAGCCACTGAGTATGAACCCTTTATACGTCATAAATACGTATATAATATAAATACAAGAAGCAACAAGAGGTGTATAAACAAGTGTATTTATCATCATTGAAGTTGTTTGACTTTTTGTCACATCTTGTGGCAAATTTGATCTTGTTACAATATACATTGAAGATAATATGATGAAAAAGAATGACACGCATAATAATGTAATTTTATTTTTGTCAAATGTATGATATATTAACATAAATATGAAGAAAATACCGTATATAATTGAAGCATATAAAATAGAATATATTGGCATTTGTATATTTTGAATTATGTTACTTTGATTCGTTAAGACAAACTTTGAACTTTTCGGTAAAAAAGCATTACATGCCAATGTAAAAATAATTAAAAAGATGGGCAACGCAAATGACCAAAGACTTGCAGCCTTACCTGATTTATCATTAAGCGCATAATATATTTGCTTTATTAAGAGATATACGAAAAATATTGTAATTAATGATGATATCGTCACATATGTCGTTGAAAATAATACCACAATAAAACTGATTAAAATAATGAAATATAAAATAGTTATTATCACAGGATTACCAAAATAATTACCGAGATTTTTATAATCAATTGCGTTCAATATATTTTTTGTTTCAGAATCCTTTGGCGGGGGTTTATTTGCTCCTGTTGCTGCCGCTTCCATTAATAGTATATATTATATAAATATTATGATTTACATATTCTCACTAGCAGTTTTTTCTCCATGACAATTCCTACATAGTGCCACCAAATTCTCCACATTATTTCCACCACCATATTCTAATCTTACACGATGATCTATTTCGAAAGTATGGTTCAACTGTTGATGACATTCACCGCATTTCCAATGTTGTTGCGACGCTACATATTTCTTCTTTGTTTCAGATACTGATCTCTTAGTAGCACTGCCACCACTACCATTGAAACCTTTTGTAGGTGATTGTGAATTATTGTTCATTCCCATCATAAATCCACTATTATCTTTGGGAGATGTGAAATCAATAATAGGAGAAATAAAATTCATCGTCTGTTTATCTATCGGCATATATTTTATCATATTATTCGCATAAAGAAGTATCTTCTTTGATTGCATGGGATCCCGTTTGATTAACAGATAAATCGATATGCCTATAATGGCAATTATACCCATTGTGAAATATTTCTTATATGAATAGATCTTCTTTAAAATATTTCCATCATAATATACATTATAAATGAAGACAGCGGTAATGGCAATAATAATAATTTCAAGTCTCATATAATAACTGATATATTTACCCTCGTATATTTCTTTGAATATTTGTTTCAAAGAAATATTATAATATATATATATGTTTACGAAACTATTTTTGGAAACGACAAATCCAAAAACGTCATGGATTGCCTTTATGAAGTTAATACCAATCATCTGTCTATCTATATTAGTTAACATAACAATTTATACAATCTTCTTGAATCTCGCAAGTTATGTATTTGTAAATAAATTTTTTAGTAAAAATATTAACATGCGTTTTGTTGGAGTCTTAATTATTATCATGATTTTAGGTTATATAGGCCGATTCTTACATGCCAAAGAAGCGTATAAGATGTTTCAGTATAAAGAAAGTAAAACGGCAGAATATATGAACACTCATTATAATAGTTGGGTTTTTCTTGGTTAAATTGAATTTATTATAATTTACCTGATCGACGACTTTCTCTCTTTTTGCGCGTAAGCATTTTTCGACGAAGAATCTTTATTTTACTACGTATTTTCAGAGACTGTATTTGTCGCTGTTTTAATTTTTGTAATAATACCGGTTCTCTGCTTAAGCGTTGTAACTTTTTATTCAATGATAATAACACCTTCTTTAATTCATCAATATTGATTGGAGAACTGCTATATTTTAATAATATATTTATCATATCTTTCAAACTGGTATGTATTATTTTTCGATAAAATGAAGTTTTTTGAGATGGCTGAATTAATTCGTATTGCATTATTTGTTCTGTTAATGGAAGAAATGTCATGACAAATCCCCATATATCAACATTTTTAATATATACTTCATTTAAGTATCCTAAAACATCAAATTTTTCATTTTTCGTATATTTTATTAAAATATTACAGAGATAATCGATAATATATCCAATATGTTTTATATTTACATTTTGTTGTATAATATCTATTTTACCATGTAATTTTTCTATTGTTGTTGTAAATTCAGGTGTTCCATACATTTTACTGAAAATAGATTTAAAATTTGATAAATGCCCAGAACCACGATATTCAATATGTGTTTTAACAAATTCTTGTAAAAAATCACGAATATCTTTGTGAGTTCGTTTGTTGGTTATAAGAAATAATTCATACATTTCTTTGAAAATTGTAGAAAATAATATACATGAAAATGGAACATTGAACTGAAATGGACGGTCTCTATATGCATCGGGTATAAATTTCCAATCATCTGTGAATCCATAATTTGTTTCGACAGATACATTTTGTTTACCAGGAAAATAAATAGTAGAGAGACCCCAATCTATTAGTCTAAAACGTAAATGTCCATTTTCATTATTGACTAATATATTATTTGCTTTCAAGTCCGAGTGATATATTCCTTTCTTGTTCATTGGTAATATGGCATTATCGAGCAAATCAATCATTTTATTGTTGAATTCTATGATACGCGCAGAATCATATAGATTTTTGCTGATATAGCAGTCTAGATCTATTCCACCATATGGCATGTTTAATGTCAATAATTTGCTCAAATGATCGTTTATATTGTCTTTTGTAATTCCCTTTTTCTTTAACGAAGAACAATTCACTGTATCGTAATCTTTCAAATCAGATTTAGTAAGTTTAACAGGACGGCAAATCGTAAACTGTGAAATAATAAAGTAGTTTTTATAATTCGGTATCGTCTTTAAAATAGGAATGAACTTGATTATTTCATCGTATTCATCGAGTCCATGTTGTAATCGCATTATTTTAGAAATACCTGTCTTGTCATATATATTGGTATTTCCAATTATATGCAGTGGATCACATTTTATTTGCGGTTTAAAAATACAACCAAATCCACCTGATTCGATAACTGTTCCACCATGTTTCATTATAATATACCAACATATTAATATTATTTTCAACCTTTCTCAAAAAGAGGACTTATAATGTATATAATATATCACAAATCCTAATAAAACAATTAAAAAAATATATACAATATGCCTACGTAATTTATTGAATTCTATTAATTTGACATTTTTTGATTTATAATGTTCATAATATTGGACGTAAAACTCTTCCAATGATATTTTTGGTTTCTCCAATTTTTGATTTACTTTATTATGTATAAAGTGTGTCCACCTAATAAATGAATCTCTATTATCTAAATAAGGAGTTACTGGATATTTATCTAATAATTTGGAAACATACTTTGAGATATTTTCAACAGGAATAAAAAGAGGCAAATTATGAATAAATTCGTAGTATTTTTTTCTGGTAATTGTGTTTGGGTAAAGAGGATATGATACCGCAATTGTATGTAAGAAAAACCAAAAATGTGGACCCCATATCGCAGGATCTAATGTGGATGTAAATGATTGATTTATATATTTAGGCATAATATAATACGAAACACATTAAACTCTTAACAAAAACGATTCGCACCGAATGCTACTATTATTTATGACAAATTAATTATAAAAGAATTTAAAAACTAAAAGATGATTATTTAAGTCATATAATGAATAAAACGATTTTGTGTAATAATTGTTCAAAAACCGGGCATTTATTACATCAATGTAAATTGCCTATTATCAGTTGTGGTATCATTTTAACTCAGGTTGTGAAAGGGGAAATATACTATCTCATGATTCGACGAAAAGACAGTTTCGGGTATATTGACTTTATACGCGGCAAATATAACGTGAATAATATATATCATCTTCAAAAAAAAATTAACGAAATGTCTCTCTTGGAAAAAGACAATTTATTGACACAATCATTTGAAGATTTATGGAGAAAAATGTGGGGAAGAGTTACTGTAAATCCGTTATATAAGAATGAAGCAAATAATTCAAATATCAAGTATGAATTATTAATGAATGGAATTGATTATAATGACCGAACATATTTTCTAAAAGATTTGATTGATGAAAGCACAACTCATTGGAAAGAGACAGAATGGGAGTTTCCAAAAGGGCGCAAAAATTATCAGGAAAAAGATGTAGATTGTGCGTTGAGAGAGTGTAATGAAGAAACTGGTATCGACATCGAAAAAATACAATTGATAGATAATATTATACCATATGAAGAACTGTTTATAGGATCAAATCATAAATTTTATAAGCATAAGTATTTTATTGCTGTGTATAAACCAGATACCGACAATATCAATGATTTGTCGACTGGGTCTTTACAGTTTCAACAAGCAGAAGTTAGTAAATTAGAATGGAAAACATATGATGAATGTATGGAATCTATTAGACCATATCATTTAGAGAAAAAAACAGTCTTACGCAAGGTTCATGAGACAATGCATGCGATATTGTTATATGCGTAGTTCGTTTTTAGTGTGTGATAATTATAATTATATTTTATAATATAATTATAAATGGATATAACTGCTCTGAAGAAACCACGAAAACCTAGAACAAAGAAGATTATTCCTGTATTAGAAGATGAAAATGGCGAACCTATTATTGTTGCTCCAAAACCACGTAAACCTAGAACAAAGAAGATTATTCCTGTATTAGAAGATGAAAATGGTGAACCTATTATTATTCAAAAAAACCCACGAAAACCTAGAACAAAGAAGATTATTCCTGTATTAGAGAAAACGCCTTCTCCTATTCTTTCTCTGAATCCTTCTCTGAATCCTTCTCCTATTGCTCCAGCTGTTTCTCTGATTTCTCTGATTCCAGAGAAAATTATTATTCAAAATGATATCAATGAAAGAATTATAGAACCTCCTCTTTTGTTTACTGATATTTCTACAGAAGAAGTAACTCCTCTTGAAACATCATGTAAAGAATCAAAAAATAAATACAGTAAGTCTTGTAATGATTTTTTAATTCAAAAAGAAATAAAAGAGAGAGAAGAATCAGTAACACAACCACCAGATGATTTTCTGTATCCAACATTAAATGATAAGAACTTTAATGCTAAAATCGCGGAGAAAAAAGAATTCCAAGAAACCAAATATGATGGTTCTTTACATGAAATTGTTGAAAGTCAAGAAAAAAATGAAGAAAACTTTGATGAATTCGCAAATAAAATCATCAATGCGGATTTTGAATTGGCACCTCATCAACATTTTGTCCGAAATTATCTCTCTTTTCAAACACCATATAACAGTTTACTATTATTTCATGGATTAGGAAGTGGAAAAACATTAACTGCAATTGGTATTGCAGAAGAAATGAGAGAATATTTAAAAAGGATCGGTGTTAAAAAGAAGATTATCATTGTTGCTTCTTCAAATGTTGTTGATAATTTTAAACTTCAATTATTCGATGAGGCAAAAATGAGTAAGACTCAACCATGGACAATGAATAATATAATAGGGAATCAGTTAATCAATGAAGTCAATCCTACAAATATTCGAGTCAGTCGTGCCACGATTGTGAAAGAAGTAAATAGATTAATTAAGAAAAATTATAAGTTTTATGGATATGTCAAATTTGCACACAGAATAAATGAAGTGATTGGAGATGATATGACAGATATTTCTGTATATAATTTACGCAGAGAGTTTAACAATAGTTTGATTATTATTGATGAAATACAGAACATGAAAAATATAACAGATAGTAAAAATGGAAAAGATAAGATTGCATCCAAGGCATTTCAAAAATTAGTTAAGAATGCGAATAATCTTAGATTACTTTTTTTAACGGCAACTCCAATGTTTAATAGTTGTAAAGAATTGGTATGGATTTTAAACATGATGAATATGAATGATCGACGATCAATTATTCGAAGTAGTGATGTCTTTGATAATAATGACGATTTAATTGATGAAGACCTATTGACCCAAAAAGCGACAGGATATGTATCATATGTTAGGGGTGAAAATCCTTATACATTTCCATTTCGAGTATATCCTAGTTTATTCTCTCCTGAACATACTTATCCTAGATATTTGTTTCCTACTATGAAGATGAATGGAAATCCAATACCTGCCGAAAATATAGAACATGCATTCAGTTTATATTTGACGGAGATCGGTTCTTATCAAAATGAAGTATATAATTACATATTACAAAATTATATACAGAATAAAAATTTAGAAGAGATGGAATCATTTGGATATACTATTTTACAACCTTTGATACAAACACTTATTATCGCATATCCTGGATTAGAGAGAATAAATACTGAAATATCTTCTGCTATGCCATCCTCTATTTCTTCTGCTATGCCATCCTCTATTTCTTCTGCTGCACCATCCTCTATTTCTTCTGCTGCACCATCCTCTATTTCTTCTGTTGTATCTTCAATTATCTCTTCTATTGTTCCTTCGACTGAAGCATCTCCTGCTATTTCTTCTCCTTCTCCTGTTATTCCTTCGTCTAACTCTTCTCTCGAAGAAGCTAATGAAAATATACCCGCAGAAGAAGAAGAAGAAGAAGAAGAAGAAGAAGAATCTGACCAGAATACAGCCAATTCTGATGAAATGGGAGGGGGTGCTCCCGCAAAGGGGGTGAATTCGCCAGCAGAAGATGAAGAATTATTATCAGATTTGGACGCTGATGTAAACACGGAAGATTCTGAACTAAACGAACAATTATATGGCAATGTAAGAATATCAGAATTATATGGTCATAAAGGTCTCTCTACAGTAATGTCATTCAATAAAAATTTAAATTACGAATATAAAGCAGGTTATGGTGCATTCTTTGATCAAGATAATATCGGCAAGTATAGTTCAAAGATAAAAAGCATTTGTGATACGATACATAACAAACAAACAGGTATTATCTCAGAGGGTATTATACTCATTTATTCTCAATACTTATATGGTGGACTTATACCAATGGCATTAGCATTAGAAGAAATGGGATTTACAAGATACGGTTCAAACTCACTATTTAAAACACCTCCTACTGCAGCAGTAGATGTGAGAACAATGGAATCAACAAAAAGACCGGATTTTAAACCAGCAAAATATATCATGATTACTGGCGATAGTCATTTATCTCCTAATAATGACGGAGATGTCAAAGCAATCACAAATATTGATAATATCTTCGATGAAGTGAAAAATATAGATATTTCTGGAGAGAAAATCAAAGTGGTATTAATCTCTCAATCAGGATCAGAAGGTATTGACTTTAAAGCAATACGTCAAGTTCATATATTAGAACCATGGTATAATATGAATCGAATTGAACAAGTCGTTGGTCGTGCTGTCCGTAATTTGAGTCATAAATGGTTGCCTTTAAAGAAAAGAAACGTACAAATATTTTTACATGGAACAGTTCTATCAGAGAAAGATAAAAATACAGAAACGGCAGATGTATATATATATCGAGTTGCAGAATTTAAAGCAAAACAAATCGGTGTCGTAACCAGATTATTGAAGAAAACCGCAGTTGATTGTATTCTCAATCATGACCAGACTAACTTCTCTCAACAAAAGATCAATACTACTTTGGATATTATTCTCTCTACTCAACCAAAAGTAACAATTCCATTTCAAGTTGGTGATAGTCCATATAGTATGACTTGCGATTATATGGAAGATTGTGATTATCAATGTAGTTCTGTTACACCGACGAATACGAATGAATATACATATGGAGAAGCATTTGCAAACGCAAACATCGATACTATTATTAATCGCATCAAAGGACTATTTAAAGAACGATTTTTCTACAAAAAACTGGATTTAATAAAAAGAATCAATCCACACAATAGATATTCTATTATTCAAATATATGCTGCGTTAACACATGTGGTTGATGACAGAAATATATTCATTAAAGATAAATATGAGAGAAATGGACATCTAGTAAATATCGGTGAATATTATCTCTTTCAACCAAATGAATTAGATAACAAGAATATTTCTCTCTATGATAGAAGTGTACCAATCAAGGCTTTACCAGAAAAAATCGATATTATAAGAGATATAACACCTGCTGCCGTTCCTGCTAAAGCAGCAGAACTACTGAAAATACAATCACCTCAAGTAGAACGCGCGAATGTAGATACAAAATATGGCAAATTAGTTAGTTTGATGAAATCCAAATATGATCTGTCAATGGAGATTTTCAATAAAACCGAAAAGGAAATACGTGAAATACCCAAAGTCTATGACGGAGAAGAGGTTTGGATAGAAAAGCACATTATATTAGGTATCGTAATGTATAATTTAAGTAATTATAGTATCTTCATTCGTAGCGCAAGTGACCCCGTTCCAAGAGAGACATTACAACAAATGTTAGTTGAACATATTATTGATGATCTATTACCAGACGAGAAAATACTGTTACTACAATATAGTTTAGATATAGATGAATACGATGATACCGATGATTTTATAAAAATACTCAAATTATACTGCGATAGTCTGCTCATACGCATGTCAGGTGATAAAGGTTCAATCGCATTTGGATATATCAGCTACAAGGCTAAACCTCATTATTATATGTTTCATAAAGATACAAATACTCTTCAGTGGAATCGAACAGAAGTAAATTATAATACTGCCGATTATAGTGATTCGCAACGTATGCTGAAACAAAAAAGTGAAGATTTATCACCCCTCATGGGGAAATTATTTAATTCATTAGTCGGGTTCATTGATATGAAAGATAATAATATAATGGTATTTAAAACAAAGATTACTGAAAAACAACCAGATGTAAAGAGGACACCAACTGGTCGAATATGTAATAAAAGCACGAATAAGACACAAATGACCGAAACATTGAATGAAATTGTCAATAGTAAAATATACCAATTAAGTGATACAACGAAACCTCCATCACAATATTATAATTATTTAGAAGTGACACCTACATATGTCAATTTGAAATATACAAATGAAAGTGAACTATGTTATATATGCGAATTTATACTTCGGTATTATGAAAAAGTAAATAAAGAAAACAAAATATGGTTTTTAAATTATGAATTACAGAACTTTATACAATTTGTAAATATGAAACCAGTTGATTATACGATGAATTTCGTATTTCAACCAGAAACAAAACCTCTCAAAAAAACAGGTAAGAAATAACTAAGAAATATTATATATATATCGATTGAATGAATATGTAGAGACTGGATTACTATAATAAAATAAAATTGAATATAAATAAATATAATAATGAATAATATAATGAAAACAATGCAAACGCAACAAATGAAATCCAAATTTAATAGCAGAAGACAAAAGAAAGGAGTTGTCGATTCCGCAATATATGCTCCATCGATGATTACTCGAAGTATTAGTATTTCTATCATTTCGATCGGACAAAATCTTGATGAAACAATACGACAAAAAATACAAGATGATTATGAAGGAAAATGTGTGGTTGAAGGATTCATCAAACCAGGATCTTCCAAAATAATCAGTTATTCCAGTGGAACAGTTAGAGGCGGAAATATCATATTCGAAGTTCTATTTGAATGCGAAACAAGTTTACCAGTGGAAGGAATGAAAATTACTTGTATTGCTGTGAATATTACAAAAGCTGGAATTCGTGGAGATATAGCAAATATTAAACCTTCTCCGGCAATTGTATTTATTACAAGAGACCATCACTATAATGTCGATTACTTTAATACTATCAAGGAAGGTGATATCTTTGTAGCAATCGTTATCGGACAACGATTTGAATTGAATGATCGATTCGTCTCTATTATCGCAAAATTAGAGACTTCCGATGAATATAAGCGAACAATGAAATATCAACAACGTAAACAAATAACCGCACCTATACAAAATACTGTAAAAGCAAAGTCTTATTATGATCTCGAAGAGTCGCCACAAGCAGAAGATGTTGCCGAAGAGAATTATTTAGAAGGTATCTCACAACTTCCACCACCACCAATGCGAAAGAAGAAAGGTGACAAGGAGAAAAAGGAAGAATATCCCACAGAAGTAGAACAGATTATTAGTAAAAAACCCAAAATAGATATGGAAGAAGAAGAACTTGTAATTCCTCCAGAATATGAAAATTCGGATGAAGATGAGGAAGAAGATGCCGATGCCGAAGATGATGAAGATGCATATATTGGTGTTGATGCTGAACCACAAAAGAAGGCGAGATTCGAAGACTCAGATGAGGACTAAATCAAGAAAATTAAAAATGATCACTCGATTCATTTAGTAAATTATGTAATAATGTTTCTTTGTTACTATTATTGACATCACCAGTTAAAATAGCAGATTCATATATTTTTCTTAATAAATCGGTTGGAGTATGATTGCCGATTTTAATAAGACCTTTATTTCTCAAATACTTTTTAATATCATTAACATGATGAGTCTTTAATTCTTTATGTGAATCAATTACTTTTTTTCTAGTTTGTATGTTTTTAATCAATACTCCAACTTTTCTATATATTTTTGACTTTCCAAGAGTATATTTTCTTCGAATTGTCTTTTTAATATAAACCGGACTATCATCTTCTATCTGTTTTGGTTCTTCTATTTCATTCTCTTTAAAACGACTTTTTAACTCATTCAGCTTTTTCTCTCTTTCAAGCAAAACAGAAGAATTATCATTTGGTTGTTGTTTATATATATCATTCTTATGTGTCATCCAAGAACGATAAGTAGGTTTACTTCCATTCTTTAAACAACCATATGGAACATCTGTTGGTCTTTCATATTTTAATATAATATCTTGTTGTTGCGGTTGTTGTTGATATTGTGAAACATCATCATCTTCTTCCATTGTTGACATTGATATTGATGTTGCTGGTATAACGTTTTCCAATTGCATATGTGTATTTTTAAAATCATCATGTAACTCAATATCAACCATTTGAACATTTGGTGCAGTCGATGTTTGTATTTTTTGAAAAATTGGAATACTTGTTGGTATACCCTTTGACTCAATATTTGATTCTTTCTCTGATTTCTCTGATAAAGAAGAAAGATAATTCATTGACATTATAAATTCATCGTCGTCGTCTTTTGATTCATCTGTTTTTTCATGAACTATGACATTTTTACTAACACTACTTCGTGGAGGTTCTGTCTGTTCTAACCTCTTCTTATGATCCTTGATTCTCTCTATTAATTGCCTTTTTAATAGATTTGGAGTAATTGGTTTCTCGATTTTCTTTCTCTCTCTATTACTTCTCGTTCGTGACTTGGATGAACCTTGAAGTTTAAATAAATCTGGATTAATCTGTATCGTCTTTTTATTGGAACTCATTATAATAGAGAATTAGTATTATAATGAATTCTTTACTCGCATTCTATTCGCTTTATTGTTTACTAAAAAAAACATTTATTAAGATAAAGACGAAACGATTTAAAAATAAATTGAAATAATTAATAACTAAATTATGTTATCTACTCAAACCATAAAATCAACAATGACAACAATCAATGAAAATACATCAAATGCTAAATCTGTCGAAGAGAATGACGACATATTTGCAGCAGAATATATTGAAACCCCTTGGGATATTATCGAAAGTTACTTCAAAGGGCAACATTTGGAGAGACTGGTTCGACATCAAATCGAATCATACAATCACTTCATTGAATACCAATTGATGAAAACAATCGAAATGTTCAATCCAATTAATATCAAGTCTGAACAAGATCTTGATATTGCATCGGGCAAACATAGATTGGAATTATTTGTCACTTTTGAAAACTTCAATCTGTATCGTCCACAGATTCATGAAAATAATGGAGCAACTAAACTGATGTTCCCTCAAGAAGTCAGGCTTCGCAATTTCACGTATGCTTCTGTCATGACGATTGATATTAAAATACATTTCGTTGTTCGAAACGGCGAAAATCTGGAGAATGTTCAAAACTTTTACAAAACTCTCCCAAAAATACATATTGGAAAAATGCCAATCATGCTTAAATCAAACATATGCGTATTATCTCAATACAAACATGTTGATCCTAAAAGCATTGGTGAATGTAAATATGACACTGGAGGATATTTCATCATTAACGGATCAGAGAAAACTGTATTGGGACAAGAAAGAGCAGCAGAAAACAAAATATATATTTATAATGTTAGTAAAAATAACACTAAATATACATGGAGTGCGGAAATCAAGTCAATCCCCGACTTCAAATGTATCTCTCCTAAACAACTGAACCTCTTCGTTTCGTCAAAGAATAATGGTCTTGGATTTCCCATTGTTGTTCAGTTGCCTCGAGTGAAACAACCTATCCCACTATTCGTTCTGTTTCGTGCGCTTGGTATCATTCCTGACATGGAAATTTGTCAATATATTATATTGGATATTGACAACATTGAATATAAAGATCTATTACAAGGTCTTGTTGCGTCAATCATTGATGCAAATACCTGCTTAACACAGGAAGATGCTATCAAATATATTACTGGATACGTTATGTATACCCCCATTAATATGGATAGAGAAACTGGACAACGCAAGAAATTGGAATTTGCAAATGATATTCTGTCAAATGATTTATTCCCTCATTGTGCTACTCTGTCACAGAAAATATTCTTCTTGGGATACATGACAAATCGCATATTACAAGCCAAATTTGATTGGATCAAACCTAGTGATCGTGATTCATATTTGAATAAACGCATTGATCTTACTGGTTCTCTGTTGAACAACCTATTTCGCAATTACTTCAATAAGCTTGTGAAAGATATGGAGAAACAGATTATCAAAGAAATCAATAATGGTTCTTGGAAATCGACTGAACAATATATGAACATTGTCAATATGACAAATATTTATAAGATCATCAAATCAACAACGATTGAGAATGGATTGAAAAAGGCATTGTCCACCGGCGACTTTGGAATCAAACAAATCAATAGTAACAAAGTTGGTGTTGCACAAGTTCTAAATCGATTGACTTATGTCAGCAGTTTGAGTCACATGCGTCGTATTTCTACCCCGACAGATAAAAGTGGCAAACTGATTCCTCCTCGTAAGTTACATAATACTTCTTGGGGTTATCTATGTCCTGCTGAGACACCAGAAGGTCAATCTGTTGGTGTTGTCAAGAATCTTGCATATATGGCGCATATCACAATTGCTTCCAACTCGGAGCCAATATATCAATGCGTATTGGAGAACGTCATTGAATTGTCAACTTGTACTCCTTTACAAACATTTGGAAAAGTCAAAGTATTGATTAACGGATGTTGGATCGGTATCGTTGAAGATCCAGTTGCATTGTATAATATGTTGAAACTCAAAAAACAAGAAGGTTCACTGAATATATATGTTTCTATCATATTCGACTATAAGACTGCTGAGATTCGCATTTGTAATGACGCAGGACGATTGACTCGCCCATTGCTACGAGTCAACAATAATCATCTCATTATGAAAAAATCAGTTATTCCTCAACTTCGAAGGTGTGATGTTAAATGGAATGACCTGTTGACGAATTGTGTTCTTCCTGAAGCCATTATTGAGTATATTGATCCAGAAGAACAATCATACTGTTTGATTTCAATGACACCAGCCGACTTGGAGAAACAATGGGTTCATCGCCCAATAAACACTGAAATTTATAGGTTCACTCATTGTGAGATTCATCCTAGCACAATCTTCGGTATTCTCGCATCTTGTATTCCTTTCCCTGAACATAATCAGTCTCCCAGAAATACATATCAATGTGCTCAAGCAAAACAAGCAATCGGTGTTTATGTTACAAACTATGAAAACCGAATGGATAAGACATCCTATGTTCTTACCTATCCAGCTCGTCCTTTAGTGGATACTCGTATTATGGATATGATTCACATCAACGATATTCCTTCTGGGTATAATGTTGTGGTTGCAATCATGACACATACTGGATATAATCAAGAAGATTCTCTTCTGTTCAACAAAGGATCAATCGATCGAGGACTGTTTCAAGCAACCATTTATCATACTGAAAAAGATGAAGACAAACAGAAAGTCAATGGTGATGAAGAAATTCGTTGTAAACCAGACCCAACAAAGACAAAGGGTATGAAGTTTGCGAATTATAACAAAGTCAACAGCAAAGGTGTTATTCCTGAAAATACATTGGTCGAAAATCGCGATGTGATTATTTCAAAGATTACTCCAATCAAAGAAAATAGAAATGATCCAACCAAGGTCATCAAATTCGAAGATAAGAGTCGCATTTACAGAACAGATGAAGAATTGTATATTGATAAGAATTATATTGATCGCAATGGAGATGGATATAACTTTGCCAAAGTGCGAGTTCGAGCAGTAAGACCTCCTGTGCTTGGTGATAAATTCTCTAGTCGTAGTGGACAGAAAGGAACAATTGGTAATATTATTCCAGAAGAAGATATGCCCTTTACCAAGGATGGAATTCGTCCTGATATTATATTGAATCCTCATGCTATCCCTTCCAGAATGACAATTGCTCAATTGAAGGAGACCATCTTGGCGAAAGTATTGCTATCATTAGGATTATTTGGAGATGGAACAAGTTTCGGTCATCTAGATGTGGATACGATTCGCGATGAATTGTTAAAGGCAAAATATGAAGCAAATGGTAATGAACTTCTGTATAATGGCTTAACAGGAGAACAACACGAATGTAGTATCTTCACTGGTCCAGTATTCTATCAAAGATTGAAACATATGGTTCTTGATAAGCAACACAGTCGTTCAATTGGTCCAATGGTGAACTTGACTAGACAACCTGCTGAAGGTAGATCAAGAGATGGTGGTTTAAGATTTGGTGAGATGGAGAGAGATACAACAGTAGCTCATGGAGCCTCGCGGTTTACAAAAGAAAGGTTGTATGACGTATCAGACAAATATTCAGTTCACGTTTGTAAGAAATGCGGTTTGATTGCATCGTATAACGACGAAGTACATATTCATCATTGTAAGACTTGCGATAACAGAACGGACTTCTCGTATGTTGAAATACCATATGCTTGCAAACTTCTATTCCAAGAATTGATCTCAATGAATGTTGCTCCCAGAATATTGACAGAAAATTAAATAATAATGTGAAAATAGGATAATATAATAATAACATTCTTCTAATAATTTTTTATTTTTCATTTATAAATTGAATTAAAAATAATAATATATTCATTATATTATTATTCAAAGAATGTGTCGTTATCCAGATTGCAAAAAGCGGTCTACTTTCAATAAAAATGGACTTAAAGCATTATATTGTTCAGAACATAAATTGGATGGAATGGTAGATGTAAAAAATAAAACGTGTTTTCATCCAAATTGTAAAACGATACCTAATTTCAATATCGAAGGATTCAAAGCATTATATTGTTCAGAACATAAATTGGATGGAATGATAAATGTAAAAAGTAAAAAGTGTTTTCATCCAAATTGTAAAAAACAACCTGCTTTCAATATCGAAGGGTCACAATTAGGATTATATTGTTCAGAACATAAATTGGATGGAATGATAAATGTAAAAAGTAAAACGTGTTTTCATGAAAATTGTAAAACGATACCTACTTTCAATACAGAAGGGTCACAATTAGGATTATATTGTTCAGAACATAAATTGGATGGAATGATAAATGTAAAAAGTAAAACGTGTCATTATCCAAATTGTAAAACACAACCTACTTTCAATATTGAAGGGTCACAATTAGGATTATATTGTTCAATCCATAAATTGAATGGAATGATAAATGTAAAAAGTAAAACGTGTCAACATGAAAATTGTAAAACGATACCTCATTTTAATTTTGAAGGACTTAAAGCATTATATTGTTCAGAACATAAATTGGATGGAATGATAAATGTGATAAGTAAAACGTGTCAACATGAAAATTGTAAAACGATACCTCATTTCAATACAGAAGGATCACAATTAGGATTATATTGTTCAATACATAAATTAGATGGAATGATAAATGTAAAAAGTAAAAGTTGTATTCATCCAAATTGTAAAACGAGTCCTGTTTTCAATTTTGAAGGACAACAAACGACATTATATTGTTCAATACATAAATTAGATGGAATGATAAATGTAAAAAGTAAAACGTGTCATTATCCAAATTGTAAAACACAACCTACTTTCAATATCGAAGGACTTAAAGCATTGTATTGTTCAGAACATAAATTGAATGGAATGATAGACGTGAAACATCAAATGTGTTTTCATCCAAATTGTAAAACGATACCTAATTTCAATATTGAAGGGTCACAATTAGGATTATATTGTTCAGAACATAAATTGGATGGGATGGTAGATATAAAAAGTAAAAGGTGTCAACATGAAAATTGTAAAACACAACCTCATTTCAATATTGAAGGAGAAATACAGGGATTATATTGTTCAATCCATAAATTGAATGGAATGATAGATATAAAAAATAAAAGGTGTCAACATGAAAATTGTAAAACTGGACCTGGTTTTAATTTTGAAGGACTTAAAGCATTATATTGTTCAAAACATAAATTGGAGGGAATGATAAATATAAAAGATAAATCGTGTCAAAATAATTGGTGTTATACTCTTGTTACAGAAAAATACGATGGTTATTGTCTTTTCTGTTATATCAATATGTTTCCAGATAAACCGGTAACTCGCAATTATAAAACAAAAGAGTTTTCGGTTGTAGAACATGTAAAAACAGAATTTCCAGATTTGTCATGGACAGCAGATAAGACAATAGTAGGAGGCTGTTCAAAGAGACGACCTGATCTATTATTGGATTTAGGTGAACAAATATTAGTTATCGAGATTGACGAAAATCAGCACACTGATTATGATTGTAGTTGTGAAAATAAGCGCATTATGGAAATATCGCAAGATTTGGGACATCGACCAATCGTATTTATTCGTTTCAATCCAGACGACTATAGTAATGAAGGAAAAAATATTACTTCTTGTTGGGGACAGAATAAGCAGGGTATTTGTGTAGTAAAGAAGACAAAGAAGGATGAATGGATCAATCGATTGGATACGTTGTCTGAACAAATACATTATTGGATGGCAAATCACACGGATAAAACAGTTGAAGTAGTCCAATTGTTCTATGATATTCAATAAATGGGGTATAATAATAATATTCTTCTAATATTTTTTTACATTTCATTTATAAACTGAATTAATAATAATAATATAATGATTATATTATTATTCCAACATGTGCCATTATCCAGATTGTAAAAAGCGTTCTTTGTTTGGTTTCGAAGGAGAGAAAACAACATTATACTGTTTTGAACACAAATTGGACGGGATGGTAAATGTAATTATAACAAGTAAAACAAAAAAATACCATTCTGTTGTAAAACATATAAAAACAAGTTTTCCAGATTTGTCATGGATATCTTATAAGATGACAGATTCTCCAAAAAGTCAAATCATTCTAATATTAGATTTAGGTCCCCAAATATTAGTTATTGAAATAGATGAAAAATATCATAATATAAATTGTAATCGTGTTTATGATAATAAACATATTATTGAGATATCACAAGAGTTTGGATATCGACCAATCGTATTCATTCGTTTTAATCCTCACAACTATAGTGATGAAGGAACTAATTTTACTTCTTGTTGGGGAGAGAAATGGATCAACCAGTTAGACTGGTTGTCTAAACAAATAAATTATTGGATAGAAAATCGTACGGATAATTTGATTGAAGAAGTCCAATTATTCTATGATATTTAATTTCTGTAAAAATAACGATATATAATCGTTACAAGAGAGAACAAAACACCTCCCCAAATAGAATCTACTAAAATAACCCAATTTTTCCATTTTGTAAAAATAGAAGCATTTGTCAACTCGTAAATTGCATAGACAGTTAATCCAAGTAAGAAGGCATCGATTGTAGGTTTTCTCTCTTTAATAATGAAATAGTAAATCGCAAAAGTTAAAAATAGATAACAAAGAACAAAATAACTCAAATTAATCTTCATTGGAGTCTGCTGAATAGAACTAATCATATTTTTCATATTTGCTTGAACAAAGAAGAAATAGATTGAGTCTAATGCCAATAAAGAGAGAAAAATGACTGTAAGAGAACCGAGTAACTTTGCGATATTCATAATATTAATAATAAATATTATGAATATTATTATTTAGGATGAAATGAGTTTATTGAACTCAATATCCCAATCTTTTATATAATATTATACTATATATGGCTGGATTAAGCGTAAGTTTACATGGATCAACTGGAATGCCACCTCGAATTTCAATGAGTATGCCTGGTTATTCTCGTCTTGGACGAGGCATGAAAGGGTTTTCTCCTCAATGGAATCAAACAGATGATCATACTTTTATCGATGTAGAACAACAACGTTTTCAGGTTGTTGAAGCATGGAATAATGTATATAAAACACAATTGGCGGCATCTAAACTTCATCGTGTAATTACGCCTTTTAGAGCAGTAACCAACTCGGGAGATGTTCTTTGTCGAAAAAATTACAGTTGCGGAGGACCTTGTCAGACACCTCAATCTCGTCCTGGATTACATGGATTATCAGGCGGGTTTGGAGGAATACAGAGCGCATGCGATAAAACAGCTGTGCCTGCGGCAGCTTGTAATGGCAAATACGTTTACGACAGTTCTGATTATTTAACTTATTTAAAACAAAAAGCAATAGTAAAGACATATAATAATCTCAGTAATGGAGGAGATGAAAATCATTCTACGCAAGTAGCATGGAAAGCAATTCGAAGGTATTAATCTCATTTGAGTGTAAAAGATAATATTTAGTAATACTTATTCTATGATTATATTATAATGTCGAATAACTACGCATCTTATTACACACTAAGTCCATCTTCAATGCAAGGAAATAATTATGTTCAAGCGCAAACGTTTGGACCATTAAGCACATCGCAAACGCCTGGTAACATACAATATCATAGTTATGGTTCTTTACCCGGAAAACATCCTAATCCGCCAAAGTTTTATCCATCAGATGGAGGAGGCGATTATGCGCAATCTAGACTTCAATATGCTCAATGTGATACATCATGGAAACAGCAGGCATTGGCGAGAGAAAAAGAAGTAGCGAGAACAAAACCTTATCGTTTTTTCTCAGCGTCAACACAAAGACAGATACCTGCTGAAACTGGACATATGAATTATATTACACCAATATGTTCTTCAATGCGAACATCAATATTGAAAAGAGGATCAGTTGGTAAGAGTTCATATAAGCAAGGCTTACCTAATGACGCATTGTTAAGTTTTAAGAGTTATGATAAAAGCTTTGTTCGCACTCGTCTTCAAAGAACAAGATCCGCTGGTTGTGTCGCACCGGCAAAGAAAGGTTCTATATATAATAAGTCATGTACAGCAGGAGGAGGTATATGTAATTCAGGGGCAATTGTTGGGCAAGGATATTAATCTATATATAAATTATATATATGAATACTAATTTGAAAACATATATTATTGAATTCTGTGGAACTTTACTGTTGACTTTTGTAATTTTAGCGACTGAAAATTGGTTAGCTGTTGGAGCAACTTTAGCAATTATTGCTTATTTTGGTGGTCCTATATCAGGTGCGGCATACAATCCTGCAGTTGCTTTAGCATTAATGGCATGTAAGAAAATTAGTACAGAGCAAATAGTTCCTTATATAGTATTTGAAACTGCTGGTGCAATAGCTGCATTTTGGTTATACAAAATGATGAAAAAATGATAATATATTATAATTTCTTATTATAATATATGCCTAAGGTGTCTCAGAATCTAGCAGGAAATAATATAAATATGAATGGTGGAAGTTGGGTTGGTGATCTGCTTAGTAGCACATCTAACAAAAACAAAAAATATGAGGAAGTTTACAATGCAGGGAAGGAATTCGAAGAACAGTTAAATAAAACAAAAGAACTATATGTTAAATTCATTAATATTTTTGATTCAGTAAAAATCGATGTTGAAAGAGCAGAATCCGCAAAAAATGAGGTAGACAAATGTAGCGTGATAAGTGCACCACCACAAAAGAATGGTTTTGGTTTCTTTAATTTATTTGGTTCATCGAATACAACTACTCCTGTGGTTGCGCCTATTGTGCCTACATTAGGAAATGAAGAAAAAGAAGAAGAAATAGTTACTAATCAAGATTTGACCAACAAAGTAAATGAACTTACTACATCGAATGAATTATATAAAAATGTTTCTAATGAAAAAACTGAAGAAAATAAGGGTATGCTTGGAATATTTGGAGAACCTGAAAAAGCATCGTCATCGCAAGTAAATGAGATCATTCCAACGCAATCAACGACGGAAGAAGAACCAGTATCAATGCCAGAAGCAGCAATGCCAGAAGCAGCAATACCAGAAGCAGCAATGCCGGAAGCAGCAATACCAGAAGCAGCAATGCCAGAAGCAGCAATGCCAGCAGCAATGCCAGAAGCAACAAATTTAGCAGCAGAAGATTTAGCAGCACCAGCCCCTCCCAACTTTGAAAATTCATTTCCTGAATCGGAACAATCTTTTATCAGAGAAGATGAAGATGAAGATGCAGAGACAGCAGCATTAAATAATGATTTAAAAAAATCCGTACAAGGAGGAAGAAAGTATAAACGTCGTAGAACATATAGATATCGATATTCAAATAAGAAACGACGCACTCGAAATAATGGACATAAATAGAAGTAAATTATATTATTTATAAGATATTTTGTAAAAGATATATAATCCAAGAATAAATATTAGGATAAAATACAACAGTATTATTGGATCAGTTGGATAGTATCGATCTAATGATTGACTGTCTTCATCAAAATACGCATTATTGATATTTGAGAATGCTTCACCACATTTCTTGTTATTAAATGGATTTGTTTTATTATACTTAGAATCTGTAAATTTACAAGGACTGATTTTGTTTACATCACTTTCTGCTACATATTGTGTATCTTGTGAAACATTATTACTAGTATCAGTTACTTGTAATGTTATTTGCATACAAGTAGGGTTTGAGCTACTAGTAAAAGCGTCAAATAGCGCAAATGGATCAAGAACCTCTAAATCTTCCAAAATGCCTATCAATAAACCTTTTGGAGCATTTGAATCACTAGACATATCATTTTGTATAAATGGAATACTTCCATCTGGTATACTATTAATATACATATATCGGTCAACTTGTTCAATACAATTGCCAGACGAATCTTTTGAAATACAGCATTGTCCACCTGTATTTAAAAAATATTGATTACCTAAAGGATGTCCTGTTGCTGATGCACGACTTTGACCTGAAATAAGCAAATCAGAATAAGCCATTAAACCTTTTACGTCTGCTGTAAGACTATTACGATTTCCATCCATACCCATTTTAGAAGGCGAATTAATATATTTCCAATATGGATAATTATCTCCTAATGATAATTTTGGGAAATTTGACATATATTAATAGTTAATATATATTTAGTTCATCAGATACAGTTCGTATTACTTATTTCTTAAGCATTGATATCGGGGATGTTATCACCATTAGTTAGTTCAGTTACCATATCATTGACTTGTGATTGTAGAAGATGTAATTCGCCTGATAAATCTTGAACTACATCAGAGAGAGCATTACATGAATCGACTCTCTCTCTTAAATTAATAATATTCCCTGCATTTTGCTGTGACAATATAAGAGCATTATCGGAGTTAATATCATATTCTTTATATTCTGTACTTGTACTAGTAAGTCCTTCTTTACCATAAAAGTAATATATAGTAATTTGATATGCAAATAAAAAAATAAAAAATAAAATAAGTAATTTGATTAACATATTATATATATACTTTATTATATATATATATAATATGTCTACAAACGTATTTGGTCAAGGAATGGAGTCATATAATAATACAACAGCACAACCATTTACATTAAGCGGAGCAACTACAAAAGGAACTGGTGCATATAGTTATCCAGTTGCAATAACGAGTGGTAATATACGTCCATTAACAAATAAAGATCCAACAAATAATGCTCCACAAAAATACGGTCTTCCAAGACCATTAAAATGGCAATATAGAAAGGGAACATCAACACAACCATATATCACAGTTATAAATCCAGATAAACCGAATGAATATATAGAAGTTAGTCGAGTTTCACATTCATCTAAAATGGATACATTAATTGGTCAAACAATAGATCAACCAGGAAGATTTAGTGTAAAACATAATCCAAAATCAGAGAAAAATGGGACTCTCCAGTTAAATGAAGATTGTCAAAAATGTTATGGTATAGGCTTGGTTGCCAGTTTCTCTCCAGAAAGATATCTGACAAATAATCCTGAACCTTGTGTCACTAACAAAAAGTTTTGCTGTAATCAAGAAGCCAAAGCCAAAAAAATGGTTATTTATGCCAATACAAATTTGCCTCAAAACTATTATAATACACATTATCAATATTTACAGAATAGATGTCAAACATATCAACAAAAGGCCTTTAATTTTCAAGGACCACTTGGTGGTTCTATCGGAAACGCGAAACCAGGAAGTCCACAAGCGATGTCGAATACATATATTGCAAACTGTTATCCAAATGTGGATGAGCTGACATATTCGCAATTAAATATAGTAAACAGAATATATCTATTATTAAAATCTCAACCAGGAATATTCACAGAAAATGATATTGCTACATATAATGCACAAGTGACCGATTCATTATATAAAATGAACATATTTCTCTCTTCAATTGAAGGTGATAAAGAGAGAGCATTAATGATATATTATAATTTCATAGAGAATCCTTATGTTGGAGTTCCAATAAATGGACCTTCTAATCCACGTGGATGTAAAACAGTGATATATAAACCGAGTAATCCTCAATTCGCAGTAGAAGGTGGTGTAAGTAGTAGTACCAGATTATTAAAATTAACGACGGATACGATTAGCACAAATATCGCATCAATACGTAGATTAAGTGGAGCGTCTGTATTATCTAAATCGAGTGGCAATCCTTTTATTTATAAAGATAAGTATACAACTTGTCAGAACTCAAATTCAACATATATGCGTTCTTTTGGAAACCAACGTAATTGTGCAATTGTAAATACAATCGAATATCAACGAGTAAAAGCATTGTCCCAATTGGGGAATATAGGTAACAACGTAAATGGGACAACTGTTTCGGAAACAGGAATGTCTGGTTCTTTCAATTAAATGACAGATCGACCAATTCCATTTCTGCTACGATTGGTTCTATTTTTTGTAAAAATATATTCTTGTCGCTCGTTTTATTATAAGGAATTTTATATTTATCGCACCATATAATACATTTATTTATACTATTCTTTTTGATGCTTTCTAATTTTTCTTTACATAAATTGTTATAAATTGCATTTATTAAGATATCATTATATTCCAACAATTGATGAGCAATTCCTAGATTGGATTCTTCTATTTTATTTATAAAGTGATACGGGATTTCATTTGAAAAGAGAGAACTATTTTTACGATACTCGACTTTTTCGCAATTGGTCCATTTTGTCAGAACATCACTAAAATATAGATGTAATGTTTTTCTTTCTGTTAGAGTTGCTGTGAATTTTTTACAAATAATATATCTTTCATTGCTAAATCCACTAGATGAATAAGGTTTAATAATATATACTTTATTATATAATAATGATAATATATACAGAATATCTATTATTGGTTTATACATGATTTCTCCGATCTTTATAATAGTGCTTCCATGATTTGATTGAAATAATAATATATTTGAGAGAATAGTTAATAGATCTATTGTATATGATTTTATTTCGACAATGTTTGTTTGTAAAAAAGTCATGATATCTATATTTTCTGTTATGGTTTGGCTAAAATGTAGTTTATTGTATTTATTTATATATATAATTGATGACATAATATCATTTATTTCGCTGTCACAGAAGATATTTATACCTTTATACTTATCTATCGCGTATGTATCGAACATAATATTAGAGATTTTCAATAATTCTATAAAAATAAAATATGTAAATGAATATTTATTTGAATGAATGAAATCCTTGTTTCGTAAATATTCATATGGATTGAATTGCTTTTGTAACAATTCGATTGTTGAATTTGTTATATTACAATGTGATAATTCATTATCTATTTCATTCATATAATAATAAACACTATGTGAAATAAATGGTGCGTCGCTAATATCATCTGCTATTGCTTCATATGGTGTTAATGAAAAAAAAATGTGTTTCTTTGGCAATATATAATAACTCATTGTCTGTTATTATATATTATTATTTAAGTTATGTTTACGAATACTACACGCCGCTAATATTAAATCATTAAATACTTATACTTAATTTAATCTTCTATTAATTGTGGTTTTTCTTTTATTTTCTTTGGTTTTGCTTCCTTTGCTGCTTTGGCAGCGAGCTTCTCAGCATCTCTTACTTCTTTGGCTGCTTTGGCTGCGAGCTTCTCAGCATCTCTTGCATCTTTGGCTTGTTTGATCGCGAGTTTCTCAGCATCTCTTGCATCTTTGGCTGCTTTGACCGCGAGTTTCTCAGCATCTTTTGCTTCTTTAGCTGCGAGTTTCTCAGCATCTTTTGCTTCCTTTGCTAGATTCGGTTCTTTTGGCGCCTTTATTGTTTTGTTTTTAGGTTTCTTTGGAGATCCATTTTCACCCAACTTTATAGTTTTTGCCCTTTTCTTCTTTGGTGGTGCAATTAATTCTTCTTCTTCTTCTTCTTCTTTCTCTGACACTTTCTTTAGAGAAGGAGGCTTTGGAGAAGGAAGTCTTGGAGAAGGAAGTCTTGGAGAAGGAAGTCTTGGAGCTTGTTCTTCTTCTTCTTCTTCTTCATCGGAATCAACAAATCTAGCGACAGAAGAAGCAGGTTTCATAGTTGCTACTTCATTTTTTCGTAAAGGTAAAGGTAAAGGTAAAGGTGATGGTGTCCGTGATTTATATTTTTCTGCGGGATAGGATTCTTCGCTTTCTTCTATCTCTCCTTCTTCTTCATCAGAATCTTGTATTCTCGCCTTAGACTTCTTCGGTACTACAACTTCTCCTTCTTCATAATCCTTCAATGTGAGTTGTCCTTGTAGTTGAGTCTTGATTCCACTTTCACTCTCGATATTAAATTCTTGTCCAGTTGCTTTAGATAGAAACTCCTTTGCCGTTTTGACAGCAGTTTTAACCTTCATCGATTTCTTTATTAATCCACCATTATCTTCAATGACTACCTGTTTTAAATCAACATCTCGTATCTTTTGAAATACGAAATAACGATTCAAGAAAGATACCTTCTTTTCTTCTGGTGTCATATATAATGCATCACCAACCATCAAATTCGGGTCTTTTCTCAATTTCATTTCCATTTGTCTATATAATATCTCAAATAGACCAGAACCTTCAGGTAAGCCGAGTTTATTCGCTTCTTGGCCAGTAATCAATTTAAATCCATATAATTCCATGAGTTTATTTAAATAATCAAAATTTACTAAATATTCAGAGAAATAGTTGCCAATCGATTCTTGAAATACACTAATCTCATAACCCAAAGAAGATGAATCATTTCTAAATTCTGCCTCTTTGTATTTCTTCATAATTTCCCATATTTTCTTTCCACGAATCGTTTCTTTGACAAATGAACCATTTTGAACATTTCTCAGCATATTAAATATTGATTTTCCATCATAACAAGTCCCGATAAAATATCCACCTTTTTTAGTGCATTGAGCAACATTGATCAAGAAGTTCGTCAAGGTCGTTATGTTTTCAAAGAAGTAATGTATAGCAAATTGACACGAAGATACATTGAATCCATCTTTGCCTTTATCATATTGTTCTACTACATATTGACCAACTGTTTCAGATTCTTCTCTGGAACACTCACCGAAAACAGTTTGCATAATGATTTTACCTGTTTCTGTGCTCAATGCCTGACCATCACGAATATTCTTCGTAGAATCACCTTGAATAAATAGTGCATCAGGAATACGTCGATTTGTGTTATTTGAAAATTGATTATTTAAGTAACGAGCGCATGCGCCATCTAATCGATTCACTATATTATCATTGCTCTTATCTATACCGAAGACAAAACTCAGGTTTGCATCGATCCATTTGGATAAATCTCCTGCTTTACCACAGGCATAATCTATCAACGTATCGTCTCTCTTCGAAACACTTTCTATTAACAACTTCTTGACATATTTATTATGAAAATCTCGCAAATATGCAGTTGATGTCGCAGTTGTCTCTCTATTATAATATTTATCTTGATCTTCTAAAGAAGATGTTGGAATACTATATCCTGTTGTGATCATATAATCCGTAATAGGGTTATGAATTGATTTCCAATTATTATTCGCAACATGAAATGCATTACCGAATTCATTCTCTCCTTGATTATGTCTTGCCGTCTTATCATATCGAACTCTTAAGGGAACCCATTTCCATTTTGGTTCATTATTTGTGACATATGCAAATTCAACAATCATATCATCTTGAAAGGAGTCGCCTTCTTCTGTCATCATGAGTCCAGCAGCATTCAATTCGATATTACATATTCCAGCATTAAAGTCGGGTGGATCCGTAGGCTGAAATTGAACAGGTTTGTAATTCGAACGATTGCCAGATTGTTGTGGGTTGATCAACTTCATGTCTTTAAATTCTCCAGAATATACCATATTACATGGATCGATGTATCCGTGTAGATGATTAAACGGGTCATAACCAACACATAACCGCAGAGTCTTGTATTCTTTTATTTGTGTCATACTTGTAGTATTTAATCCATCTCCCAAATAATTTTGAATAGCATCTTCTGTGTTCTGTGCATTTTTGATTGTCCTTACCAGAAAATCAATTGTGTTATATTTGGGAGGTTTCCATTTGAATGAATAATCCCATGTCTTCTTCTTTGACTTGTCCGTAGGACTAAACCCAACACCTAAATACTTGGGTGTAAATATGATACCATCAGTGTTATATACGAAGGAGTCACCAATTTCATTTAAAATGTGATAACAAGCAGTAAAGATTTTCATATTATTCGGCACTGTTTCCGGGTCGATTGTTGGATTAACATCGTAAAATTGCTTTCTTTTAATTGTAATCGGTAACGACATTTTTGTTCTTATGACGGATTTCAATTGTTCATTCATAAGATTGACACATTCCGTCAATAAATCATCTCTCGAGTATTTTTGTGGATCTTTTTCAAAGAGTGGCATTTCACGTGTATCTTTGCCTTTATAGAAGTAAATATCAAATGGTGTATATAAATGAATGCTTTGATTTGATTTGTCTTTTAATATATTCTCTCCGTCTAAGAGACTCAAATGAACAGTCGCATCTTCGACATATACTCCCGTAAATATAATATTCATATTTGAATTGATGAGATATACTTTACCATTATGTATATTACTTGTTGGTCTTTTCGGTTTCCTCCTTCCCTCGCCACTATCAATACCTTCTTCTTTGTCTTGTCTTTCATCATTTTCATCTTTATTTCCCATGATAAATAGCAGCGCTCTATCACCATCTGCCTTTTCTGTTGCGACATAATCATATCGAATGTTTGGTATATTTCGATTACTTGAGACCATAATATTGATCATCTGTAAAGTATTTGAAGAAGGTCCAATGAAATTGCGAGAATTAATTCGCCGTTTATAATCAGTAGGTTGTCTCGTGAGTTTCATATATTCATTCAATACCATCTTCTGTTCAGTATACGATATTGGATAACTCGTTTCTTGTAGTCCCATGAGAACATATTTCACAACTTTTTTAATATTATCAATGAGACTTTTCGCTGTATTATCTTTTGCCAAATCATTATCTACTTCCAATTCAATTTCATATCTTTCTCTCTGATTAAACAAATCTGCCGTTTTCAAAGAATAAAATTGTTTTCCTTTTGGTCCATTGCCGCCACCAGATTGTTTGACTATACTCATATCAACAATGATAGGTAAATCTGCGTGTTTAAAAGTGACACGATTCATATAACGAAACATTTTGCCACTTTTATTCCAATTTTCAATGATACCAACGGTTGATGTTGGCGAAAATACTTTTTCAACAGAATATGCATATTTCAAGTTATAGTCGTAATTCATGACCATTGCTTTCTGTCTTTTTTGTTCAAATCGAACAACGCCATTATATTCTGTCGTAATACGTTGAATACTTTCGTGAATACAATAATCTTGTATTGCTTTGAAATCATTGATTTCTGCTCGATAATAAGAGTCAAATTGATCAGTGACATTAATTCGCAACAAGTCTACGCCTTTTATATTTGTCGTTTTAAATCCCAACGACAACAATTTTTTTACGACATTATCAAAGTTCATTTTTGTAATGAATGGATATCCTCCAATGCGAACCTCAAGTTCTGGATGATCTCTTATTTCTTTAATATCTGACAAATAAGTTTGGACACAATCAACCAATTGTGCATCCATTGATTTTTCTTCTGTAGGAGATCCCCTCGGTCCTCTTTGACTGGGTTCAAATTTTGATTGAGTATCTCTCTTTTGTGTTTTCATCCTTTGTTATATATACTTTATATTATTTAATATTATATTCAATTTTATTAGAATAATTATAATACGTTCTGTGTATTATAATTATAAATACAACTTTAAAAGTTGAGTCAAAAAGAAAGAGGAGTTTATCAAAAATTGAAAGGTTGGACCTATAAATTTTCAGTCCATGATGTGGGTGAATGTTTGGTTCCACCATCATATTCTACGGCCAACCCTTCTTCCAACATCCATTTATTTACACACAATTCGTCTAAAAATACGTTCGCCAAAATCCGCCCATATTTTTCAGTGGAAACATTTTGAAGCGTAACTGTTTTATGTAGAATTAATTCAGACAATCGATCTCTTGATTGTTTTGCATGATCTTTTTCATTAGGATTCTTGCTTTTTATTTCGGCACAATCAATGCCCAATAATCTCACAGGAAATCGATACAATGGACTATTTTTAAAAGGCATTACATTTGCGATTGTAATAGTATCACCATCATATACTTTGATTACTTCTCCTTCTGTAATAGGAGGAACAAATTCGATGGTATCTTTCCATTGAATAGGTTGTGTTGGGACGATTTTATTTGACATGGATTACCTATATAATGTAGTTGTCTTTATACAGAACTATAATTAATTTACATACGATCCATGAGCATTTCATACATTTCCGGTTTGGTTTTACCCTTGGAATCAACATGATTTATTCGACATATCTGCGTTAAATCTGCAACCTTGTATGATGAAACTGCTTTAAGTGGTTTATCGATTGTTTCCCATAAATAGAAAATAGTAGGATCTCGATATTTTGTTTTCTCTTCTATTGTTGCATCGGAGTCATATGCATATTTATATAATCCATGCGAATTTTGATGGGGTGGATCATATTGATGAACAACATGATATATTTCTTCTGGATGTCCTCCATGAATTTGGAAACACTTGTGGCGATGAATGAAGAGAATATTTAATTGATGAGTATAACATAATGCAATAAATGTCTTCATTCCAATTCTCTCTTTATTAGCTAAATCATTTTCGATATCTTCTTTCACTTTGATAATTTTATACTTCTTTAAAATAGCCTTGTTATTTTCTTTTCTGAGAAACTCAATCAATCGAAACTTTTCTCTCTTTTCATTTTCAAAAGAATTGTTTCCTGGATATTCATATTCAGAGAAACCATTGACAATAATATAAAAACACCAAAATAGATGATCCTTCTTTCTAGGAACTGTTGGGCGATCTCGTTTATTAATCTTCTTCTGTGGAACAATTAATCTTTCAACCTTTAAAACAGGTTGAACCAAAGGACATTGTAATTGTGGTATTTTCTCAACTTTTTCAAAGAAAACAACATCAGGTCTCTGACAAATTGGTTTTTCAAAGAAAACAACATCAGGTCTCTGACAAATTGGTTTTTCAAAGAAAACAACATCGGGTCTCTGACAAATTGGTTTTTCAAATTTGTCGTCATCATCTGTATCGCTGTCATAAATCTGAATAGATTTCGGCAGCATTATTTTCGTTTGTAGTGTCGACGGCTTTGCCGCTGTATACGAATCCATTATTTTTTTCGTAAAAAATAATGATTGAAGTGATGCAAGATTCATGTGTATATATTATTTAAAGGTATTCTTTAACTTCTTTCTCCTTAAAGAGTGATCTCATATTATTCTTCTGTGTCTCCATATACTGTAAATTATTCTCTTGTGTTTGAACATATTGAATATAATTCTTTAATTCAACAATAAGTGATTGTGGTAAATCTGATAAATTAATATGCACACCATAATTATTCTCGTTTAAAATAATATTAGGTTCTTTATGTAAAATACGCAAGACTTCTACTTGGTTGATTTTCATCATAATTTCGATATTATCGCGAATAAATTGTAATTCTATGACATTAATTTCTTCTTTGATTTCTTCTTTGATACAATCCATTATAGTTGATTAATTAAATACTTTTAAGTATAGTTAAAATCTAATATATAATATGGAGTATACCAGAAACGAGTTATCGCCAAAAATAAAGAAGTTCTTCAATAAAATGAGCAATTATATTGAAGAAAAAATATACTTTTACGGTAGTGTTCAACGCCAAGATTATTTTGCTCAACAAAGTGATATTGATATCTGTATTTTTACTGATAATGTTCATACAGTGAACAATAAATTACAACATTTTCTTCATTTAAAAAAGAGCAAATTTAAAAAAATTATGTGGGTTGCACAACATTCAAATAGTATTGTTTATGGTTATAAAACGAAGTATGACAGTATGGATCCTCTTTTTAGATTAGAAATTACGATTTATAATGAAAAATATAAAACCGTCATTTTAAAGGCACATTCTATGAAATATGATCTTCCATATTATGCTGTAATTATATTAATTTTACTGAAGTTTATATATTACACCTTACCATTAATTTCGAAAGATCAATTTCTTTATTATAAGAATAAAATAATGAATAAATCATTGGGATACGATGACAGTAAAATGGTACTCATATCACCCAAGTTTGATGTCAATTAAGTATTTTCACACGATACTCAGTCACATATTTGTAATATTATATACAAAAAATATTTAAAGATGCCATGTAAATAATAGAATAGAATGGCTCTCGTGCAAGAATATTTAGATTTGACAAAGCAGTATAAAGAACAATATGGCGACAATACCATCGTTTTGATGCAAGTTGGAGCCTTCTTTGAGGTCTACGGACTGAAAGAGAATGACACCATTTCTGGTTCATCTATTAGCGATTTCATTCGCATATGCGATTTGAATATTGCAGATAAAAAATCGACTGTTGGAAAACAGCAAGTAATGATGGCAGGTTTCTCTCATTATATGATTGACAAATACCTGAAGAAGTTACAAGATGCCGGGTATACAATTGTTGTATATACGCAAGACGAACATATGAAAACAGTTCGCAGCTTGAATTGTATATATAGTCCTGGAACCTATTTTTCACATGATAGTGTTCACATTACAAATAATACGATATGTATTTGGATAAATGTTGTAGATATAAGTGCTTCATCTACAACATTTCGAAAAATGATGGGCGCCGATGCTAGTGCAACATCAGTTGTTCATGTAGGTATATCTAATATCGATATTTTAACTGGGAAAACATATATATTCGAATTTAGAGAAACATATATAAAAACACCGACCACATTTGATGAATTAGAGCGGTTTGTTTCGATTTATCGCCCAAGTGAAGTCATTGTTATTGCGGAAGGTATTACTGACAATGAAATCGATGATATTGTTCAATACTCTGGCATTCAGGCACTTACTATTCATAAAATCAATCTTACACATAACCGAGACTCTACTCATTCAAAACAGGCGATTAATTGCGAAAAACAGAAGTATCAAACTGAACTATTCAATCGATTCTATCAAGACTCTTCTATTTTTTTAAATGAACACATCTATGCCATACAGAGTTTCTGCTTTCTATTGGATTTCATTTATCAACATAATCCTTCTTTGGTCAACAAGATCGCAGAACCTATATTTGAAAACTGTACAGAACGTCTTATTTTGGCGAATCATTCTCTGAAGCAATTAAATATGATTCAGGATAACTATGTCGGCAAATACTCTTCTGTCGAAAAATTGTTGAATCTATGTGTAACTTCAATGGGTCGGCGACATTTCTCTCATTTATTACTCAATCCAACAACTAATTGTTCTGTATTACAAAAAGAATATGATATGATAGGGTTTGTATTATCTTCTGACATTGGCAATAACAATGCATTAAGAAAACAATTATCATCTATCAAAGATCTATCCAAAATTCGGCGTCAAATGGTTATTAAGAAGATTACACCTCAAACATTTTTCTATCTTCATTCTAACCTGAAAACGATTGGTCAATTACATATTGTAGAGAGAACAAAAGACTATATCACAGAAAAAATAGGTTCTACATTTGAAATAAAACAACTATGTGATGAATTGACGCAATTTATAGAAACACGAATGAATATATCTTTATGTGATACAATCGACACATATAATCACTTCGATATTAACTTTATCCAACGAGGAGTCGATCCAACATTAGATAAAGTCTGTGAGAGTCTCTCAGAATATAATGACCAGTTAGAATCAATTCGACTACGTATGAATCAAATCATCGCCAAGTTTGAAAACAAAGAAAAACAGTCCGATTATGTCAAATTACATGAAACAGAAAAGACTGTCATTAATCTTATTGCAACTAAAAGACGATGCGCTATTCTTAAAAAGGAACTTAGTAAAGTAGTAACAACATTATCTTATATATCTTCTTATAGTGGCGAACGACGGTCGTTTCAAATGGTATGTGATTGTGATATATCATTTGTCAATCAATCTGGTAATAATGATTGTATTCTTCTTCCACAAATTCAGGAATTATGTAAAAATATTGCGAGAGCAAAGACACAATTAAAAGATATGATATATTCTATCTATTTGACTTCTGTGATCGACGCCTTTTCTCAGAATTACTCCGATAAATTGGAGCAAATTATTTTATTCGTTACATATTTGGATGTCATTCATACAAAGGCGTTTATTGCGGACAAGTATCATTATTGCTGTCCACAAATTGATGTTGCCACAGATAAATCATTCTTTTCAGCAAAAGGAATGAGACACCCATTGATCGAACATTTACAGCAGAATGAAATATATGTAACGAATGATATCAATCTTGGAACAACAGAAGACGGCATGCTATTATATGGAACGAATGCGGTTGGTAAGACGAGTTTGATTCGTGCTGTTGGAATCATTGTTATTATGGCGCAAGCTGGACTATATGTTCCTTGTTCTTCTCTCTTATTCAAACCGTATCAATATATATTCACTCGCATTTTAGGTAATGATAATATATTCAAGGGTCTCTCTACTTTTGCTGTAGAAATGTCAGAATTGAGAACGATATTACGATTAACAAACAAGAACAGTCTGGTTCTAGGTGATGAACTCTGTTCTGGAACAGAAAGTATATCAGCTAAGAGTATCTTCGTTGCTGGCGTTCAAAGTTTGTTAAATAAGAAGAGTTCATTCATTTTTGCAACACATTTACATGAAATAGTAGATTATGAAGAGATACGAGAAGCAAAGGCATTATCTTTAAAACATTTAGCAGTTATCTACGATAGAGAGAACCAACGGTTGATTTATGATCGCAAAATAAGAGATGGTGCAGGCAGTAATATGTATGGACTGGAAGTATGCCGATCCTTACATCTTCCTACGGAATTTATTGAGATGGCAGATCAATTGAGGACAAAATATAATCCTTCTTCTGGATCTCTTCTCTCTTTGAAAACGTCGAAATATAATAGTCAAAAAGTTAGAAGTATGTGCGAAATATGTGGAAACTCAATGAGCACAGAAGTTCATCATTTGGTTCCACAACAAATGGCAGATTCCAAGGGATTTATTCATAAAGATGATGGTAGTGTATTTCACAAAAATCATTTAGCGAATCTGAAAGCAGTATGCGAAGATTGTCATCGAATGTGTCACAGAAGTTAGAATATAGAAATTAATCTGCTATTCTCGTAAATACAACAGACGCAGTGGCTTCTAATGGCGTTGAATTATTTGGAAGAAGTCCGGTAACAAGTGCTGGGTCTCCAATTTTTGTTTGAATGTCACCTGACCAAAATAATAAGGATATTATATCTCCCGCTGAAAGATTTTTTAATACAGTGTTCGATATTGTGTAAATATGATTTGCTTCAGGTGCTTCTACCAATGTACAAGAACCAGGTATTTCATTTCCATTTTGAGTTAATACAGTAGAACAATCGGTTGATGCGGCTGGAGGACTACCTCCTCCAGATCGTACATCTAATTTATAAGTTAATAAATAATATCCATCACTCGGTGCAATAAAATTTGTAGTGTCTAAATATCCAGATTGTATAGATGTCGTCCAACCATTACCAACCGGGCCAATAGGTCCATTTTCAAATGTAACATATTGAAATAATGTGTTATTTAAATTGAGTTGACTAATATTACTCCAAGAAAATATAGAAGATATACCTGAAACAACGCCTGTCGCGCCTGTCGCGCCTATTGGACCTGTTACACCAGTCGATCCGATTAGTCCTGTATTTCCGTCATCACCTTTTGGTCCTGTCGCTCCAATAGGACCTGTTACACCAGTATCTCCTTGTGGACCTGGAGCTCTACTTGCTGGACCTGTTGCACCAGTATCACCTTTTGGACCTTGATATCCAATGTTCCCTTGAGGACCTGTTGCACCAGTATCACCTTTGGGTCCAGTATCACCTTCATGACCATGATGACCAATACATCCTGTATCACCTTTGGGTCCAGTATCACCTTCATGACCATGATGACCGATACATCCTGTATCACCTTTGGGTCCAGGAACTGTACTTGTTGGTCCAGTTACACCAGTATCTCCTTGTGGTCCAGTATCCCCCTTACAACCTTTATCTCCTTTATCTCCTTTATCACCTTTATCACCTTTACAACCTTTATCTCCTTTATCACCTTTTACTCCCTGGAGACCAGGAATACCCTGCATACCTTGTTTGCCAGAATAACCAATCTCTCCCTTACAACCATGATCTCCTTTTTCTCCTCGTTCGCCTCTTTCTCCTGTATCTCCTGTATCACCTTTTTCTCCTCGAGAACCCTTTTCTCCTTTATCTCCTTTATCTCCAGTTTCTCCCTTTTCGCCAGTATCGCCTGGATCACCTTTACAACCTCTTTCTCCTTTTTCACCAGTATTACCTTTATCGCCTTTACTACCTCTTTCTCCTTTATCGCCTTTATCTCCTTTTTCGCCTTTATCTCCCTTGTCACCTTTTTCACAGTGCATTTTATGATGACATTTACAGTCGCTACAATCGTCACAATCGTCGCAGTTATAACCAGACATTATAATATACTCCTGGATAATAATTTTTTGCTAAATATAATATAATTTATTATTTATGGTGCAAATTTGCATCATAAATAATAAATTATTATAAAAAATGATTTAGATGGATGTAGTATAATATATTAATGTATTTCTTCAGTCCAATTTTATTTTTTCTGTCAGCATGTTCTGCTTTCAAAATGTTTAAATTTTTGAATCCATTTCATATCAGCGGTGAATTTTTCATTGAACAGAATCTACATGTTCATTATAAAAATGAATTTATATATTCGATTATCAATTTAACACGTAAAACAAGGTCGTATAATACCGATATGTATGATGAGGATTCTCCCGATTATGATAAAAATATGGAAGATTATATTCAAAGGAATTTGAAACCATATACAGAGCCAATTGTCATATATAGCGATTCTGCTTTCTTAAAAACATTATACATTGAAAAATACAAAAATATTGTTGAAAAGAAACTGAATAGAGACAGAAAAAAATGGGTAGACGTCGACAGAATTCTAAAAGTTGAAAATAGATATCTTAAAAAATAATTGTAAAAAAACTATCTCAAGACGATGGTAATTATATTATATTATATATATGTATTGAAGTAATAATATAAATATTACTTCAATATTTAGAATACTTATGTTGTCATTCTCATTTATCGCAATTTCATTGATGTTATTTACTTGTAATGGAATACGACGAATACCAGGTCGATCGTTTAAAATGAGTGCTGACTATTACGTTGAGAAGAATTTATATGTTTATTATAATAATGATCGTGCATATTCGATAATCAATTTATCACGAGAAAATGGATATCTTTATAATGTGTATGATGAGAATGTAACTGATTATCATAAAAAAATGGATGATTATGTTAAACTGAAATTAAAACCAGATTTTGAACCGATTGATATATATAGCGATTCAGTTTTTAAGAATACTTTATATGAGAGAAAGTATAGAAATTTCATTCAAAGTGAACTGAACGCAGAATATAAAGAATGGAAAGATGTAGATAAAGTTAACAAGGTCGAAGATAGATATCTTAATAATTGGTAAAATTGATTTAAAAATAACAATATAAAATATTATTAACAAAGACAAATATAATGATCATTCCAATCAAATGTTTTACTTGCGGTATGGTGATTGCTGATAAATATCGGTATTATACGACAGAAGTTAGAAAAAGAAAAAGCGGTAAACAAGGAATTCAAACCGTTCTTTATTTGACGACAGAGTTTAGAGATAAAACGATCGAAGGGCAGTTGATGGATGAAATCGGCCTTACAAGAATGTGTTGTAGAAGACATTTCTTAACTCACGTTGATATTGAATAAAATAATATGATTATATATATGAGAATAAGGAGAAGAAAAACGAATAAACGAAGGATGAGGATGAGGGGAGGTAGTCATCATGCTTTTATTGGAAAAGCATTAAATTATTCTAATATGAACACTTGGCCAGGTGTCGAGAATCATGGAGGAAATCATTATGCACATAATAATTATATTAATGATATGCAGACTGCTAATTACATTAGTGAACGAGAAGGTTCTATTTTTCCTCACCCAGCTCCGTATATGCGTGGTGGATATGTTTACGATGAACATCGACGCCGCAGTAAAAAAAGAAGAAGTCATAATAAAAGAAGTAAACGTCGAAAAAGTAAACAATATGTAGGAGGAGGAATTCCTATAGTGAGTGATGGAACTAGTTATTTGAATGCAGGAGCAAATGCCATTAGTAATGGAGTAAGAACGTTATATGGAGTTCCAAATACCCCTTCAACATTACCTTTTGAAGGACAATTCAAAGGATTACTTAAATGATTTAGCAAATCACAACCATTATAATCAAGTTATTTTCTATAAATATATTATAATGGCTAAATTTTTTAGTAACTTGTGTGCTCCAGCAATATTTTATCTGGCCATTTCAATAATTGCATTATTGATGGTTATTTTCCAAAATGTTGGAAATAGTAACATGTTAAGTATAGGTAACTACAACTCAAGGGTCCCTAATACCGGTCTTATAATTATAATTAAATTATTATGTATATTATTCTGGACTTGGATTCTTAATTTGATATGTAAAGCAGGTTATAAATGGGTATCATGGTTGTTAGTTCTTTTACCATTTATAATGGTTTTCTTTATGATGTGGGTTGTCGCATCTAGTCATTAAGCATCTAGTCATTAATTGTGTAAATTATATATTAAATATAGAAGATTTAATATATAATTAATGTCAAAAACTAAAATAGAGTTAATGGAAAAGATTGATCTTGCATCTTCAAAAAAGAAGAAAAGGACTCTTAGACTACCTTCTTCCGATGATGAGTCTGAGACTGAGACTGTAAATGTCCTCGGTGAGGACAAACTAAACGATATATCTTGGGATATTTTAGACAAATATTTTGTCGAAAATACCCATTATTTAGTTGCACATCACCTAGATACATATAACGACTTTTTTGACAAAGGAATATATAATATTTTCAAAGAAAATAATCCAATTCGCTTTATAGAGAGAAAAGAAAAAGAGCAGAATGAAATCAAAATTTATTTAGGAGGAAAAAATGGAAAACTTATTTATATTGGTAAACCTGTTATACACGATGAAACTGATTCTCGAACAATGCAATATATGTATCCAAATTACGCTAGATTAAGAAATCTGACATATAGCGTAACTATTCATTATGATGTGGAAGTTGTTTATACATATTACGTGGAAGAAGGAGATACTATGAAACGTATAGATGAAACAGATACAATTACGCAAATATATTTAGGACGTTTTCCAATTATGTTACAGTCGAATTTATGTGTATTAAAAGGCCTTCCTCAAGATGTCAGATTCAATCTTGGAGAATGTAAAAATGATTATGGTGGTTATTTTATTATAGATGGTAAAGAAAAGGTCATCATTCCACAAGAGAAATTTGCAAATAATATGATATATGTAAAAAAAAATGCTGCTGATAATGTATATAATTATTCAGCAGATATTCGTTCTGTCAGTGAAGATACATCCAAACCAATTAGGACTCTCTCTATACGAATGATTGCTCCAGATACGAAATATACAAATAATCAAATTGTTGTTGTTGTTCCAAATGTGAAGAAACCTGTTCCATTATTTATTCTTATGCGTGCATTAGGTGTAACTACTGATAAGGATATTATTAAGTGCTGTTTGTTGGATTTAGAAAAAAACAGTAATTATATCGATCTATTTATACCATCAATTCATGATGCTGGACAGGTTTTTACTCAAGTAGCCGCATTAGAATATATTGCTGTGTTAACAAAGAAGAAAACAATCAATAGTGCATTGTATACGTTAATGGATCTCTTATTGACTCATATCGGAGAAGATAACTTTATTGAAAAAGCATATTTTTTAGGTTATATGGCATTCAAATTACTAAAAGTAGTTACTGGTGTAAATGGACCAACTGATAGAGATAATTACAAGTTTAAGAGGGTGGAATTATCTGGAGATCTATTCAATGATATTTTCAGAGAATACTACTTGATACAAAATAAAGAAATTATGCGAAAAATAGATAAAAAATATTATTATCATAAAGACGAATATACTGGCGAGAAATTTAAGAATTTGGTTGATAGTAATTACGTTGAGTTCTTCAAAGAGAGAACAGTAGAAACTGGTCTTAGAAAAGCATTTAAAGGAAATTGGGGAGCAGAAAAGCATACGAAACGAATTGGTGTTGTCCAGGATTTAAATCGTCTCTCTTACTTTACATTTATCAGTCAATTAAGAAAACTGAGTTTACCGCTTGAATCTGACGCCAAAGTCGTTGGACCACGTTTATTAAACTCTTCTCAATGGGGATATATTGACCCAATAGATACTCCTGATGGAGAAAATATTGGTCTTCATAAACATCTTTCTATCACTACTTATGTGACAAATTATATATCTAGTAAATCAGTAATTCAATGGTTACGCACAAATCACTCTACTTTGTATAATATTCAAGATAGTAATGCCGAGTTTATTTCTAAATCTACGAAAATATTTGTTAATGGTATTTGGGCAGGAGTTATTATTAGTTCTCCGATCGAGTATGTTGAAGATATAAAAGTGTATCGGAGAAATGGTATTATACCCACATATATGAGTATATCATTTGATTATGAAAATGATGAAATACATATCTTCAGTGACAGCGGACGATTAACTCGCCCTATATATTATATTGACTCATCTCATAAAAAGAGAGAAATCAGTTGTTTCAAATATGTAAAATATAAGGCAAGTGATCCTTCTCAGATAACATGGAATAAAATCATTTCCGGATTCTTGTCAAAAGCAGTCAATGAACAAAATAAATTATATAATATTCAAGAAATACAACAATTATACCCAGAAATACCAAGCGATAGAGATGGAACAATGACTATACTTCGAAAAAATCAAGGAATCGTAGACTACGTAGATACTTCTGAAGAAGAAGGGTTATTAATCGCGAATCATATAGACCAAGTTGCCGCAAATAAATACTATTCTCATTATGAAATATTACCATCTCTTATTCTAGGGGTTATGGGAAATATGATCATTTTTCCTTCAAATAATCCAGTGACACGTAATGCCTTTTCATGTGGTCAAAGTAAACAAGCAGTTTCTCTCTTTCATACAAATTATCAAATGCGTATGGATAAGATGGCAGTTGTATTAAATAATGGTCAAATTCCTCTTGTCAAATCTAAATACTTGAAGTATGTCACAAATGAAGAACAACCATATGGTGTGAATACAATTGTAGCGATCATGTCTTATACTGGATATAACGTAGAAGATGCAATTTTGATCAATGAAGGTTCTATCAAAAGAGGACTTTTTTCGACTACTTATTATACGACATATGAATCCAGAGAAGAGAGTTCACAATTCGGTAAAGGTGAATCTAATGCCGTATTTGGTGATGTCATGTCTATGGATGTAAAAGGACTGAAAGCAGGTTATGATTATACTTATATAGATAAATCAGGATTAGTCAAAGAGAATACGGAAATCAATGATCGCGTTGTAATGATTGGTAAATATTCTTATAATGCTGAGAATAGAGAGAACCTATCAGATTCTTCTGTGTTTACGAAAAAGGGACAACTTGGTGTAGTTGATAAGTCCTTTATTACAGAAGGAGAAGAAGGATTCCGTATTGCGAAAGTGCGAATTACTGAAAGTCGAATACCTGCAATAGGCGATAAAATGGCGAGTCGTGCAGGACAAAAAGGGACGATTGGTTTAATTATTCCAGAAGAAGATATGCCATTTACCTCAGATGGAGTTCGACCCGATCTAATTATTAATCCACATGCATTACCTAGTCGTATGACAATTGGTCAATTAGTCGAATCTATTTTGGGTAAAGTAGGTGTTTCTTATGGCGGTTTCGGTGATTGTACAGCATTTGAAACAAAAGGAAACCATAGTGAACTTTATGGAAAATATTTGACACGTGCAGGATTTCATTCATCTGGTAATCAAGTTCTGTATAATGGTTATACGGGAGAACAACTGTATTCTGATATATACATTGGTCCAACATATTATATGAGATTGAAACACATGGTAAAAGATAAAATTAATTACAGAGCACGTGGTCCAAATACAGCATTAACGCGACAGCCTGTTCAAGGAAGAGCAAATGATGGAGGTCTTCGTATCGGTGAGATGGAAAGGGACGGCGTATTAGCACATGGAGCAAGTGCATTTTTGAACGATTCATTCATGGTTCGAGGAGATGAATATTATTTGGCAATTTGTAACAAGACAGGTGGCATTGCCATTTATAATAAGGATTTAAATCTATTTTTGAGTCCATATGCGGATGGACCAATTCAATTTACAAAGTCGTTAGACGGTTCTCTGAATATTGAAAATATTAGTAAGTTTGGGAAATCTTTTAGTATTGTACGAGTTCCTTATTCATTAAAACTACTCATCCAAGAATTACAAGGTATGAATATACAAATGAAAATAATTACAGAAGATAATATTGATCAGTTGTTAAGTATGTCTTATTCAGACAATATACAACTTCTGTTAAGAGAGAAAGATACTGATTTTAAACATTTGTTGCCTAATTATACAACTAAATTGGAGAACTTATTGAAGAACCCTAACTATAAACCATCACGATTTATGACCAAGAATGTGAATAAGAAGTTGACTGACTTAATTGAGGTTGATCTGACAACAAAAGTAATTACTTCTTTTCAAGAGGCAGTTGATATTGGTAAAAGATGTCTTCAATACAATAAGAAAAATATTGCGAATAAAGATCCATTTGAAAATGCTGATATGAGAGACTTTGCCTCAAAATATTATCCATCTTTCAGTCATTACGTCAATCATAGTAGTCAAATGAATGATACAAGTTTAGAAAATACTATGCGTTATATCTTCGAAGTTTTACATCACACTTGTTATTTTCTGTGCGTATATGGTGGAGATAAGGGTAATAAGTTATATAAATTAACGACAAAGACAACATCTCCCATTATTGATAAAGTATTTAAAACTGAATTTAGTCGAAAAGTGCGAAAAAATGACACAGAAGATAATCCGGAGTTGAAACTATCAGCAGGACAGATTGATATGATTGAATATACATTAAATAAACCATATCGTGTAATGGGATGTATTGTTAAGGCAATTAATATGAGAAATGATGGTGAAGGTGAATCCACAGAATATAGCAGATTCTTCGATGATTTACGACTTCCATCTGGCATATTTATTTTCAATTTGAACGATTCAATGATTTTGGAGAAGAATGATCATGGACGTTTTGTATTTCCGTGGGACATTTTACCAAAGCAACAAGATATCAGCACATTTGGGATTACACCGAATTTTATTCCTATCTTCAGTTTATCTGGACGTAAAGGGTATGTCGATATTCCAATTCCAAATTATGATGATATTCCAACATATAATTATTCTAAAATGGTTGGAACCAATAATTACAGTTATGTTGCGAATATCAATGATAATATGGCCAATCGTGAAAAATATAATGTTAGTTGGATGATGAAAATGTCCAAAGCAATTTTTCGTGGTGGTGCAACTGGTTGTGGATATACAACTATGACTAACCAACGATTGAAGTTAATAAAGATTGTGGAAGATGCGAAAGAGGATCCAACAATACCACAGGCAATAACAGATCTTTTTAATGTGGGTATTGTTAATAATGACAAGAAGGTTGATGTTCTAATTAATACTTCTTCCATACGTAATGATCCAAAGTATCAAATTGGAGTAATGAACACGGATATATTATCTTCTGATTGGATTAGCATGGAAGAACAAAGTAATTATAAATATCTTATCTTCGTTGATGGTAATGTAAATGCATATCGTTTGTTACATACATTTATTACTGGTTCTCTGATTCTAAGAGTTAAGAGTAACTTTACGAGTTGGGTTGAACCTCTTATTCATCCATATGATATTCATTCGAATGGTCAAAATGTATTTGCTCATTATATTCCGGTTCGTGATGATATGTCAGATTTATTTTCTGTGTTAGAATGGTGTGAAGGAAATTCTGATATCTGTAGACAGATTGCGAATAATGCATTGATGCTTGCGAGAGAAGTGATTCAGCCAGAATTCACAAAGAAGTTTACTGAATTGATGTTATGGTTGAGTAAAGGAGGTGTATCTGCGACGAAGTCTTTGTCGTCGAATTCCGATGTTCAATCAGTTAGACTCAGTTCGAGTAATGATATGTTTGAGCCAACAACACCAGAAGGAACACCACCTCCTTTACAACAATTTGAGCCAACAACACCAGAAGGAACACCACCTTCTTTACAACAATTTGAACCAACAACACCAGAAGGAACACCACCTTCTTATGAACCAACAACACCAGAAGGAACACCGCCTCTTGTTAAAGAAATAACGGATATTAAGAGTGAATTGGATTTAATTAAGAAATCTTTAAAGTTGAGTGAAAGTGAACTATCAGAGAAAGAAAAAAATGAACTAACTCAAAATATATTAGAGTTACCTAACGAGTCAGTTATTGAAACAGATGAAGAGAAAAATGAATCTAGTGGAGGAGGAGAGACTAAGTCAATTAAAATATAATTAATAAATTGAATTAAATATATGATATAAAACTAATGATATACACAAAGATGACCTCTTCTCAACAAGTTTCGTGCAGCTATATTTATTCTGTCTATCAATCAAGAAAAGTGTTATTGGAATTGATGAAGAATCAAGGATATAACATAGAAGAATATGAGAGCTTCAGTATAAGTGAAGTAAGTTCCATGTTGAATAGTAAACAATTGGACATGTTTTTAGAAAAGAAAAGTGATGCGGCCTTTACGACAAGTTCAGAACGCATTTATATATGTTATGGTCATTATCCACGTATTACGCCGAATGATCTAGGCAATACAATAAAAGATCTATATAATACCATTGGTGATTATCCTAATAAGTTGATGGCTAATGATACGCTGATGTTTATTATAAAAGACGATCCAAATGATACAATGATAGAAACACTAAAACATATATGGGAGACTGAAGGAAAATATATCATTGTCCATAGTATTAAGAGACTTCAATTTAATATATTACAACATTCATTGGTTCCTCCTCATCGTATTCTTTCAAAGACCGAAACAGAAGGGGTAATGAAAAAATACAATATAGATCAGGTTGTTCAATTTCCAGAGATATCGCGCTTCGATCCAGTATCTGTAGCGATTGGAATGAAACCAAATGAAGTATGTGAGATTTTGAGACCAAGTAAGACGTCTATTATTGGATATTATTACAGAGTATGTGTATAATTGGTGTATAATTATCTTCTATAATATAAATGCAATTTTCATTGCCAGAACCACTCGAAAAAGGAATAAATAATAACGGAAAACTCGCTTCATATACTGATGCGATTCGGCCTCAATATGAAGAAGAGGCAAAATTGAAAATAACACAAAATACTGAAAAAATAAATACTTTTTTTCATCAATACATTTCAAATATAAATGAATTGATGAAGAATTTTATTACATATAAGTTAAATTCTACTTCAAATAATGATTATGACAAATTTATTCAGAGTCAAGTATCAACCGATGCACTTACCAATTCAATGCAGACATTATCATATCAAATACAAGATGATAATATGAAATTAAAAAAACAAATGGAAGGTGCAAAGGCGTTAATCGTAACAGAAGAAAAAAAAAGATCGAAATTAGCACAAATTTATGTGGATGAACAACCAATTGATAATAGTTCGTCTATTATGATAAGTAATTCAGTTGAAAATTATAAATCGCAATATATATCAAATTGGATAATGTTTATTGGTATTATTATTATTTCTATATCTTTAGTAAAAGTATTTAAAAAATGAAATGAATAATAAATTATGTTTTTTATAAATAAACGACGAATTTCAAATTATCGTATACCTTTTCAACTTCCGAAACAGATTGTTGATAAAACGCCAAAATTGTATATGACAGATATAACCAAGTCGAACGATGATGATTCAAAACTATCAAAGATTACGTATTTTTATATGACACTATTAGGTTTAGGAATATTATATATATATAATAAACATGGCGGTTTCATATGATTCGACATTATTACAATTAGAAACATTGGAAAATGAGTATCATTTAGTAATGCTTGAATATCAGCAAGCATTTCAGGATTACTTATCTGTATCAAATGGTGATGGTTCTAGCACATCGAAAATAAGTATAGCTATTCCAAAAAGTGAAATGCAAGGTGTTGGGGTTGGTGCTGGAATTATATCGGGAAACGTTGTGAATTCAGTCGATATATGTCAGGCACAATGTAGTGCAGATCCAAATTGTTCTGGTGCTACATATAATTCGAGCAATCAATACTGTAATTTACAAAGCGGAGATTTGAAGCCAGCAAAGTCGGTAGTTGGTAATTATGCGATTGTCACAAAATTGTCTCAATTAACGGATATATTAAAGGAAATAAATACTCGACTCACTGCTATATTTACGAAAATCAATGATACTGTTAATCAGATAAAACCTAGTAATGCACAGGAACAGTTGGTGAAAGATGAAGCAGCTGAAAATTTAAATGTCAAGTATCAACATTTGTTATATGACAGAAGCCAACTGCTTACACTGGAAGAACAAAATATGCAATTAACGAATGAATATGATATTACAGGAACAGTTGTCAGACAAACTAATTTTGCTTACTTATTATGGTTTTTAGTTGCATTAATCATTTTCATTGTCGCAATTAAAATGTCATTTCACCTTTAAAAAATCCACCTTTCTTAAAGGTTGGAATTCTTCAATGTTTAATCTCAACATATAATAATTATGTTGAGTTTAACAGATTATAATAATAAGACAAATCTTGAAAGAGAGAGATCATATGATGATGTTTTTAAAAAACAAGGAAATGAATTTAATAAACAACATGATGATATGAAGTTTCGTGTTCTTCAAAATGAATCCAGTCTGTTTCATAATATACCTCGTGAAAAGGCAACAAAGAAACAGAGTTCTTATATGAATAATTTTGAAGGTTTTCGATCTGCTTTCGATGATCCAGGTTTAGGTGTTAGTAATCATACTTTAGATAAAAAAGAAAGTTTAACAGAACAAAATACTAGATTGTTTAATAATCCCACAAACAAACCGCCTTCTGACCAATATATAAATGACTATATTACTACATCAGGTGCTGAAATAGATAAAACGCGTGGCTTATTAGCAACATCAATAGAAGTATTAGGAAATCCTGATATTGAAACATTACAAAAAACTTTTAATTCTGGTTTATCTAATTATGAAACAACTAATACACAATTACTTGGAAATACGAATAATTACATAATAAATGGTCAATCTGTTGATAAAAACAAAAATGTATATGTGAATCGATTGTTTACTGGTAAGGAAACAACGAATAAGGGTTTATTTAATGATGATCCTAATAATCCTTCAATGACTTTATTAAACGGTGATTATGATTATACTACATGTAGCGATATGGCATTTAATTTAGGAAAACCATATTTTGGATTACAACAAACGAATGAAGCAACTGGAAAGGCAAAATGCGCGCTTGGTGATGAGACTGATAATTATGCAAAATATGGAACATATCAACCTAGTTGTGTTAAAGCAAGTGATGGAAATGTTTATGGAGGTGGATGGACAAATGCAATCTATGCAATTGATGAAAATGGAACTACTTCTACTTATATGGGTTGTTATAAAGATGACCAGGATAGAGCAATGAGTAGTACTGGTGAAATAGATGAAAATAATTATACTGGCGTGTATAAACCTGTATTTATAGCAGGTAATTTTGGTTGTAGTCCATGGGGTTCTTCTGATTATATTGATTCAACTGCTCAATGGATATGGTATACAGAAAATGCGGCATATGATGCACCAACTAATAATACCGCTCCTGTATTGTTCGTATACCCTTTCAATTATAATTGTAATGGTGCATCTAGTTGTAATAATACTACTGCCAAAATATTCGGTATGGCTGATGATTATTGTACTATGAAAGTGAACGGTTCAAGCGTCGATACAGGTGGAAGATCAATGGCAATTGCTGGTGGATGGGGAGGCAATGGAGATACTGGGTTTACCGTTACGATAAATCCTGGAAAAAATGTGATAGAAGTGAATGCTTTGAATGGTGGGGGTCCAGCTGGATTCTTATTGAGTTTTATAGATGTAAATACAAATGAACTGTTATTTAATACTAATGGAAATTGGTTTTATAGTACTGTAGTGACAAGTTATTCTCCACCGATGACACAATCTTATTCTGTTGAAACATGTAAACAATATGCTCAACAATTCGGTCACGAACTTTTTGCAGTACAGGATATACTAAATGGAGATCCAAATACAGCACAATGTTTTGTGAGCGATGATTTATCAAAAGCAACACGTTATGGTCCTCGTGGTGGGTCGACTATAATAGGTGGAAATGAATATGGAGTAAGTAATGTAAATTCTGTATATGAATTGAATGAGAAAGGAGATATAAGTCTCATGGGAAAAATAGGTCATATCAATGAAAATAATGAATTATCTCCATATCCATCTTCTATGGTTGTGCCAGGAACGACCTATGATCGATTACAAAATTTTGATAGTCCAGGAAATGACATTACTAAGGTTGATAGTACAACAGTTGAGAATTGTATGAATGTTTGTAATACAGATAATAAATGTGGTGGATTTATATTCGCAAATGAAAGTGGTACTTGTTGGACAAAAACAACAGACATGTATGGACCGAGTAAGTTAACAGCAGCTCTATATCCAATACCAAATTATGACTTATATATGAGAGAACCAGAATTGGCTAACCTCAATAGTAGTTGTCCAGTTGCAGTTAACAATATAACTTCTGTAGATTGGAATGCTTATAACCTAACTGGAAATGATATGACTCCGGATACTTTATGTAAATTAGGAGAAGTCAATGCTAGCGCATTAAACGCGAGAAATGATTCACAGCAGACATTATCAGGGGCATCTAGTAAAATATATGATCAGTTGACAAGCTTTATGAATTTAAATACAAACATGAATACACAAATGGATGTCGATAAAGATATAATGGATAAAAACTTGTCAATGTATAAATCTATTAATAAAAAATATAAAAATGCGGTTAATAATGATAACGGAAATATTAATAATATATTAACAAATAGTCAGGTAAGTGTTCTACAATCAAACTATTCTTATATTATGTGGATTATTTTAGCATTATTGACTCTTACTTTCTTTATATATGTTATTCGAAAATTGAGTATTGCACCGAAATAATAGTATAATTATCTGTATTTATAATAATATGTCCGGAGTCAACCAAAATGCGAGTAGTGAATATTTTGATTGCAATTCTTGTACAGATAATGGTTTTTGGTGGTCAATAAACAATAATAACTGCGCGCCTTATAATAATAATGCAAGTGATGTAAATATGTCAACAATCAACAATGGAACTGCTTTATGTCCTGTTTCAACCTATCCTGCTACAATTGGAATGGGCGTCTCTGACAACACGTTAGGTGAAATTGTAGGAAATGATGTTGAAGAAAAGCAAACTGAAACATTAAAGGCAATTGCTGTGTTACAAGAAATGGAAGGAGATTATTATAAACAACTCGAAATAGGTATAGCAAATGAAACATTATCTGCTGAAGATGAGACAATGTTTATGAAGAATATTACAGAATTATCAGCATTACGTATTAATTTATATAAACAACTAAATCAAACATATAATTTTTATAAGCATAATGTATCTTCTACGAAAAATACTATTCAAGAACAACTGATGGCAATTAATATTGTGGAAGAAGAATTGAAAAATTCCGCTATAAAGATGCAAAAATTAAATGAAGAGAATAATGCCAAGATGAGAATGGTTGAAATTAATAGATATTATGGAGATAAATATGCAGATCACACAATATTTATGAAATACTTTATTTTATTTACAATTTTGATATTATTTGTTTATGTTTTATATAAAAAATATTATATTACTAGAAATGTATATCTTATTCTAATAACAATTCTTGTAATTTATATAATTGTTAAAATGGGATCACTGTTCTATAGAATGATGTTTAGAAATAATATGGATTATCAGGAATATACTTTTCCATTGGGAGATATAATGACAGGTTCTGGTGATACGACACCTACTTATTCTTCGAATAATCCATGGTTAAATAATGAACTAACTGCAATTAGTAATTGTGTTGGAGGAATCGCAAATGCAAATGCAAGTACAACGACACCTATTCCATCATCAACATCGTCCACTATGGGAACAATATAAGAATTGTAATATATACTTTATATATGGGATCTCTAGATATTGGAAATATACAACTAAACGATACGATTAATAAAATGAATGCCATGATTTCTTCAGCTAATTTAAGTTGTCCGGCTGGGTCTGAATGTGATATAAAAAAAGAAACAGCCACTTTAAGAGATGATTATTTACAAGCAGAATTTGCATTAACTAATGCCCCAAAACAATTTAAAGAAGCAAAGAAAAATTATATTGTATTTACCGATGGTGAAGATGCATATAATACAATGAATCAACAGGAGATCGAAGCAGAAGCAGAAACCTATGTTTCAAAGAAGATTGAACTATTTATAACACAATTTCGAAATGCGATTAATAATAATGAAAATTATTCAACTGGCGTGGAAAGCACTAAATATGTAAATGATGTTCTTTTACAAATTATGCAAAATAATGAGCAACTAGAAAAAAGTATTGATGAAACAGGAAATGACATTTTAACGAATGATCGAAAAAATTATTATGAACTGGAAAATTATGCTACTTTAGAATGGTGGTATAAAGTATGGTTATACATATATATTTTTTTACTAATTATATTCATAATAGCGATATTTGTCACAGATAGTCAATTCTCATTTATGTCAAAGATTGGCATTTTGATTCTATTTATCGCATACATTTTCATTACAAAACCGATTATTCTTTTTACTATTTCTATATTACGCACAATCAATTCTTTTTTACCGAAAAATGTATATCTTTCTATCTACTAAAAAAATAAATAATATTTATAAAAAATATTATCTATTAACTTCTGGATATCTTCTTCTTTTCTTCCCCGTATTAATTATTCGCATTTTAAATTCTATCTAAATCATCAATAATCATATTTTTGACGATACCACCACCACCACTAACACTTTCGTCATCAATATCATTTCCCTTATCATTACCATAAATAATTTTCAATCCAATCCAGCCTCCATGTTCTCTGGAAGGTTCATAAAACTTGTTAGTAATAAACTCTTTGATCTCAGACTGTTTTGGTGCACGCTCATTCGGTGCTGCCAACGCATACCACGATTTAAATTCTTGTGCAATTTCTTGTACCTTCAATACAATCGAAGTATCATCTGGATTCACGACCTTGATCTTTTCCGCAACAAAGCAAGAAATATAATCGCTTTCACGACGATATTTATTCGTGCGATCCTTGACTGCTTTACAATTACCAAATGTACCTTGTGTTCTAAATGCAATCTTAACAAGCATTCCAGCAAATATAGATATCCATTTTTTCATATTATCTTTCAAGTTCTTATTCTTTGGATATTGATATGGGTATTCTTTTTTGCGGAATAACTCATCTGGTTCTGTAAACTTTGATTCAAAATCGCAAATGCGAATACGTCGCCAAGTTCCATCATCATGACTATTCATTTCAAACAGAGTATTAGTACAAACGACCAAATGAAATTGGATTGTAAATGTCTCTGTATCACAATACAAAGCACGACCAGAAATGGTTGAATCGCCTGTTAATTGTTTCATAATACCTTCATTGATTCGATCACCCTTCTTTGGTTCTGCCATGACCGCATATCTGATTCCTTTCAATTGCATAATTTCAGAAGAGGTTCCCCCGATACTGGGTCGTTTTTCTGTTATTAATGTAATTGGAACACTTCCTGCATATTCACCCAACGTCATAAACATTAGATCTGTCAACATGGATTTACCATTACTTCCACGACCATGATAAATATTAAATGTTTGATTCTTATTCTCACCGATCAATACAGCTGCCAAATGATTCCACATATATTCACATAAATCAGGATTCGGGAATAGTTCAGTCATAAATCGTAAAATTTCACTGGCAATATCACGCTGTTCTACACTGTCTTCAATATATTCTTCATAGTTGACATTTGTGCATTTTGTAATATAATCAGAAGGAAGACCATTCCTGAAAATCTTCTGTTCCAAATCGACGACTCCATTCTTAAAGCAGATGAGCCATCTATTAGTATCGATACTTCTAGAGAAATCAACGTCAAAGAAGATCTCACGTGCTTCAACCATTATATTATTTTTATCCGATGTTTTCTTTAACAAGACAGCAACATCACTCAACTTGGAAATTTTCTTTTTATTTGCAACATGTCTTGGATCACTCGGTTCCAATTCCATTGTTTCGTTGATCAACTTTTGTAATTTATTATTATATATCGCATACATATCTGTTGAAATCATCATTCTGAGAGTCTGTCCCTTGTCCTGTTCCCAACGATGATTCTTGAAAACATACCATGTCTTACTTTTTGTATCACTACACACATACTTGTCTTTATACATATGAAATAATACTTTCGCAAAATCAAAGTCATTTGGGTTTACGATAGTCTGTTCAATATAATGTTCACATGTATCCTTCTTTACTCGGTCATAGTCTTCTTTTGATCCTTCTTTTGCCCAATACATAATTGAACGAATTGTTACGCCACCAGATTTATCCTTTAAATATTTGAACCATCTCTCATATAAGGTCGATATCGTTGAATAGTCGAAATCATCTGCTTTGCTTCTCAGCATAACCCATGATAAGAATAGACAATCATCAGTGTGTTTCAATGCCAATGCAACTTGTGTATTGATCGCATGCGAACCAGGTTCATAGTATTTCTTTGGAAGAATCTGCGTATATTCATGCGCTTCTCTAATATTATATTGTTCAATAGATAAACTATTCAACATATTATCTACTGCTTTTTGTAGCGACGATTTGTCATGAATATCATCGATGCATATATCTTCAACTGTATTTTCATTCGATGGACTCAATAATCTGATTTTTGTATTCGTTTTTTTGGCATTATTTCGTGTTGCAGGTTTTAAGGTATCCAATATTGCCTGGAATGATTCCGTAAATTCAAATTTTTGATGTCCATCATATTGAGCGGACAATTTATACAAGTTGGATGCCAGATTTTCCGGAGATAGAATCTCACTGACTGGTTTTTCATTCATCGTGATTTCTTTATCCGCAGTGTCAAATCCAATTTCATAACATTGTGTCAATTCATATGCGAGATTTCCAGGTTTTCTCGATCCGAACATTTGCCAATTTGTTGTTCCTTTTGTGATTCCGTCATCGAATACATTACTCCATGTATTGATAATTGGAATATCTGTCCATATTTCTGCGATTTTCTTGACAATAATATCTCTCAATACGACTTGTAAATAATGGTCTAATTGAACACCGATAATCATATGAATACCGTCTTTTGTCAATGACCCATCTTCCAATCTATTCACTTTTGGTTTTTCAAAAATGTATACTGGGAATGATGTGTCTTCTGTAAAATCCAAAACAGTTTTTAATTCTTCTAAATATAGAACAATTAGATCGACAATATGTTCTTTTGTATGAAGTCGTTCAACAACGTTGTGATCATATCTCATATCAATATCGACTAGAATTCCACAACCACTTTCCAATTGTCTTTCTGTTAAATATTCCATTTTTTTATCCAGAAATATTGATTTATGATATAAAATGAAGAATTCTTGTAGTTCTTCTTTCGGTATTACATAAGATCCACCGAAAATATTCAACTTCTTTTCTCCAATTCTTGTATGAGTTGGAGACACGCCCTCAACCTTTGATGCTTGATGATTTTTAAGAAAATCATTCAAATTATGAGACGATGATGAAGATGATGTATTCATAATTTGGTTCATTTGTTTGTTATTAACTTATAACAATATATTTTTATATCAATTTTATATTTATAGATTACGTTTGTAGTTTAATTTTAAACGCAGTTGTTATGGTGTTTGCGTAATGTTTTTTGTTATTCATTTATATATAATGACACCATAATATGGCAACCTTTAAAATCAACCTTTGAGAAAGGGTTGAGCCAAAGGATGCCGGAGGCGTATATTTTTTAATGGTTTAAAGATAATGTTTTATATATACGGAAGAAATGGAAAAAAAAGAAGAACCAATGATTATCAAGAGAGAAACAGTCAAGCGTCTTATTAAAGATGTAAAACAACTTAAAGGCCACCCATTAGCAGGAGATAATATATATTATTATCATGATGAAGAAAATATGATGAAAGGATATGCGCTCATTATCGGCACAATTGGAACGCCTTATTTCGGGGGTTATTATCTATTTGAACTGAATTATCCGGCAGATTATCCACATACTCCACCGAAGGTTGTCTATTTAACAAATGGTGAAAATATACGATTCAACCCAAACTTGTATGTCAATGGAAAAGTTTGTATTTCTCTCTTAAATACTTGGAGAGGAGAACAATGGACGTCTTGTCAGACAATCAATAGTGTTCTTCTTACTTTAGGAACATTATTATGTAATAATCCATTATTAAATGAACCCGGTATTGGATTTGGAAATCCCGATTGTGCAAATTATACAAAAATAATAGAATACAAGAATATTGATATTGCTGTATTAAATGTATTGACTTCATTTGCACCACAATTTAGTAATATTGATCCAATCATACAACGATTTCTACCTATTATTTCAGAGAAATTTGTATCTAACTGCGATCAATTGCGAACATTTTTAGAAGAGAGAAAGGACTCGATTCCCAAATTAGTAAAAACAGCGGTTTATAATATGAGTGTATTCATTGATTACGGTAAATTATATGAAAAGTTTTGTGTTATTGTTTCAGAGAAGTTATAATATATAATAAAATTGAATATAAATAAATAATATAAATTATTAACAAAGAAAGCATGAAATTCTGCACCGTTTGTTCAAACATGTATTATATCAACATCAGTGAAGATGATCAAAACAAGTTGGAATATTACTGCCGTCAGTGTGGTAACAAAGAGAAAAATATTGACATGAGTAGTATTTCTGTCGCAAAAACGATCATCAAGAAGAATGAGCAGAAATTCTCTCATATCATCAACAAATACACCAAATTGGATCCTACTTTGCCTCGAATTAATACAATCGATTGTCCGAATCATTCGTGTTCTACGAACACACATAGCACGGAGAAAGAAATTATATATATTCGTTACGATGATATCAATATGAAATATGTATATTTGTGTTCAACATGCGATACCATTTGGAAATTAGAAAATTAAATTAAAAAGATAAAGACTTTAAAGAATAAAATTGATATATAAATATATAAGTTATATTTATATATATGAACTTACAAGAAATGATGGCAACTTATGGCACCAAAACTTTAAAAAAGAAAGACCCTACAAAAAATAAGACGAAAAAGGTTGTTATCAATTCGGTTCCTATGTTAGAACCTGATAAACCTGAACATTATGTCGAATCCAATTTTGAACCTGACATTGGTCAACCTGGTATAGAAGAAACTCCTGCAGAAATAGAGGAATTTGCAGCAATTGAAGCTACCCGCGAATTTGCAACAGAATCGGCTATTGAGGATGCTCTTGCTGAAGCGGCTGTAGAAAATACTATATTACACAAATATGTAAATGATGATGAATCCAACTTTGAATCCAACTTTGAAAAAGTTGGACAAAAGGGTATGCGGGAAACTCCCGCAGAAGTTGGACAAAAGGGCAAAGAAGATAATGAAGAACTCGAAGAAGAAGCTGAAGAAGAAGAAAGCGATGAAGAAGGCGATGAAGAAGAAGAAAAAGCTGAACAAAGGGAAAATCCTACAGAAGTTGGTGAAAGAAGGAGTATGCGAACAAACCCAGCAGAAGAAGAGTCTCATCATATTTTACAAGATGAAGAAGATGATGATGAATCTGATACTGAAGATGAACCATATTTACAAAAATTTCAGTCAGAATTGAATAAAAAATATTTAGAAAATATACATCCTGAATGCGTAAGACATAATAACAATGAAGTTCTGGTTATGACGCAAGTTGTAAGAGATGAATACAAGAATATTGTTGATAGTTTACATAGAACATTACCTTATTTAACTAAATATGAAAAGGCGAGAGTGATAGGTCAACGAGCAAAGCAAATAGATATGGGTGCAACTATCTTCATTGATGTTGATTCAAAAATTATCGATGGATATATTATTGCTGAAATGGAACTGATGGCACGTAAGATCCCCTTTATTATTCGTCGTCCAATTCCAGGAGGAGGTTCTGAGTATTGGAATTTGAAAGATTTGGATATTATTTAATAATGTTCGATTGATTGAACTGTGATAATAAGTATTATAATTTGTTTTATTATAAACAATTTTTTATAATACTTATTATGAAGATAGCTCTCTGTTTTTTAATTAGTTATCAACATATTATTAATAAAGAACATATATGGATTCAATGGATCAAAGAATTAGAGGATATTGTTAATGTGTATATTCATTATACAGATTATTCAAAAATTCAGTCTCAGTGGATTAAGCAACGAGTATTACCTTACAAATATATTGTGAAAACAGATTATACACATGTTGTTCCAGCTTATATGTCTTTGATGTATTATGCATCAGAGAAAGATCCTACAAACCAATGGTTCTGTTTTGTAACTGGATCTTGTTGTCCAATTATTCCTGCAAGTGTTTTTCGTCGACAATTCTTTGAAAATCATAGAAAATCAATTATGACATATAAACCTATATGGTGGAATCCATTTTTAGTGAATCGTGCCAATTTACTACGTTTAAAACCAGAATATCATTTGGGAAATAATCCGTGGTTTATTCTCTCTCGCGACGCGGTTACAAAGTGTTTATTATATCAAAAAAAAAACTTTTTAATTTATCATATGATATGTAGTGGAACAATTGCAAATGAGAGTATTTTTGCTATCATGTTATCATCTCAAAATATTCTAAATAATAATCATGTAATTAATAAAGAAGTATTTGCGACAGATTGGAAAAATATGGATACTCCAACAAGCCCTCATACTTTCCGCAAAGGTAATACAGAAGAGATTTGTTTCATAGAAGATAAAAAGAGAGAAAAATATATAATGTTTTTACGTAAAGTGGGATGCGAATTTCCTGATGATGTTTTGAAGAACTATATAAGTGAAAAAACGGTATACGCGAAACAATTCCAACCTTTAAAAAAAGTTTGTCCAAAGGACTTCACATTCTTCACTTTTTTCAATAGTGGAGGTTTAATACTTTTATTCTTTATATTATTTTCATTGACTACTATTTTTGTTATCAATCCTTAACATTTCCATCGTTTACCACATTCAATACATGTAACGAATGTTGTCATAGGTTCATCTGCAGATCGTGTCTGCATTTGGTAATACGTGCACTTATTGGAATGACATTTGCTACAAACAAATGTATCTGTCGCTGCTTCAATTTTCGTCTCATATTTATTTTTATCACGCTTTTTCTTATCTTCAATCATTGTCGCCCATTTATCTGGACGCATTTCTTGATGTGTCATGAAAGCGAGATCAATCGCTTTGATATCGCCTCGTTGTATTGCTTCACAGAAAGAAGGGAATTCAAGATTAGTATATATGCTTCTTAAACGATCCAAATATAATTGAACAAAGTATGGATTGTCCCATTTCTTCAATAACTTGCGAGTAGTTGCCTCTTTTAAAGCAAAGTTATATACACCTCTTTCAATATTACGACTCAATTTGTCATTTTTGATGATCAAATCGATTTTCTTTGTTAAATTGGATCGAAATTCAATTGGTTGTGCGATTGTCAGCATTTTGGTGGTTTATCTTTAAACTTAAATTATTTATTTAAGTTTAAATCAATTTAATAATAGGCAGAAAAACTCTTAGATTATGTATTGGTATCATCATCACTGAATGCTTCTTCTTCCAACTCTACACTAATATCTACATATATGTCATCTTTTTCTGTTGTAGAAATGATAACATCATTGGATATCTTTTTTTTGGATCTTGTTTTTTTTGGAAGAACCTCTAGTTCCTCGGGTTCATCTTCAGTATCTTCTTCTTCTTCCAATTCGACGTCATCAGAATCAGTTGTAACACTATCGGATTCGGAGTCGTCATCGACAATAAATCCGTCTTTTAAATATCCGGTCTTTGTTTTTTCGCTGTCAGGAATACAATCTAATTCATCATCTTCTTCTTCATCTTCTTTTGCAGTTGCAGTTAGATCTTCAAATCCACCCATTAATTTCTCGTATATTTTATTCCATAATAGAACATTAAGAGAGATATATTCTTGCTCACCGGTTGGTAATATTTTATGACCAACGAGTGCACATTTTCCAAAGAATAATTGTGTATCAATCGGTGGAGGAAACTCGTATTTATTTTCGTAATTTGCTTTGCCAATATTTTTGCCATATACTGCAATAGAATATTTAACTCCATCGATTTTTTTCGTCCATTCTGTTTGTTTTTTAAATCCATCTGATTTTGTAAACCCACATCTTTTATATAATTCTGCTTCATTATACTCTTTAATAGTTTGTGGTGTAATTATGGCAGTTTTATCAATAATAAGAATTCCTAGGTTTTTCATTGAATCAATTAGGAGCCACTCTTTATATTATTTTAAAAATCGTATTTATACTTCTGTTTCCACTTTTTTAAAGGTTGTGTTGTTTCGTAAAATGAATAATAAATAAATGTTGACAACTAATAACTAAACTATGATTTGGTATATTTTCAAAATTGCTGTTCTCTCTTTATTGATTATTCTGTTAGCGCATAATATAATGAACTATTTAAAAACAAATTTGACTTCACCGAAAATAAAAGATTATGTTACTATCCCACAAGAACATTATGAAAAAATCGCGACGCTTTTGTCCAAGGAAACGATATCGACAGAAGAAGATGTGGTCCAACTAATACATGAAGACGAAGACTCTGCAAAAGAATTGTCAGAATATATGGATACTATATTATAAATAGTTTAAAAACGACATGATAATTAAATGATATGCAGCAACCATATCCACAATATCAATATCAACGTCGTCGTTTATTACCTCCTTTTGAACATTCTTATGAAACAATTATTCATAAGAATGTTTACTCTTCTTATATACTCATTATTCCAACAGGAACTCCATCATATATATGGATCACTAAAGATGGATCATTGTTACAAAATACAAAAGAAGAAAAGAAAATTCAATGTTCTACTAGTCCATCTTTGACAAAAGGATGCGGAACTCTATTTTACGGCGTATATTTTCAATACAAAGGCATTTCTTTTTATGCGATTGAAGATATATTGTATTATAAGGGCGATAATATATCGAGTAACTCTTATCAAGAGAAGATTGGTATTCTGGAAACTATATTAAAGAGAGAAATACAACAACAATCTACTAATAATATCGATGAAATTATCATAGGATTACCTATTATAACTACACAAGATGGATTAAAGCGTATATCATTTGACGATTTACCATATTCTGTGAAATATATACAATTTAGAAATAACCAAAAACAACGAGGTAATCATCGGTTTCAATTACCATATAATAAGTTCGGAGAACAATATCGTGTTATGACAGTTCGTCCTGATATAGAAAACGATATATATTATTTGTGCGATGATGATGACAAATCATGTGGAGTAGCATGTATTCCTGATTATAAGACGAGTGTATTTATGAATTCAATATTTAGAAATATCAAAGAAAATATCAATTTGGATGCGATCGAAGAAAGTGATGATGAAGATGAATTAGATAATGATCTTGTCGATTTAAAGAAAGAATGTAAAATGATATGTAAATTTCATTTACGTTTCAAGAAATGGATCCCGATAGAAGTTGTATAATATTAAATTGTGAACTATTTTTTTATTAGAAATAATAAAATAATAATAATAATTTACATAATATGAACACTACAATTATTTTAACATCAACTATAAATGTAGGTTCAAATATTAGTTGTTTATATCAAAAAAATTCAACTGATAGATTATCTCTGTATTTAAAAAGTGTTCGTCAATGGTTATTCAATACAAAATTTAATATTATTTTAGTTGAGAATTCGGGATACAATTACGATGAATTAAATTCTGAGAAACAGCAATACAAAAACAGATTTGAAGTTATTACATTTAAAGAAGAACAATTAAAACAAGCAACATACTTAAAAAATGAACATTCTAAGGGTGCACATGAAGTATTTGCAATATATTATGCTTTCTGTAATTCGAAAATAATACACTCATCAAATTTTATAATTAAAATAACAGGGCGCTTTTATATACCCGATTTAGAAAAGTATTTGAGTCGTTATCATTTAGATGATTATGATTGTTTAACACAATATAATAAAGATAGATGTGAAATGGTTGGATGTCATTACGCAAATTTTTCATATATATTTAATATATATTTAATTGACGATAATAATTGCTATGATTTTCATATAGAAAATATTTGGAAATCTAGAACTTCAAAATATGATAATTGTTTAGTATGTAAACAATTGCCAATAGAACAAACGCAACGAGGAGGACTTAACGAATGCTATATCGACATATAATTAATTGTTTGAATGTATTATCTTCATTACACAATATATATGTTAAATATAATTATAATATTATTATAATTATATGTACGATTACGTCAATAAAATGAACGCGCATTCTGCTGCGACGCCTAATTTTGTTAGTACAGATGAAGCTACTGGTAATTTCGGTGGATATAAAGGAATTGAAAACAATACGCTTGCGGCAAGTGCATCTGCCATAAAAGGTGGTAAGCGTAGACGTTTGCGTTCAAAGAAACATGGACGCAGAAGCAGAAAAACTGGATCACGACGAGGACATAGAGGTGGTTCATGTGGTTCTTGTGGAGTATCAAATTATTTAGGATTAGGAAAAGGAGGTTCTCGTAGAAGAAGAAAATCAGGGGGTTCTCATAAAAGAAATAAAAAATGTAATTGTTTATGTCATATGAAAAAAAATTGTAGGCGTAGCAATTGTGAGTGTGCTTGTCACAAATTACAACATGGTGGGATAACTTCTATAACAAATCCTATTAGTGGATATAGCATTCCAGGTTATTCTATAAAAGCATCAGAGTTAGCTTTGGCTAATCCTCCACCTGTTTCACAATATCAAAATACTTAGAATACTTAAATTGATATTGGTATCGATTGTTTTATTACTCGTTTTAGCAGACATTTGCCAGGTAGAATGCCCTCAGTGGGTATTTCTAAACTAGCACTAGCACTAGCACTAATACAACCTTTCACAATTGTATAATTTTGCTTTTTATAAAACTGTTTTCTCTTACGCCATTGGTTTTGAAAAGGTGTATGTTGATCTATAATATCAACCACAATCGGTCGTCCATGTTTTTCTCTTAAAATACGTCCTACTGCCTGTTCTATATCCGTCTTTGGTGTCGCCATAATCAAAGTTGTTAGTGTCTTAATATCGAGCGCTTCTGCAGCCATTGAATATGTCGCAATTACAATGCGTTTGCCTTCTGTCTCTTTTAGGGCAGCCTCTTTCATTCCTCCAATATAATATCCAACACTTCCTCCTGCAATTTGACGATGTTGAATAGCATCATGTAGATATTTTAATATATTCTTATTATGAGCCAATATCATCATTTGTTGTGCTTCATTTTCTTTGAACATTGAAATAACTACATCTAGAATAAACTCGGTTCGTCGATTATATGTACATAATTTGGAAATCATAGAACTATATTGGACATTTCCACGATAATCGGTTTTCACTTCATTAAATTCGTCATCATCAACCTTATATTCGAGAGCTCGAACTGTCACATTATAATCTTCTTCTCTCTTTCCCTTGTAAACAACTTCTCCGAGAAACATTTTAAATACTGGTGTTGTTCCATCTTTACGATTCATTGTTGCAGATAATCCCATCATATATTTTGTAACAATTTTGAATAAAGCACATGAAAACACTTCACTCGAAATATGATGAACTTCATCAATAATAGTAAGCCCGAAACTATCAAAGAGAGAAGAAGGATAATCTTTCATTGATAATGATTGTAACATCCCCAATACAATATCTTTATTTTCAATATCAATAATCTGCCCTTGGATTTTGCCTATGCGTGCTGTCGGCAGAAACTCTCTGATTCTCTCTATCCATTGATTCATTAGAAACTCTTTATGAACAATAATCAACGTCTTCTTCTGTAACAAAGAACAAATATAGAGAGAAATAACCGTTTTGCCAAATGCACAAGGCAACTCCAATAAACCACCACCTCCACCACCGCTTATATTCGACATAAAAGCATCTACAACTGGAACTTGTATTGGTCTCAAAGATGCAACAAATGGACATTCAATTGATACTCCACCAGGTAATGCCAATTTAGGTGAACCATAATGTGTAATACCATAATATCGAGGTATATATATTTTATTGATAGATTCACGATAAATTGGATAAGATATGATATCTGCACCAAAACCTCCACCAACGCACGTAATAATTTGAGGTTTTACAAGCAATTTCGATCGCAGATCTATCAATTGTTCTCTCGTTAATTCACTTTTTAAAATAGTATATCCTTTTTTACCCAAGTAAGTATTCATTGTTATTTGCATTGTTGGCATTGTTGTTGTCGTCATATTCGTCTTTAATAAATATATTATATTGTAAATATATTTATATCAATTTAATAAAATACTTGTTGGAATAGAACCAAATAAAATATATCATTATGATATATGGATATAGGAACCAATACTTTTACAGAACTATTCGCAAAAAAAAATCTGGGTCAGTTGACATTACTAATATTATTTTTCATTTATCTAATCATGGGGTATAAAATGCCTCATGGATTGGCCATTTTAATTGATACTATATGGGGTAAAATCATCGTCATTTTAATTGCTTTTATATTATTTGCTGTATGTAATCCTATTTTAGGAATACTTGGATTTTTTGTTGCATATAAACTATTAACGTCATCTACAATCGAAACTGGATCTTATGGAAAATTACATTACATTCCATCAGAAGAAAAGAAATATGCCGATATGATTAATAATAATAAATATCCATATACGTTGGAACAGGAAATTGTCAAGATAAGAGCACCTATTCATAAATATAACACAGAACCAGATAATAAACAACAATATTCATTTACACCTATATTAGATGAACAACATGATGCTGCTTCTGTCTATTATAATGGAGTCATTTAATCTATTGTTTCGCATTTGTAAATAAATTACTTAATCCACCACCAGGAGATACATAATTATTTAAAACATTAATAAATGGTTTAAATGTTTCACTATTACCTTTTGGTTTTTTCGAAATACGTGTATTAATTAATAAGTTTGTCCTTGCGAGAGCAACATATACTACACCAATAAGTAAGATGACAATAATAATTACAACAGTTGTATAATTTAATCCTAAATTGGTAAACATATTTCCAATTGTATTATTTGACGATGCGGATGATCCGCTTATTGTTTGCTTTTTAAATGCAACTTCCACAGTTTCTGTAGCACTATTTATTGGTTGACAATCAATATAAATTTCGCCTGAATCAGACACTCCTGGTCCTTTTTGATTAAAAAATAAATTACTTTCATATGGAAAAATAGATTCAGGACTAGGGTATGGAGTTATATAGTTGGCAATATCATTTAAAATTTTAGCAGGCACATTAATGGCATTTTGGATTCCATAAACAACAATATTATTTGAACCCTGTTGATAATAAAAATAAGGTTTATATGGAATAATATCATTTAGATTATAGTTTTGGATATAAAATGTTTCTTGATCACCCGGTTTATTCATATTGTAATCGACAACATCATTTAATATATTTGAAAATACTTGTGATGACTTACCAGAAGATGAACTTATTGGTATACATATTTCTAATAGATTGTTCCTATTGGCAGAATCATAATGAAAAATAACAAGTTCTGCTTCTGCGGTTGAACCATTAAATAAATGTACAGATGGAGAAAATAATATTATTTGAGCCACAATATACTTACTATTACTAAATGTGACTGGGGTTGAAGTAGGGTCTATGTTATATGAAAAAAGAAAGAAAGGTCCACTATTACCAACTACACATGTAGAACTTGGAGGATAATTAAATGATAAAGAACACTTATCATCACAATAATTTGTAGTTGCGCTGTCTATTATATTCATTACACTCATAATTATATTATACTATTATAATATAATCGTGATTATTTTGAAGGCATAAATTGTTGTGCCATACCACTCAAACTATTTAAACTGTTAAAGTCAAAACCACTCATCAGTGATTTGGCACTATCTATTAATGGTGTCATATTTTTCATTGCATCAGCTAACTTCACTTGTTGCTCCATTAATTTATGTGTATCATTCGTTAATCTCTGCATCCCATCACTACCTAAAATTTTATTCAAATCATCATATGCATCTTCAACTGTCGAAGCATAATCTATTCTATTACTTTTCTTATTACTCATTATATCCATGCCATCCTTAACAACTTCTGGTTTGGATCCGTCAGTTAAATTTTTTAATTTTGCCATAGGATCAGTATTAGAATCTGAAGTATTATTCGAACTAGAAGTAGTATTTGGTTCAGTAGGTTTCTCTGATTTTGTATCTGCGGTAGAATCAGAATTTGTCATTCCTTCTTTCACTTTCATCCCTAAACTCGCAATATAAGTAATGATCAAAGCTAATCCCAACACAAGAATCATATTGTGGTTAAAGGAATATATAATATAAGATATCAATGCAAATACAATTATCAATCCAATTTTATTTGCTAAAAGAAGTGATAATAGGAATAATAATGATAGAGCTAATGTAGAATATAATACATATTTGTTAGATAACCACTTATTGGACAATAACTTATTAGTATATTGTTTCAATGAACTTTTTGATTTAAATTTCATTATATATAATAAAAATATAATGTTTGTTATAATTTAATAAAATTGAATTATAAATGAAATAGTTTGTTCTTACAATTCAACTAAACACAAAGAATGAACGCTAGTAGTTATCAATTGACTGTCAACGAATTATTTCATCCAGCAATAAATGGAAAAGATATTAATAGTTCTCCTGATATTTTACAGCATTATATCGTAATATATTGTTATTCTTTTAGAGATTTGAATGACGGCGAGACAACAGATGAAGATGACAGTGATGAAGATGAAGACGACAATAATGAAAATGATAGTCAAGATAATAATCAACAATATGTAATTCAATTAATCGACCTGATTTATGATGATATTAAACAGATATCACATAGAATACCTACTAGACATCCTACTATTCGTAATTATTTCAATATAAGAAAAAGGGGCTTAAAGCCTGATATAGCACAAAATATCATACTATCTGGCGGTGAAAAAGTATCGATTATTAAAACGATTTGGATACGCATTATTCAGCGTACATGGAAACGAGTTTATCGTGCGTATTTATGGGGTCGATATTTGCGCGTTCTTCGTGGAGGAGCACGTCTAGAACTGGACAGTGAACCTCGTCTTTTACGTGGTCTTTTAAGCGATCTCTTATGTCGACGACGACCACGCATTTGAGATTTGCGGCGACGACCACCAGATAATTCAAAATTACCTTTTAGTTGGTTTGCTAGAACATCTCTTAAATTATTATTATATTCATCTCTTAAAAAAATCATACCATCCTGAAATATTTTCGAATTAGTAATTTTTCCTTCGGTTATCATTTGATCAATTAACCCTTTAGCAATCCAATATTGAATTAGCTTATTTTTAGTTTCACGTGAAAATCGCGAATCATTTAAAATTTCTATTATTTGAGTTTGTTGTATTTTAAATTTTCCAAGAATCTCCTCTATTGGTGCTTTTTTTCTTCCAATACTTATATCCATAATAACTTCTGCTATACTACCCGAAAGGTTTGTAATACTTTTAAGTTTCTCTGAATCAGAACAATCCTCACAATTAAATGAATCAATAAATGCAGAACTATCTGCTAATAAAGTTTTAACACCTTGTAATTGAGTATTTGTTTGTTTAATGAGCCCAACATGATCATTACTTTTATTTGCAATATTTTGTGATTTTTGTATGAGACTATTCAAATCTGTTGTAATTTTTGTCAATACTGCTTGAGTTTGTTCTTTATCGACTGGTAATTCTATTGCTTGTTTACAACATTGAATAATTTTATATATTATATCATTTTTGGAATTTTGTATATCAATCATGATTTGTTGTAAATTTACGTTTATTTCAGACAAATCGGCATCCATTGTAGTTTGTAAACCACTTGTCTGATCTAATGATGCGGAAATAGCGTTAATTTTTTGTTCTATCTCGTCTCCAATATCATTTTCACTCATATTATAATATCATAATATTATTTACCAGGACATGTGTATTCATTCAAATGTTGTTTTAAATTCCCCATTTCTTCCATAATATATTTTTGATCTCGAATTGCTTCTCTGACTTTGTCCTGTGTTAATTCACCATTCATACGCAAATCCTCGCTATACTGTTTCAATGTTTCGAATGCCTGTATCTGTTGTTTTTTCTCATTCATGATATAATCATTATATTTACTATAGTCTTCTTTTACACCTCGAAGAAATTCATTTGTGCTAATATATTCTTTTAAATCGTTTTGCTTATTTGCTAAAAAGCGTCGTTTTAATCCAATTTGGTCTTGGATTTTTTGAAGAAGATTATCTCGATTTCCTACGTCTAGTATTTCTAGAGGTTGAGCTGTATATTTCTCTCTTTGTTGATTTTGAAAGAGAGACAGAAGATTATTATATTGTTCTTCTTTGTTATATTGTTGTTGTTGTGGTTGTGGTTTAATAATAATATCAGGAGGATATAATTTATGTTGCTGATTTTGTTGACCATTAATGACAATATTAGGAGGCAATAATTGTTGTTGCTGTTGCTGTTGTTGATATTGATTATTCAGCGTATTTAATTGTGTTTCTAAATATTCGGGTATATCATAATCATTTGTTTCAAAGTCATCATCATCATCAGTAATATATTCTTGTAATTGTGATTGTGATTGTGGTTTATAAATATCCAAATAATTGTTATCATCATATTGTTGTGTTAATGAAGGTAAATCTATATACATATTTTCTGTAGAGTCGTCCCTTTGTAGAGGTTGAATCGTTTGACCAAGATTAAATTCTTCCATTTAAAGTAAAAAGAGAGAAATATTAAGCGATTAAAGTATAAAAATATAGTATTTGTATATATGTAAGAATATGAATAAAACCGAACCACTATTAACTCCAAATGATGATCGATTCGTTATGTTTCCAATTGAACATGATGACATATGGGAAATGTATAAAAAACAAGTAGACAGTTTCTGGAGGGCAGAAGAGATCGATTTATCTAAAGATGTAAATGATTGGGAGCTGCGTTTGTCAGATGAAGAGAGACTATTTGTTTCTACAATTCTAGCATTTTTTGCAGCGAGTGATGGCATTGTATGCGAAAACCTGGCATTACGGTTTATGAATGAAGTTCAGGTTGCTGAAGCACGTGCCTTTTATGGTTTCCAAATTGCTATGGAGAATATTCATAGTGAAACATATAGTCTTCTAATAGATACGTATATTCGTAATAAAGAAGAAAAATATCGTCTGTTTAAAGGAATCAATAATTTTCCATGTATTAAGAAAAAGGCGCAATGGGCACAGAAATGGATTGCTGATAAAGATGCGAGTTTTGCTGTTCGATTGGTCGCATTCGCATGTGTAGAAGGGATCATGTTTTCTGGAGCATTTTGTGCCATTTATTGGTTGAAAAAGCGAGGATTAATGCCTGGATTGACATTTTCCAATGAACTAATTTCGAGGGATGAAGCACTTCATGCAGAGTTTGCTGTTCTTCTTTATAAAAAATTGGAATCCCGTCTCTCTTCTGTACAAGTTGTAGAAATAATACGGGAAGCGGTTGATATTGAGACGGATTTCATTTGCGAGGCATTGCCTTGTCGTTTGATTGGTATGAATTCGCTTTTAATGACACAATATATTCAATTCGTTGCAGATCGTTTACTCGTTCAATTGGGTTATGAGAAGGTATATGGTGTTCCTAATCCATTCGAGTGGATGGAATTAATATCAATTGAATCTAAGGCTAACTTCTTTGAAAGCAATGTAAGTAGTTATGCTTTGGCGAATAAGACGAAGGATGAATCAGTTTTTAATTTCTGTGCAGATTTTTGAAATGAATATGATTATGATTATGATTGTGTGGTTGGCTAAGATAATAATATTTATTACAATATTATTATAATAAAAACTAAATAGTTCATAATAACTATCGATGATTTACTGTCATTTAGCTGGTGGATTAGGCAATCAACTCTTTCAAATATTTGCAACAATTGCACACGCATTGAAAGAAGGACAAACATTCGATTTCACACCAAATGAGAAGTTAGGAGATAGAAATACGTATTGGACAACATTTCTCTCTTCTTTACAGAAATATACTGGTCATTGTAAAGAAGTAAATCGTCGAATCAATGAAATAGGATTTCATTACAATGCGTTGCCTTCAATATCAAAAACAGAAAATATATTATTAACAGGATATTTTCAATCTCCAAAATACTTCAAAGAGAGAAAAGCAGAAATATATAAGATCATTGGTTTATCAAAGAAGAAAAAAGCAATAAAGAATATATATCGACAACTGATTATGGATGACGCTGTTGTAATCAGTCTACACTTTCGCATAGGCGACTATATTAAGCTTCAATCACATCATCCAATTATGCCTATAAAATACTATGCCTCTGCATTGAATCATATAAAGAACAACTTAAAGCCGTTTATTGGAGGAACCATATTATATTTCTGTGAAGACGCCGACTTATCTTATGTGGAATCTGCTATTATTACACTTAAAATAACGAACCCTGAATTGACTTTCAAGAGATGTCCGGGAGAAATAACCGATTGGCAGCAAATGCTATTAATGAGTTTATGTGATCATCATATTATTGCAAATAGCACATTCAGTTGGTGGGGGGCATACTTCAATAACAATGAAGATAAAATTGTATGCTATCCTGAAAAATGGTTTGGAGAAGCATTACAACAAAATAATACTTGCGATTTATGTCCACCTGAATGGACTCGCATTTTATAACTCTGTCGAATGATAATTATCCAAAATATAATAAGTTGTATTATTTGTTATTGGATATATCTGTCTTCTACCAGAATTATATATTGCTGTTGCATTTACACATATTGTATCATTGAGCGTATTTAATAGTTCTTCTCCATGTATTTTAATAAAACCATATATGACGGGACCATTTACTTGTTTCCATATTAGCTTTTCAAATATTTTTTCTTTTGTCAATTCGAAACAAATATCGAATTTATTTTTCTTTGTAGACGTTCGTCTCATTGTGGGATAGAACCCTTTACCCATACCATTAAGGTAATCATTTGCACAATAATATAGTGTGATTGAAATCATTAATACATACTAATATTATTTATAATATTTAAACTGTTGTATTTTTTAACGGTTTAAATATTAATTCAATAATATAATATCATGACGACAACAAAACGCAATCAAGATTATCTTCTATTGATAATGAATTGTGTTCGATATAAAGATAAAGCAAATTTACAGAAAATGACATGGTTACAAAATTTACCCCCATTTTTAATCTATTATCATGTAATCGGTTTACCTTCTTTAGAAACAGATTTTATCTTCTCAGAGAAAGAGAGAATATTATATGTTCGAGTAGCAGATGATTATAATTCTCTTCCACAAAAAGTTATTGCCGCATATGAAGCAATTAATCGACAATTTAAATTTAAGTATATATTCAAAACAGATGATGACCAAGAAGTATTAAATGAACGATTCTTTGAAATGGTACAAGGATTGATTGAACGTCGCAATCGACCTAATTATGGCGGAAAAATTATTAATGTATTAAAACCATATTTTTCAATGTATAATAGGATACACCCTGAATTGCCTCCTGATCTACCTATTCTTACGACGACATATTGTAGTGGTCGTTTCTATTTTCTCTCTTTTAATGCAGTTCAAAATTTAATTCAAAAGAAAAATTTATTTGCAACAGAATACTTGGAGGATTATGCGGTTGGATATCATCTTGACGAACAATTGAAAGAAGATACACTCGATATTCAGAGCGACCGATTTTTAAACGATTTTGATGATATTTTATTTAACAAATAAAAATTGAAAAGCTTTTCTTCAAAAATAATCACTTTACTTTTGAACAAAATACAAAATGAACACTGAAGTTGTCAGAGAAATACGCCTTTGTAAAATTTGTGGGTTGGACGGATTTGGATTCAGTCCTACAAAACCATACTTTGAAATTGTCATGCCAGAAACATTAACCAACTCGGTTGTATGTCGTTCTTGTTATAATAATGTTTGGGGTATCCCATTCATCGCATGTAATAAGTTTGATGGCTCATGTTATAACTATTCTGATCAAAATGAAAATATATCATTTTGGAAGTCTATTATGGAGCCAGACAGCGAACCATATACACCAAGACCTGTTTTGTATGACGAAATTGGAATGCCTTGCTATCCTCTACTAAATATGCATGAACATCATGTATGGATGAATAATCCATGTGCATATTTCTGTATGGAATGTATACATAATAATATCGATAAATGTCAATGTTCATTATGTTCCAATTTGCTTGAATCAATGGTTAGTCCAAAGTAATAAAATGGTACAACAAACACTGAAGAATAATATTTAAGTATTCTAATATTTTTTATTGGAATACTTAACCCTTTTTTGTCCCAACTTTTTATAAAAGTTGAAAAGTTTAAAACTGATAAACATTTTCAATTGGATTTTTCCATTGAATTGTAGAAGTCTTAAATAAATGTGGTTTATCTAGATCCAACATTAATCGAGAATAATTTGTCGTCTTATGTTCAATATCACTATAATCTTCTCGTTGAACAACACTCAATGGAGTAATTAGAAACCATTTATCTCTCATTTGTAATTGAAACCAATATTTGTCGATCGCATAATGAAAATGATTTGCTGGCTCTTTCATCAAGAGATGAAGACCCGCCTTCATATTCGCAATCAATATATCATAATAGTGTTGTTTCACCATATATCCTGTTGTTGTTTGACATTTGGAAACTTGAATACTATGAGTTCCACAAGTCTTATAAGGCGGTAGATTGTTTCCAGCAAAAAGAACAACGTCCCATTCTATTCCAGAAGAGAGAAAATCGTTCAATTGTTGTTGAAATGCTGCGGGATTCAAGAAATGAATATCATCTTCTACTATTAATATATGTGTCCAATTATTTTCTTTCGCCAACATAATACATTTTAAATGACTTAAACTACAACCAATTCGCCCATTTTGTAATTTAATTGCATTGAATCGTTGTGCTGGCATACCTAGGTTTAACTGTTGCATCTCTTTTTCGACGTTTTCTCTCCTATCTGGGCGTGAGTTTAGATTAATGTAAATTGTGTTTTGAATATCTGTTATATTGTTCATAATATATTTAGTATATTATGTGTTTATTTATTACATTATTTCGAAAAATTGTTTATCCTTATCTTTATTTAATAATTATTTAATAATAAAAAAGTAAAGTATAACAAACAAAATGTATAACAACATGATTCGATACAATGAAATTGGTTCAGGTGATTATTACCATTGGGTGAATAAACCTCTGGTAAGACTGATTACCGAGTTAGAGACAAAAAAATCCAGATGTAGAATCTTCTCTAATCAAACATTATTCTTCGGTGAAAAATGGGCAGATGAGTCTGAAGATTATGTAAATATATGGGCATTTACAAAATTTATTCGAGGAAATATTAATCGTTTCATTGAAATCCTTGTGAACGATGGAATGGGTATAGATCAATTTGTTTATGACTTTATCGATGATGATAGATTATTATTAGACGGATTCATTTTAATAACTAATGAACTCATCTATCATTTCAATCCAATCATAGAAGAATTAAAACTACGATGTCCTTTGTATGCTTGGTCTAAATGTGACGAAAATACACGAGAGTTCTTTGCACAGAGCAAACTATGTAATTATCAGGTTTAATTTATCTTCTTCGATAACTTTTTTACATCTTGACATTAATATTATAATAATTATTTTCGCCAGACATAGACCATTTCTGTATATTCATTCTGTCGCTTTGATCTTTTATAAGGAACGGATTCATGTGCATCCCCAAATAAAGGCTTTAATACTCTATCATAGACCTCACTACACACATTGATCGCAAATATACCACCTGAAGATAATCCTGAATATGTTTTGTTAAATAGCGGTATATATAAACGAACATCCATATCATGTTTCGATGAATACTCTACATTATTCGCATATTTTTGAATGAAGTAATAAGGTGGAGATGTGAATACCATATCATATTCAATTGAACTGTAATCGAATACAGTTGCATCTTCAAAAAACACTTTTGCTGAAGTTTCAGGGTTTTCTTCTTGTAAAAAAGAAATAAGTCGTGAATAGGGTTCTTTCAAGTCATGATTAATTTCAACGCCGAAGTAATTTATACCCAGTGTTGTCGCAGCTACTAAACACCCACCCCATCCAGCACAACAATCAAGAACTGTTTTGGGTTTGTATCTGACAAATATTTCCGTACAAAAAAGTGGACGCATAATATTGATTGCACTAATACATATATTATATACTTCTTTCAAAACGACATATTCATTCTTTTTACCGTTTTTGTTTTTCACATTTTTGTAGTAATTCAACATTGTCTGAATATAATGCTTTTGCTTAAACTCATCAATCCTTTCAAGAAATTCAAAGAAATTTACATTATATTTGCCTCGAACTGCCAGACGCTGTGTAAAAGTGAAATAATCGACGATTTTGTTCCCTAATCGTGAAATCGTCGATGGCAATGTGGCGTGACCGTTTTTTAAACCGGTTGATAATTTGATTAATTGGGACATTTCTCTCTTTATCTCTTCTTTTGAAATTGGTTTAATTAATTGGGCAATATTTTCTCGCTTCATTATATTCATTATATACTAAATTAATAAAATTGAACTGAATTTATACGGTATAATAAAATTTACTTACTCGAAAAATGATTGTTTGGATTCTCAAAGCATTATGTCTCTTGAATATTATAGGCTTTCTATATAGATTGTCTTTGCTATTCCGTTCTCTCATATATTTGAAAGAACTGTGTTTAGCTAATTGGCTTGGAATCCTCTTAGTAATTATTTGTTTCCTGATTATTTATATTATATATATTTTGTTGTCTTCTGTTATCGATCAACAACAACAGATTATGAAAGAACTCGCAGAAATAAAATATATTATCAAAGAATTATATGATGAATGTGGAGTTTAAATATTGAATATTGATATTATTTATCGCTTATTTGAATAGCGATTATATTGTCTCTTTCTTGGTCGCTTAGTATATTTTTTCTTTTTTATTCTTCTGGTTTTTCTGGTTTTTCTGGTTTTTCTATAATAATGCTTTCTTTTACCACCTAGTTGTTGTCCACGTCTTTGTATTTTTACTACTTTTACTAAACCGTGATACTGTTTTACAAGACCACATAAATTTTCCATACTTAATTGACTATTTATTTCAGGATGCTCATTACAGAGTTTTTTTAAAAAATCTACTCCAAACTTAGGTAATTGAACATCTTGTTCAGTTCTAACAATGGATATAATTCTTACAAAATGTCTACTATCTTGAATAATCTCTCTATTTAAATCTTCATTATCACAATCAATCGGAACCGCGCTAATTGTTCCTGGTGTTCCTACTATTTGTGGCTGTATTTCATTACTAGGAGTTGTATGTTCTAAATTTTTAGCGATAAAACCTGTAATTGGATATTTTATTTCAAATGTTCTCTCTGAGTATTTTTTGTTACAATTAAGATTAAATGAAGCAGTTAAGGTTTTCCCATCATCTTCTATATCGTATATTAAACATAATAGTTCAGAATGCCCTTGTGCATCTTGATGTATATCTGTAATTCTACTGAATTGTCTATAATGAAAATATTCTATTATAAAATCAATAACACTGTCTTTATTTGACATAACAAATTTTATTTGTTCGTCTATAATTCCGGATTCTATTATATATTGAATTAATGATTTGATCTCATCTTTTATCTCAGGCGTCATTCGTTCAATATAACCTAAATAATTTGACCCCCTTGTCTCTCCACTGTTTAATGTAAAATCATGTCCTAAACTAAAATTTCTTAATATTAACATTGGTTGGTATGTTTTTTCTTGTTCGTTATAATTCATTTTTAATGAACATATACCTACTTTAATTAAACCCGAATCTCCAAATAATGTTGCATCAACTAATGTTGTGAAATAATCTGGATCTAAATGTGGATTTTCATCTATATTTACATTCTGTAATTTATAATGTTCTAACAATTGTTCTTTTAACATACCTTCTGTATCTTCATTCTCTATTTGTAATATTTCTGTATGAATATGTCTTGCTAAGTTGCTCATTATAAATTTTATTAATAATTGATCACCGATTCTTATTCCATCTATCGAGTTTACTATTCCTTGTATTGGTGTTGGTATTGAAATTTGTATATTTTTTTCAGCATCTAGTTTATATTTCATTCTTTCCATCTCTTATTATATGATAATATTATCTTCGATATACGCAACTTAATCGAATATTTGTAATTGGTGTTAATTTCAGTCTAAATAATTACATAATTTTGTAGAAGTATGATGATAAATTGTATAAAATAATAATAATATTTATATTATTTTATATAATGTCAACAAATACGACAAAAAAAATTATCCGTATCTTTACAATGTAATACAAATGAAAAAAGCATTGGATTTTTTAATGGAAACTACAATACCAAAAGATACTTATTATAGAAATGTAGGTTATACAAAATTAGGAGATTTACATATTTATGAAGATAAACCAATGAACTTTATTCCTGCTTAATTCCACTTTGAAAATCCACTTCTGGTGTCTTTGGTTCAACCTTTGGGAAAGGTTGGGATTATCTTCTTCGAACACCACCTAATCGAATATTTGCACTGGAGGTTGCTCTCGGTTTTGCCCCAACATATCTCGCATATTCAGGTGAATACTTATTCAAACCCGCAAAGGTCTGTTGATGTTGTTGTTGTTGTGGTCTTCTTTGTGGTGGTTGTGGTGGTGCAATTTTCCAATCTTCTGTCGTAACAACTCGCTGCCGAGTCAATTGTTCTTTTGCAGGATTCACAATAGCTCTAGTCGATTGCCGTAAATCATATTGATAATAATCATTCTTCTCAAAATTGACTAAAGAGAGAAAAGATAGAATATTGATCACCTGGATTCTCTGATTTTGAACAGTATAAAGATTATCAAGTGGATTCAATGACTCATTATCTACAGAATATGTTACTCGATGTAAAGTCGTCAAACCATCGACGCCACTATCTTGTTGTCCTAAAGTATATTCACGAGGAGAGACCAATCGTTTTACTCCATCAAAGAGTTGAAGTATTTCTGGACTTCCAATTGGATAAAACTGCGAACGATCGATCTTACATTCACTTCGTAAACATCTTTCTTGAAATACACTATCTTCATTGCCCCAACCCCAGAAATTGGGAAATCCATTGATTCGCTCAAAATCAGCGCCTTTTATCACCACAATACCACCGAGTGCATATTCGAATCCATAATAATGTTTAACTATACCTGGCGTTGTTTGATAATCAAAAATACGATGAAAAGGCAGAGTGTCAACGTCATTGAAGATAAATGTCATGTCTTTGTAATCATCAGGATACTTTTCTTTGACTACTAAGAAACCAATATTCTTTGTTGCACCACGATTGAATTGTCTCTCATCGCATTGATGAGAGAAATATATCTCATAGTCATCTGCATCTTTTAATAAAAAATCCATTTGATTTGAAAAGAAGAATTTCTGTTCTTTGCGTTGTCGATATGGGACAACAAATATTCTTTTGGGGATAATTAAAGTAGTTTCAGAGTTCATAGTATTCACGACGAATAATATGAATTATTTTGAACGACAATTATATTATAAATTAAAAAATCATAATTAAAAATGATTAATTAATTCCATAAATTCATCAGAAGCGAGAACATCTGTATGTAATACATTCTTGATATGAACAAAATCCAAGTTTGGTTGGCTCCATATTTTTGGATGTAACATACTGGACAATGAGATAACACCATCACCTTCACCATAAATCAAAGACACGCTTTTATCGTTATTTATATTGATTGTTATTGGTGTTTTCGGCGTATCTGTTGTGCTATATACGATTGTTGTTTTAACACCATTTGTCACAGAAAAAGTATTGATTATATCTTCATTCATTTTATATATTTCATATTCTTTTTGAAGACCAAAGTATTCGATATAGTTTCTCTCTTCAGAGTCAACAAATAACAATGAATGCATAAACTGTTGATTAGGTAAATTCATTATAACGCATCCCATTGAGAAAAGAAAATCCTTTGATATAAAATCAAAAATACACGATTGTGTAATCTGTTTCAAAGAATAAATAGTTCCTGTAAATGGAACGTTTACATTGTATACTTCCTTAATATGTTTATTTTTCCATTCTTTTGTTTGACAATTTAGAAAATAGTGAAAAAGTAATCCTCCTGAACTATGTGCTACACATTGGATCGGTTCATCAAATGATTCGATATATTCTTTCAATCTGGCATTAAAAGAGAGAATATAAGGTCGTTGATGTATCAATCGAAAATCATATGGTATAGTGTGTAGTTTTGGATAGAGAAGAATTTTCTTAAATGGGTCTGATTTTATAAAAAGTTTCATATAGTTAGAATAAATACTCACAGCATTATTGTCGCCAAATGGTAATGTTTCCAATTCAGTATCATATTGTAGCACGTTCTTATATTTTTCGGGATTTAATAACATCCATTTTATATCAGGAGGCCATATACTAATTCCATTTTTTTTAAGTCGTGACCCTCCCAATCCTGGTATAAATAGAGTGGGTATTAATGCACTACTACTATAAATACATAAAATGAAAAATACTAACATACTACATGTTGTTCTCTTTTTTTATTTAATATAGTTATCTATATAAATAAAAAATTGAAATTCTTTTTTGTAATAGAAGAAGAATTATCAATCAAAACAAACAACCAAGTTCAAACATGTCTCAATACGCCAATTACGGAATGAATGGACGATCTTTATTCGAAGATTTCGATGAAGAAGAAATAGAAAATTCTACACAACCACAAACACCTGTTCCTGTTATAAATACAGAAACAGTTGTAGAAAGGATTGTTGTCCCGCCAACAGCAGCAGCAGCAGTAGCAATCGATTTGAGTGTTGCTATTGTTTCATCAAGATTTGAAATCCCGGCATTATGCTTAGAAAATTGCCCGATTTGCTTTGAAGAAATTGTTGGTGTCAATATGTCAATTACGACATGCGGTCATGCGTTTCATTGCTTCTGTTTGTTGGCAGCAGTTGAGAGAAATGATGAATGTCCATTGTGTCGTCATACTCTTGTAAATACAACAGATGATGACGACGATGACGATGATGATAGTGAAACTCTAGATGATTCGTCTAATGAATCAACATCAACAGATGATGAAGCTTCTAATGTGACACTCGAACAATTGTCGAATAAATTGACGAATCTTGGATATACAATGATAGATTTGTTATATATGTTGACGCCGATCAGTTCAGTTAATCCAAGACATAATGATGCATTCTGTGAAAGCACTTATGATATGATTGACAATATAAAGAATGGACGTGTTCCGCTTTCACAAAGAGATACTCGCAGTTATTCTCAGGTGGTTGGAATCGCACCAGAACCAGTTATAGAACAAGAATTATAAAAAGTATAATAAAAATTATATAACACATCGAAAAAGAGTCGGGTTATTATTAATCTTATCCCATAAAGCATAATCTGATTTATAATATTCACGAATGAAGGCAATATCATCATCGTCTAGAACGATTTTTTCTTTGTTTTTTGTCACATTGAAATGAGGAACAATCTTTGACGTAGTAGGTATTTTCAGTAAATGTAACAATTTTTGAATGCTAGGGTTAATGTCTTTTTGGTATTTTAACACAATAATATTTCGTAATTGTGTTTTCTTGATCCAATAAGTAATTGGTCTAATATGGACATCCCATGTACAACCCCTAAATAAGTGTTCTGTATTATTGTCTTTCATAAATTGGATAAACTGTTTGACATTGACATCACTATATTTTTTAAGAAATGTTTCATCTCGAATATTTACACCACTTCCGTATTTCCAATATTTATAAATGGATTTAAATCGATCAACTGGATCTCTTACAATAATGACAGAATTATTATGATTTAAACAAGTGGGTCCATGGCCTTTATTTAAATTAAAAAAGTTGCGATAGTTTTCATATAAAAAGTTCTCGACTGCAGTGCCACCGCATTTTGTTGGATGAACAAATGTTAACTTCGTTGTTTGTGGAAGAATTTGTGTTTCTTGTAATTTATGTAGTTTTTCTTGTTTGATTGTTATATTTCGTATTTTGCGCATATTCACAATATAAAAATTATCTATTGGAACTTTTCTTATCAGAGAAATATGAACTTTTCTTATCAGAGAAGTATGTTTATTCATTATTTATAATAATATATATAATGAATATAATGAATATATTTGCGATATTTCCTAAATAATAGCAGAAGAGTATTTCTTTAGAATTCCATGTGGGATAAGGTCTCCCTTAATTTTTTCGATTTTTTTGAAGCATTTATTAATAGTGACTTCACTGATTTCACTCATTTGTTTGACATCCCTCTTTGTAATATTCAAATTACAAACTTGCGCAATGAAATATACGACTCCGGCGGCGATTGAGTTGGGTGTATTTTCTGGCATATAATTGAGTTTTTCGATCTTGATTGATATGAATTTACAAAGATTCGTCAATTCGAGATTAATACTCAATTTGCTACAATATCTCTCGATGAAAGATACAGGCGTTGTTTTACAGAAATTAGTCTTTTCTTTGTTATCCATATCCTTTTCTAAATCATTAATAATAAGTAATGCATTTTTACAACCCTTTGTGGCACTGGCGACATCCAAGAAGAATATGGTGGCAATTTCTTTTGCTGTTCTTGGATAATTGTTGATTCGACATGAAATATAAATAGATGCCGCAAGAATTCCATCACGATTATCTCCACGAAATGTCGTATCATATTCCGATATTTTCTTATGATAAACGAAAGCATCATCGATGATAGCCTTTGGAATTCCAGCATTTTGTGACATGATAGTAATGCGTTGAAATTCATCATATTGTGATTTTTCCTTGTAAGGCATAGATTGCCATTCTGTATATCGGCGTATTTTGCGCATTTCATAACTGGTTGATCCATTACATAGTACTTTACAACCGAAAGAAGACTCTTGTAAAAGCGGGTTGATCGGCATACCACATCTTGTTGGATCAGAGTTTTGATTGTCATCGGCACCATAATATCTCCATTCGGCAGATTGATCAACAATATCTTTATAAATAATACCACAACTTGTATTCGTACAAGTCAAGAATCCTTCATCAGAGAATGCTAAAATAGCATTACAACATTCACAATTTTCTCTGCTACCACAATTTCGATATATACATTCCAATTTATTTTTCTTGTCTGGATAGACTTCATCATCGAAGTTGTTCCATAATTCTGCTTTATACTTCGATGAAGTATGTCCTTTATTTTTTTTACTCTTCGTTGCATTAGACGACGTAAATGCGAGAGCGATAGGAATGATTTCGGTTGTTGTTGACATGTCTTTAATATGTTTCATATAATTCTTTTAATAATAATAACATGTTTTTAATTCAATTTTTTTATATATTAATGATGTATGGGCAATACTTTATCGACGAAAACAGAAGATGCACCTACTGCCACTTCTCAAGAAGATAGTGCTAAACTTTATATATGGGGTCAAGATATAGTTCAAGATCAGAGAAAAGTACTAGATGAATCACAAGATAATAATATATTCATGAATACGATTGATTATATTGCATGTCAATATATTTTGACAATGGATTTCAATACAATGAAGAAACTTTATGATAAAGAGTATTGCGATAAACTTGTCATCTTAACTGGTGACATTTTGAATCGATACTACACTGAATTAGAAATACGTCAAATGCGCGATCGTATAGAACATGGTGAATTAGTAATATATGCTCAAAAAAATGATATCGATCGTATTCCTAATAAAATAACAGATTGCTATCAAATTGCCAAGTTTTACGTGAAAATCGGTCACTTATTTGCTGCCATTCTTATGACGATTCATCCTAAATATGAATACATTGATCCTATTACTGGAGAGAAAATGACAAAGACTTTACAACAGAAGAATGAAATACCTGCAAATATAGAAGTGAAACAATATAGTAATGGTTTGTGTCATGAAAAGATGAATATATTATTGGGTAATCTAAATGGAGATTTTTGTTCTACAAAAAGAGAGAACCTTACAGAAGAACCTGGAATACCTGAACTTATTAACTTATATTATGATTCGGAATATGACCATACAACCGGAGAGTTTCGAGGAATGACTGAAAAGACACAGCTTCGTTTTAAGCATGATTTAGAAGAATTTTATCGGGTATTTACACATAATAATAAAATGCCTCCAGAAATTACAAAGTTCTCTGATATTAAATTGACTGACTATCGTTCTCTCTTTTGTAATTCCACTTTTGAAAATCCACTTTTGAAAATGGAACAAACAGAACTTTCACTTCCCGAAGTTGAGCATCCTTCTTTGGATCAACCTTTTTCAAAGCTTGGAATCAGACAAATTGGAGGTAGACAGAAGAACTCATCGTTAATTAAAGATTATGCAACCAATTTAAAATCAATGATGCGTAATGTCAACTTCTATCAGAAGAAATTATTACAAATTATTGATGACATTTTCGTGTATGTAGATAATGTCGTACGAATTGAACCGAAATTGACAGAAAAACTTTTATATAAATATATTGAAGAAACTCGAAATATAATTGTTGAACTATACTTGAATTGCGAAGAGAATTTTCTAAAAGGAGTTAAAATATATGAGGCAATCGTAGAAAATATTATATTTCAAACAACACAGAACCAAATTGAAACACTTGAACTTATAATGGTAAATATACATTCACCTGAAAAAACAACAACGCCTATTTCTCAGATTTTGTTACCAACACCGACGCCAGATATTCAAAATACCATTAAGTTCTTCAATTATTCTGTCTAAAGAGATAATAGTTTAATAATATAATATAACAATCTAAATGACTGAAATCGAGATCAAAGTGCCATCCAATTTTCCTCTTTCTCTTGTATATTATATTTTAAGTTATGCTCAGAGACCACAACCGCAAAAACTACTGGTTGATATAACATATTATTATCACAGCAAAAAACTCATTCATCAACATTATAAAGATATATGGGAAGAATGGGCAGTTCATCCAAATGAGTATTTAGAAAATCTAGAAAATGATATATATCGATACGCAAATCGTAATGTTCCAACAATGTATGGATATACTCCAGCTTTTTATAGAATTTTCTTACGATTGCCATTTATTAATCCAATAAAACGACCATTATTTTTCGGTAAAAGTTTGTTAGACAATAGCGATTATACATACAAAGTCTACAAATATATTAGAAATATAGATTTTAGAAATGATGCACCAAATGTATTGAAGTTTAAAATAAATATATTATGGGGTCTTTTTACAATCAGAGAAAGAGAGAAATTTATTGATTTAATGATTCAATAACTCTTGTTATATAATCTTCAATCAGAGAAATCAGAGAAAGTATTGGTATTCATTCAATAAACTCTTGTTATATAATCTTCAATCAGAGAAATCAGAGAAAGTATTGGTATTCATTCAATAAACTATAATTATATATTCTTCAATCAGAGAAATCAGAGAAAGTATTGGTATTCATTCAATAACTCTTGTTATATATTCTTGTAATCAGAGAAATCAGAGAAAGTATTGGTATTCATTCAATAACTCTTGTTATATATTCTTGTAATCAGAGAAAAGTGTTGATTCAATAAACTATAATTATTAATCTTCAATCAGAGAAATCAGAGAAAAGTATTGATTATATGATTTGTAAAACGAAATAAAGATGCTATATATATTATAGTATATCAAATGCAAATATTCGTGAAAACATTGACAGGAAAAACAATTACATTGGAGGTTGAACCATCTGATAGTATTGATAATGTGAAACAGAAGATTCAAGATAAAGAAGGTATTCCTCCGGATCAACAACGTCTCATTTTCGCGGGTAAACAATTAGAGGATGGTCGAACATTGACAGATTATAATATTCAAAAAGAATCTACACTTCATTTGGTTCTATAAGTAAACACCAATATACTTCTACAAAATTGATTTAAAATTTTATTAATTTAAATCAATATAATCTTTGAAAACAAATGACTCTTACTATGTCGCAAAATACGAATATGATTATGAATGATAATCGACGGAATATTATTCCTTATACGGTGAGTGTCGCCATCAAGTTGACATCTCCACCGTATCGTGCATTGTATTACAATTTTAATTCAAGCATCTCAACGAAGAATATGTTTGAATACTTATCTACAAAAATACGTAACGAGTTAGGGTTAATGCCATATCAATATCATATTGTTGTATATGAAGATCCTCAAAATATACCATGCGACAGAAATATTATCGCTCCAATCGCCGAACAATTTAGACTTAATTCTAGAACAAATAATTCAATAGTATTATGTATTAATCTCATTGCACAAGAAGAACAAGAACATCCATCTATTGCTGAATGCCCTGTTTGCTTAGAACAAGAAAATCCTAGCAGACTCTTCGTTCAAAGATATATATGCGGTCATCCAATTTGTAGTGATTGTTTTCGTCGGTGTATACAATCAAACAATCGCGTATGTCCTTTGTGTCGACAAGCAGAATTACAAATATAACACTTTAATTTTCCAAAAGTGGAACTATGTTATCTTCTTCTCTAATGACGATAATTGTTCCTTATTATATACAAAATTACCTGTAGGTTTGTAAGAATTGATAGGTGTAAATTTTTTATTGGATTCTGATTGAGCAGAAGTAGTATTTGTTGATGTGATCGATTTACTAAAAAAACCGGTATCATTTATTGTATCAGAATTCGAAATATCTGTTCGTTCATCATTTTGTTGCTTACCATTTTCATCGACAATAATACCAGTCTTCTTTTTCAGTTCTGCTCTTACATAAGAAGGAACAAAATGATTCCAACATATAAATAATGTATTTGGATGGTAATATTTCACATGAAAACCATTTTCCATTAACTTGTTTAAAAGATATGCTATACAAGCACCTTGATCATATTTTGGAACACCAATAATAACTTCTGGAACAACATACCAACAAAAATGTTCATCTATTTTCTGTCTAGATGTAGTCTTTATTTTTACATGAATACGATTAAGCAACTTATTATATAATTCTAATTTATTCAAATCATATTGTTTTTTCTTTTCGTATAATTCATCTAAATTGAGCTTTTCAGAGAAATCGTTAATATTTTCAAGAGTAAATATGTTTGCCATAATAAATTATAAACAGAAGAGTTTATAATTTACAGGTTTTTACTATATTTCACTTTCTTACCCTCAAAGTTGAAAATATAAGTTATTATATAATAATTTATATAACATCAAATGGTAATATGACAATACAGCATTTAGTTATGTCTGGAGGAGGTCCTTCTGGAATAGCAATGTGTGGTACAATCAATTCTCTCTTAGATTTTAATTATATGAATATAAAGGATTTGAAATCGATACATGCAACTTCAGTCGGAACATTAATATCTTTATTTCTGTGTTTCAATAAATTAGGTATCGATTTTGATTCAATTCGTGATTATATTGTTCATAGACCTTTTCATGAAACATACAAGATCAATGTTCATAATATTTTAAATCTCTATCACAAAAAGGGATTTTATGACGAGAATGTTTCTCTGATTTTTTTTAAACCATTTTTCGAATTATTAGAATTATCAAAAACAATAACAATGTTAGAATTGTACGAGTTAACAGGAATTGAATTATATTTCTATGCATTCAATGTCAATCAAGTAAAATTAGTTCCATTTTCTTTCAAAGAAACACCCGATTTACCAGTTATTTATGCAATATACATGTCTTCCACTGTACCAATTATTTTCAGTCCTTATGTATATATAAATCAATGTTATATTGATGGTGGGTTTTTATGTAATTATCCATTAAATCAATGTATTGAAATGAATAGGGAAAATCATGATAATGATAATGATACGATACTTGGTATATATAACAAATACGATAGCACGAAAAATGGATATATTCAATACAATCAAGATTGTAACATCATCGAATTTATAGCAGTAATATGTTATAATCTTATTACCTACATCAATAGTATATTATTTCCTCAATCTCATTCAAAGAACAACATTGTAGAACTACCGATCTTATTAAATATGTCATTTACATGTATTAAAAAATTATTATTTCACAATGAAGAGAGGCTATTATTATATGAAACCGGGTATAGCCAAGGTAAAAAACATGCCCAACTATAATGCTGTATTCAAGAATTGTGTTAAATTTGCTGATGTAATTTTTGCTTCGTAATTAATAATTTGTCCATTTTTAAGTAACTTAATCGTAGGGAATCCATCCACACTATATGTATCCATTAATTTATCGGTTTCCGCGGTATTTGTTGTGCAATTTACATCTCGAAATAAAACTCGATAGCCATTTATATCTTGATTATTATATTTTTCTTTCACTGCGTCCCATTCGGGTCTTGCCGCCTTACAATGAGGACACCAATCTGCCGAAAAAAGGAATACTTCGGCGTCATTACTATTGCCACCACCGGATGAATTTGCGGCAAATGATGGAACCTGTTCTCTATTTGGTTTATACATTTCTTTTACTTTGGGAGTCAAATACTTAATGTAAATGTAATAAACTATAAAAACAACGACAAGTAACGCGAGCACTAATACTGCTATCATTCCTACATTTTTGAATGAATATCCGTTCGTTACATTTGTAAATTTATCTCTAAAATTATACATATAATTATATATATATAATTTTGTAGTTTTTTTTAACGAAAAAGAGAGAAATAAATTATGATAACGGTAATCCTAAATCGATATTTTTTAATTTTATATTATGTTTTATATAATATGAATAAAAAGACGAAACGTAGAACCAGTCATTCTCGCAATTCTAAAACAATTAAAAATAAAATATATACTGAGAGCGAATATAGCAGTGGTGATGGATTTTTAACAAGTGTTTGGGGACCTGCTATATGGCATTTTTTACATACAATTAGTTTCAATTATCCTGTTGAGCCGACTACAGAAAATAAAAAACATTATCGTGACTTTATTCTTAATCTAAAATATATATTGCCATGTAAACACTGTAGAGACAATTTAGACAAGAATTTTAAAACTAATCCATTAACAATGGCAGAAATGAAAAATAGATACACATTTTCATTGTATATATATAAATTACATGAAGTTATCAATAAAATGTTAAATAAAAAATCGGGGTTATCTTATGAAGATGTCAGAGAAAGATATGAACATTTTAGAGCAAGAGGATGCGATGTGATTAATAAAAAAATAAAAGAAAAGGGATGTTCTACTCCATTATATGGTAAAAAATCAAAATGTATTATAAAAATTGTTCCTCAAGAAACAAAGGCTGAAACATTTCAATTAGACAAAAAGTGTATAAAGCGCCGATTTTTGACAGAATAATCATAATTAAATATTATCTCTATTAATTATGAATCTAATAGATCAAATTGTAAATCGCATAAAAAACGTGCATTTATTTATTAAAGAAAATACGGCGACTGAATTTACTAATATTAATAAATGTATAGATTCTACTAAAATAACTCTTTTACCATATCATTTTTTAAATACATTAGATAAAAAATACATTCTTAATAGATTTATCATAGAAGTTATTATATATCATGTTTTATTGTTTATAATCACGATTTATCTACTTCATTTAGTTGTTAAACCAATTTTTAATAATAACAAATTAAAGGATGTGACAGATATTTTTTTAATTTCGCTTGTTCCTAGCATATACTCTTATATGAATGGGAATACTTTATGGAATGGTTATATTATAGCAAATATAATTTCTTCGATTACTGGTTATCTTGTCATTACATATATGGGTAAATATTTACGTTATATATTTCTCCAAATGACAATCATCATCATTTCTTTTGTTTTTATGATATTATTTAACTCAATAGATGTTACAGCAATAACATATGGATTGTCCGCTCATAATTTAGTAAACAAAATCGGTACTGATTATATATATAAATGGTTACTTTACGTGATTGCATCATTTATAATATTACAAGTTGTATTGTATACAAATGATACCATTATAGCATATTATAATTTTCAATATAAAGCACACAAGGATCAACTATTAAATTTATGAACCATATGTAGAATATGGACTTAATATAGCACTAGGTAAATCTTCATTGGTCGAACTATAGTTTGGAACCTTTTTACATTCAAACTCTGATTTAGGACATCTTCCACATGGAGGACAGGGTGCACAAGTATCTGTTTTTGATCTAACCGCAGCTAGTGGAGCTGGACATGATGCTGGACATACTGGTGGAATTACTTCAGTTTTAAGTATATATAGATCTTCTTGTCCAGGTGGTATTTGATTAGCAGGTATTCCAGGCGGTAGTACATTTGAATAATCATATTTATTCTGTTGTTGTGGTTGTTGTTGTTGTTGAGATAAAGGATAAGAATAAGGTGCTTGATAGGTTGATTGAACATTTGCATATGTTGAATAACCAGGATATCCTTGATTTTGTTGCGATTGTTGTGATTGTTGAGATGATGTGTTTTGTATAAAATAACTTGTTCCACCACTAGAATCTATGAGTTGTATCAAATAATTGCCATTAGGACCTTTAGTTATTTTTGCTGTGCCTCCAAATGGTCCATAGAATATAGTATTTTGTGTAATTACAGAAGAAGGTTTATTGTTAGTGTTTGAATTTGATGTCGGTTTTGAACCCGTCGCAACATTTTCTTGATTGGAATCATCCAACGAATAAGAATATTTGGTTACATTACCAGCCAAATCTAATACAATAATTTCATGTTTTCCATTTAAAGTAAAAATTTCAGCAGTGTTACCATTTGGTCCAGTAAACTTTCTCTCTATAATTTCTTCGCCATCAATATATAATTTATTTGTCTCTTCTGTAACACCACTACTTGAATTATTAGACGTAAACCCTTCTCTATAAACTCCTAAACTTACAAGCAATACAAAACATAACAATATTATAATAAAGATATTTAATGGTTTTTTTATAAAATCACTGAAATAGGTCATATATTTATATTATGATAATATTATTGTTATTTAATTAATATAAATAATTGGATGTATATTAAACATACATTATCATGACAACATTAAAGCAAAATTACATGGAAGAATCACAACAGATCGAAATAGGTATTGATGAAGTAGGACGGGGTCCTTTATTTGGTAGAGTCTATGTGGCGGCAGTGATTCTACCTAAAAATAGTGCAGATTTTCAATACCATCTGTTAAAGGATAGTAAACGATTTCATTCCAAGAAAAAGATCAATATGGTCTCTGATTATATCAAATCCAATTCTCTCTTTTGGTCTATTCAATATGAAACAGAAGAGATGATTGATCAAGTTAACATTTTACAAGCAACACAACAAGCAATGCATAAATGTGTTCGTGATATTCTTGTTAGATCTCAAATGAATATAGAAGATATTATGCTATTGGTAGATGGGAATTACTTTAATAGTTTGAATATATATAATAAAGAGAGACAGCGATTCGAATGTGTTTCTCATGTATGTATTGAAGGTGGAGATAATAAATATTGCTCCATTGCGGCAGCATCAATTCTTGCTAAAGTTGCGAGGGACGAATACATACACGATTTGTGTGTCGAAAACCCCGACTTGATTGAAAAATATTCTATTGATAGTAATAAAGGATACGGAGCACAAAAACATATTCAAGGAATTAGAAATCATGGTATTACAATTTGGCATAGAAAGAGTTTTGGAGTTTGTAAAGAATATAATAAAATTGATTAAATATTAGTTAATATACTTACTTATATTAACTAAGATGAACACGAACATGAATGATTCTCAATTGCCTCGATATATAATGGTTTTCGACTTCGAAACAACTGGATTGCCTAAAAAGGCATGGACGAATTATTCGTTGAATCCGACAACAGATGTGAGAACTGGACATTCTATACCCGCATCAAATGAATCAGATTATCCTCATTCTGTTCAATTGTCTTATATTTTATATGATATAGAAAATGAAACTGCCAAGATCTTTGATGAAATCGTGAAATTAACAAATGGAGTTAATATTACAGCAGAAAGTCAAGCAATACATAATATTTCATTAGAGAGAACACAAGGGAAAACTCGACGAGTGAAGAATCGCCAAACTGGACGTTACCGTCTTCAGTATAATTTGACGATTGAAGAAATTCTCCGCAAATTTATGCCGGATTTTCTCAAAGCAGATATTATCGTGTCTCATAATATTCAATTTGACAGAAATATGTTGCTCGTTGAGATGGATCGTATTCGACGATATAAGCCTGTATTCGATACCTATATACAAGAGGTATATACAAGCAAGAAGATGTATTGTACTGCTAAAAATGGAGCATATGTGTGTAAGATTTCTGCTTTAAATCGTTTTGGAAAAGAATATTATCGAATGCCCAAATTGATTGTTCTATATTCAACACTATTTGACCACAAATTGAATGATGCAAAATTACATAATGCTCTATATGATGTTGTCATCTGTCTGCGATGCTTCTGTCAAATGCAGTTTGGCGTTGATATTTATGGACGCAACTCGAAGATTACTGCTTTACTCGATGATCTTACTGCTATTTAATAATTATTGGTTACCCACACAATATGATAATAAATTTGCTTTTATAAGTGATAAATATTTATAATGGGTCAAATTACCAGGTTCAATTGCCATATTCTGTCCCCATTCATTCCAAGAATTGATTAATAATATATTATTTTTATTTTCATCGATTGTTTCGCTGTTACTATAATTTTTTAATACTTTATTTATAAAAGTATTTTGATTGTAAATATCATTATTAAAAATTTTATTAACTAATTGTAGTTTATTTGGTATATAAAGACGAGCACTATTATCAAAGTCAAAAAATATACAATTGCTTTGATCATCTAATTTTTGATTGATATATTTACTGTAATCTAACTCAGGTGTAGTTTTATAGTTTGGATGAAAACCATAATTATTGAAATTCTCGTTCTTTTTTGTCATGTTATTTAAATATAACACAACTCCATTGAACCCATTATCTATACATTTTTTATTTAAAAGAACTTCAAATAATTGTAAATCATTCTCTGGTATTAAATATGGATGATGAATATAAAAAACAGGCTTATTATTAATTTTATAATAATTTTCGTGTTTAAAATAATCAATTAAATTATTTATATTTTTATTAAAATTATCCACATCATATATATTTGTAATATTATTTACAATATTTTCATTATTTGACCAGTCTTCATTGTCCCATATAAAAAATATTTTAAATCCATCTATTTTATTTTTAAAAAATAAATTATAACTATTCTCCATTAATGTATTACGATTTGTAATCGAATTTTGTGAAAACCAATAATAATATACAGCAAAACCATATATACAATAATTTTTAGCAATACTTATTTGTCTGTTAATAATATCTTCATTTGTTAACATATAATCTAAAATATTGTTTAGATTCAACTCTGTAATTGATGGTGAATCTAATTTATTTTTTAATCCACTATTGAGTGCATCTAAGTTTGTTATATCAGTCATACCATAATAAAAAATATTATTATTTTCTTCTATGGAATGAAACTGGGGAAAATATATGGCAAATGGTTTAATTTTTTTATGTATATTTGATGACATATTTTCTTCATACGAGTCATTAAATATAAAATTATAAAATTCATTGTATTTTATAGTAGTATCATTACATGATAAAGTATACTTACCATTATTTTCAATAATATAATCTAACCATTTCTCAAAATTCTTGAATAATTTATAATAATTCGTATATTCGGCTTCATTATCTATTACCTTTATATGATGTTTATTTTCTACAGATAATCTTTCTTTAAAACATCCAATATTATTATATAAAATAGGTAATCCAGAATTAATACTTTTTGATAAAGCATAAGAATATGTTTCTCCATACATATTTAAATGTAATAAACCATGCAAATTATATCGTAACATTTGAATATTCCAATTATCTTCATTATAATTTATGTCAGTAAAAATGTTAATTTTATATCCTTTATAAAATTTATACTTACTTTTTAATAATAATACGTTATTTGATCCTTTATATTCTGATAAAGATTGAAAATGTGCAATATTTATAATCTTATTATGTATTATTGGTATATTTTTTGTGTCATTTTTAATTACTATATCATTATGATTATACACAATACAGTTATTTATAGAAAAATATTTGCTATATTGATTGAGGGTAAAATTAGATGGGTGTATAACTAGTTCTGCGCTATTTAGTAAACGAATGATACTTTCATCTATATTTATATTATCACGTAAATAAATATTTTCATAATATTTATCTGGATTACGTTGATCATACTTTAAATTTGTAAACCAACAAAAATCATGTATTGATATAATTAGTTTAAAATTATATTTATTTTTAAGATTTAATATATCATTCGGTAAGATATTTGTAAGTATAATATGTTGTAAAAATATTATATCAACAGGTTTAAAAACAAAATTATACAAATCTTCTTTATCTTTTATAGTTATAAATTTTACATCTATATAATGATTTTTTATATCATCTAAATATTTTTTACTTCCACCACCAACTATATTACTTATTATGTAAACTTTTTTGGATAACGTTTGATTAGATCTTACTCTCGGTATTAAATTTTGTTTATATTTATGTATATTTTTACTATTTGTTATATTTTGTTGTTGTATTTGAAGTTGTTGTATTTGATTTTGTCGTTGTAATTGAAGTTGACGTAATTGATTTTGTTGTTGTATTTGATTTTTACGATGTAATTGAAGTTGACGTATAAGTATATAATTTTTGTTATTTTGAAGTTGAATTGGTTTTAAAATTTGGCGATTTTGTGAACGTAAAAATATATTATTGTTGCCACCGTTTGGAATATTTTTTTTATTAAATAAATAATTGTAATTATAATTCATATATTATAATTACAAATATTTATTTATTGAAGATTTTACTAAAGTCTTCAATAAATAAGTTTCATTTTGTCTATAATATATTTTAAATGTCAATTAAGCAGAACATGATTCGCAACCAATATCTTCTTTTTGTGTGACAATTACCGTTTTTGTCGGTTCTATTGTAAACTGTTGTGCTTGATGCTTCGCTTTTCTACGCAAATAATATATTCCCGTTTTCAAACCTTTTGTCCATGAATAGAAATGCATAGAAGTTAATGTATTATAATTTGGATCTTCTAACCATAAATTCAAACTTTGACTTTGACAAACAAATGCACCTCTATCAGCCGACATATCGATAATATGTTTCATTGGTATTTCCCATACAATTTTATACTTATCGCGCATATGTTGAGGTAATACAGTCAATTGTTGAACACTCCCTTTGTTCGCAATAATATTATTCTTGATTTCTTCATTCCATAATCCCATATCGATTAATTCTCTCATCAAATATTTATTCGGTAATATAAACTCTCCTGCCATTGTTCGTCGACTATAAATATTGCTGGTAAATGGTTCAAAGCACTCATTATATCCAAGAATTTGTGATGTACTTGCCGTAGGCATTGGTGCAACCAAAAGAGAATTACGAATTCCATTAACTTGTATACGTTTTTTTAGTGAATTCCAATCATATCTGTCGGAAGGAGTTACATTCCACATATCAAATTGTAAGATGCCTTTCGATGCGGGTGATCCTTCAAATGAACTATACGCGCCAGCACATGTATCATCTAAATTCAGTTCTGCTAAAATAGAGTTTTCAATAGAAGGGTCTAATTTTAAATCTAAATGATATATGTATTTTGAAACAAGTGTATCTGGTTTATCATTAGATATGACTGCCTCAATCACTGGATTTTCATGAATGATTTCATTCAATTGATTCATATACTCTTTTCTCTCAAGAGAGAGATCACAACTCATTTCTAATGCACCATGATAAATCGTCTCAAATATATTTTTATTTACTTCTTTCGCATTATCACTATGAAACGCAATATCCATTAACACAAATGTATCTGCCAACCCTTGAACTCCAATACCAATAGGTCGATGTAATAAATTGCTACGTCGTGTTTTATCTGTTGGGTAGTAATTAATATCAATAATTTTGTTCAAGTTACGAGTAATGACTCCAACGACATGATGTAGTTGGTCGTAATCAAATGTTTTATCTTTTTTGACAAATGCCGGCAGAGCAACACTTGCCAAATTACACACTGCTGTCTCTTCTTCATTTGAATATTCCATGATTTCTGTACACAAGTTACTGCTTTTAATTGTCCCCAAATTCTTCTGGTTAGATTTATTATTTGCAGCATCTTTATACAGAAGATAAGGTGTACCTGTTTCCATTTGCGAATCTAGTATTTTATACCATAAATCACGCGCCTTTACTTGTTTGCGAATAGCATTTGGTGCGCTTTCATATTGTTCATATAACTGCTTAAACTCCTCACCATATACATCAGATAATCCAGGACATTCATTTGGACAAAAGTATGACCATAATTCGTCAGTTTTAACACGTTCCATGAATAGATCAGGAATCCATAATGCGTAAAATAAGTCACGTGCTCTCATATCTTCGTCACCATGATTTCTCTTTAATTCTAAGAAGTCTTCAATATCAGGATGCCATGGTTCTAAATAAATAGCAAATGAACCATTCCTCTTTCCAGACTGATTGATAAATCTTGCTGTATCATTAAATACTTTTAACATTGGAACAACACCAGTAGATGTTCCATTTGTTCCTCGAATGAGAGAATGATTTGCGCGAATATTATGAATATGTAATCCGATTCCTCCTGCATATTTCGATATTTTTGCACAATCCTGAAGAGTATTAAAGATCCCTTCTAGACTGTCTTCTTCCATTGCAAGTAAATAGCAAGATGATAATTGTGGTCGTTTTGTTCCTGCGTTAAATAGTGTAGGCGTTGCATGTGTAAAATATTTCTGTGACATAAGATCGTATGTTTCCCTGATAGCAGAAATATTATTACCATGAATTCCAATAGAAACACGTAACCACATATGTTGTGGTCTTTCTACAATTGTTCCGTTAATTTTAAATAAATAAGAACGTTCAAGTGTCTTCAATCCAAAATAATCAAATAGGTTATCACGGTCATGAACAATTATTTGATTAAATAACTCTTTATTTGTATTCACCATATTGTATAATTCTTCAGAAACCAATGGATTATGAACATTTGTAGAATCGGTAAACAGCCACAATTGTTCAATTACTTCAGAGAATAGAGTAATTGTATTTTTGTGATGATTACTCACGAATATACGCGCGGCTAATATTGCATAATCAGGATGCTGTGTAGATAGCGCAGCACATTGTTCACAAGTTAATTCGTCAATTTTGGAAGTAGATATACCATCATACAATTGGTCAATTACCTTTATTGTTAAAGAAGAATAATTAAGTTGTATATTAGCATCGGTCCCTTGTTTCTTAATACGGTTTAAAATTTTATCGAATTTGATAGGTTCTGTTAAACCATTTCTTTTTGTAACACGCATTTCTCTTTCCATAATTCTTATTTTATTAATTATGTAATTTTTAACTCATTTGGTATATGAATAATATTGAATATATATATATATGTTAAAAAATTACTATGGATTCATATTCTTAACAATATTGTTACTGATTATTATGTTTTATCCTTTAGTTATGTCTCATATTAGGAGCCGATGCGCATGTAACAATGCGAAAGTAGAACCATTCGAAACATTAAAAGGTGGAAATTATCCAAAAAGTGATGAAACATCAATACTAAACTCTTATCCGTCCACTGGATATAAGGTTGTAGATAGCGACAATTATTCAAGTAATTGGCGATATTATCCAGTATTTAGTTTAGGTTCTTATCAGCAGATTACGAATAACTTACGATATTACAAAAATCCAGATAATGGGCTATGTTCTCCCGCCGAATTTTGCGGCGATTTTTATCATGATAAAAATATATATCCCAAGTCAAATATTACTTTGCCTTTACCACCAGTATCGAATGATAGTGGAATACGGGTGAATTATTATCGAACAAAAGAAGATCTCTTCTTAAGCGATCAACCTGGACAAATGGTAGAACTTCCTGCCTTTTAAGGCACTGTGCTTTAAGTTATTCTATAATATAATATAAATTACACAAATCAATATACTATTTTTTCCATACTTCAAAAAAATTAGATTGACAGGGTCCCCAACCTCCACTTTTTACATAATTTCTATAAAACCCATTTTTTGTTAATACATTATCAACGTATTGTTTGTGAGTTATATCCCAATAATCATTTTCCATAATTATCAAATGAATATTATTTAATATTTCTGGAATATCCATTAAAATATAATAAAAGGCACCCTCACAATCCAACACTAATGTATCGAACTGAATATTATATTTTGACTTTAATTCGGTCAGTGTAATTGTATTTACCCATTTATAACCGTCTAATAATATATCACTTGGTATGGTATCCCATCCTCGTTGAATTAATTTTTTATTTGATAATGCTGATGATTCGATATGAAAATGAAAATTATTTAGATCTCTATTTTCTGTCAATTGAATTGCTGTATTATTATCACATTCTAACGATACAAAATTTTGTTGTTCCACAATAGAAGCAATAATTAACGAATTTCTTCCTATGTTTCCACCTATTTCCAACACTTTTTCATTACCAGTTAAATATGTAACTGTCATAATTTGCTCTGGAAATTCATCATTTAAACTACCATGTTTTATATTTAATTTAGAATGTATATTTGACAATTTATTATTAATATAAGTATCACTTGTAAGAGATATTGTATTATTTGTTATATTTATTTGAATTGTATAATCTTGGGAATAATTATGTAATATTCCATCATCGAAACTAATTAATATTATTTTTAATGTTCCAAATAATGGATCTGTAAAGATATTTGCTCTGTTAGAATCACCTGATGGAATTGTAATAATATCATTCTTTTTTAATTTTAATAAACAAATATTAGTAACGTCAATATTATGGTGAATTGTTCCATATTTAATTAGCATATATGAATATATAATATAATAATATAATAAATTTATATATAAAAGTAATTAAAAAAATTGAATTGTTTTTAGATAAAACAATTCAATCAACTTATAATCAAACAAAATGCAAAATCAAAATGAGACAAACGAAACAATTATTAGTGAAATCTTCCAGGTTCAATTTAAAACATATACGCAACAGCAACCTCCTGAAATCAACCTGAGTCAAAGGTTGCTGTTACTGTGTACAACAGAGGCGGAGCCTCCCACTTCGGGAAGTGGAAAGGTCGAACTAAAGGACGCCGAAAAGGTCAATCCAAAGGATGTCGAAAAGATCGAACCAAAAAACATAGCAAAAAAACACCTTGCTTTACTATGGGAAGTAGAAACAGAAGAAAATAATATTCAAAATAATCTACAAATACAAATACGCACAATAATATCAGAGAAAATATTCAAAATAGAAAACAACTTTTGCGAGGAGAACTAGAAAAAGTATTGAATTGAATGGATACATTGAAACAAAATAAACCATTGAAATGAATAATTTAATGTATTTTTTATTTTTGGATATAAGTTAATTAAAAACTTTAATTAACTTACCTAATTTAATGGAATATTCTATAAATTTAATATTGGCTTTTTCATATGGTATTATATTTAAAATATACGATGATATTATAGATAATAAATTTAATGTTAATATTTGTTATTTAACTTTTTTAAAATATTTTGTGATAACATTATTTTCTATTTTATTTTATAATGATATAATATTTTCTATTTTATGGTTTGTTATGGCATTTTCATCTTTTTTAATGGATAAATATTATACTAATAATCTTACTGATAGTAAAAATACTTTAGAACAGAAAGATTTTGCTTGTATGAATGAGGATACTTGGTTTTATTCCATGATTCTTTCTGGTATTTTTATTTTATTTCATTTATTCATTTATTTAAAAAATAATAAATTAAATGAAATAAATTTATGTGATTATAAGAATATTACATTATACATAAATATATTTATAAATATTATTATTGTATTAAGTGATATTTATTTTACACCAGAACACTCTAGTGATAAAAAATTATATGCAAGAATATTTGTTCTTATTTTATTATGTGTATTTTTTTATTATATGACATTTTATTCAATGTATATTTATGAAGGTAATTATAGTATTTTATTAATGAATATTGGATTTTTAATTGGATCCATATGTTTTTTAACATTGAATAAATTTAAAATGTTTGATAAATTTAAAATAAAACTACCCCATTAATATTAGATAAATCAGGATTATATTCATACACGTTATATAACGCAATTATATAAAATAATAAAAATATTATAAATAATAAAAATATATAATTTTTAAGTATATTATAATAATTGTATAAAATATATTGAGATATTACCATACAACCTCCTCCCACAATAAATGTATCATATAATAAAACTAATAAATGTTTAACGCCTTTGTCAAAAGATACCAAATAATTCATATCCCAATACATAAATAATACACTAAAAAAAATAAACCCTTCTAGTAATGATTTTTTAGGAATAATAATATAATAATATGTAAATAATAAAGTAAAATAAGAAAATATAGTAAATATAAAAATCCATTTTAAAGTGAATTTATTATTTATAGTTTTAAAATAATTAATTTTATAACCTTGAATATCTGAAATCATATTTGAATAAGGAATTATTTCTGTAATACATAAAAATAATTGTAAAATCATAAAAATCATTACAAAAACAATAAAATTTTTATAATCTATCTTCATAATATATTTATCATCATATTATATTTTTTCTACATCATTTATATCAAATTTATGAAATGGTAAATGGTCAAATATATAATCTAATTTCATTTCACTTAAGATTTCTCCTTTTAATTCTGTTAATTTGTTATAAATGATATCAAATAGACCAGTTTCATTAAACAATGTTAATATCTGTATTTTCCCTTTTGTTGTTTTGTTTTTCATCATTTCGATCACGTTTGTCTCATTCATCGTTTTAAAATAAGTAATTAAATAACTGATCTTTTCTTCATCAAAATCTTGACAAAATCCTTTTTTTCCCCAATATTCTGGATCTGTTAGATTGATATAATCATCTCGTATTTGATAAAATATAGATAATTTAATTAACAATGTTTTTACAAGTTCGTGTTTTTGTTTTAAAATTACATTTTTACTTTTATCAATTAACAATTCGAATTGTATAATAAAAGCATACCCTGTTTTATATACCATCATCGTTGTATAATCTTCTAATGATGGAATAAATTTATTTTGTGTATAATAAATATCCATCCCTTGTCCTATATGAATATACTTCAAATACTCTATTATTTTGCTAACAGTTTCTTTCTTAAAAGCAGTATGTATTATATGTAACGTTTTAAAAATTTCCAAATAACCGGCGTTGATTGATAATGGAATACCGTATTTAATATGAGCACATTGTTCATTTCGTCTTAACGTACTATCATCTTGTATATCATCTATTACGAGAGAAGCATTATGAATATTATGTATTAATGAATTTATTAAATTAGTATCTTCTGTATTTACCTGTAATAATTTACCAATAATTTCTCCTAATATTCTTCGAATGTCTTTTCCTTTTTGTTGTTTATAATATGTAACTGGTTCCAATAGGACTGATTCCATTATTTATAATTAATATATTATAAATAATAAATATACGCTTTCTGTGTAACAGTAATGTAAATATAATATTTAAAAACAATATAAATGATTTTTCTCTTTATATTGTTTGTTGTATTTTCGGTACCCGTTTAGTCGGCGCTCGATGTTCATATCCAGTTATTCTCTCTTTCTCGATGATCTTCCAAAAGTCGCTCATTATTGGAACAATGTCAGTAAACCATTTTTTATTGCGTGTAACAAGGACACAACTCAGTTCATCTAGTTTCCAATAAATATGTCTTATCCAAGTCAAATCAGTGCGTGTATCTAACATTTCTTCGATCAACTTCTCTGACCACGATTCATATTCAGAATAAGACATTTCTAGTGGCGTATATATATATAAGGGTATTCCAGTCATATTATTGGAAAAGTAAAGTATAACTCCTTTTCTCTCTCCATTTCTAGAAGTAAAGAGAGAACTATCGCTATCTGTTAAAAATGTCAACTCATTCTCATATTCTACAAACCTTGTCTCTAAAAAATCACATTCGTCCAAATCACATGTTTCCATTTGTAGTTGCATTTGAATCCAATACTCTTTCTTTGGAATACCAGTTATCTCTCTATTGACAATATTTTTGATTTCTAACATACGTCCATATCTATTATTTGTTGGATCAATAATAATACCATCTGGCGATGCTCCAATAAATGAATACTTATTGTGCTGAATACAACCGAACTCTCCCACTTTGGTTTTATACATTTGTTCATAAAATAGAAGAGATAATGGTTCATATTTCTGTCCCCAATGAAGAGTTGTTTCTGTATTTACATAACAGATCTTATCATTATCTTCTTTTAAGGTCAATGAAAGATTACTATTACATTTCTCATAAATGAGAGAGTTTTGTTGTGCATTGCTTTCGAATATTTTATATGCATTACTTGCTGTGATTAGATTATTTCGAAAAGCATACCATTCATCAGTTCTCTGATTCGGTTGTGGCATTGATGACAAATATGCTATTTTTTTGGCAATTACGCTTTTTTCGATAGAATATGATAGTATAATACTGTCAGAATAAGAACGACGTGTATATATGCCGTCATAGAACATAGGTATAACTATATCAATGAATTCATAGATAGTTTCTATCTCATCTTCTGTGTCCACTTCCCCAATTTGAACTTTAAAAAAGTTGATATCTTCATTCAGAGAAAGCTGAATCAATTCGATTACAGATTCAATCATGTCATCTTCAAAAGAAGGATCGCTAATGAGCGTTGGATGTAATTCGATATAATCATAAAATAATTGTAATAACATAGAACATACTTCTTCTTCATTCAAAGTAGTCATGTTATTCTTATTATAATACATTATTAATTTTTATATGATATATATTATTGTTTAAAGAATAATATACATCTACGATGGTTTTACATAAGTAGATTATGATGTCGAAGATACACAAGTCTGTACAGAAGATGTCGATACAAGTTCGACAATTTTATGTTTCAATGTTCCACGTATCTTGGGAGGAGGTAGATTTTTAAGAGTATGTATTCGTGCTTTATCAATATTTTTGAGACTAAATGTTTGTGTCGGTTTATCATAGAGTAAAGGAGGTATATCTTTTACTTCTTTCGACTGTTTATCATATACAACATCTTTAATACGCATCAATTGCTTATTTTGAATACAGTCTTTGAAAAATGTTTTTAAAATTTCGTTTTCTGTTGGTGTTAGTTTGTTGTGTTCAACATAAATTTCTGTATAATTTAATAATTTTCTCAGTTTACTGGAATTGTCCATTTTATTCCAGTTATCATATTGATTGTGTAATTTGTGATCTTCAAGAAATTTATCGAGAACATTTAAATCACTGATAATTTCAGTCTTGTGATCGCAAATGATGTTTCCACCAGTTAGCATTGATTTGTATTGTATGTTTTTCAACTCAATACACTCGTCAGTTTTAAAATTCATCTTACTTATTATATAACTATAATTTTAACTTGATTTCTTTAAATATATAATTATAATATTATGGATGATGCGACAAAAGTAATTGATATTATAGGAACTGGACAACGATACCAAATGAAAAATGCAATGAAGGTTCCAAAACAAATTATTGCACTCAAAACTGTTGAAAAAATACGTGATGAACCAGCTTTCTCTCTTTCTCTCTTTTTGGATAATAATCAAAAGGATCATTTGATTCACATTATGAATAAGACAATTCCGCCTACAGCAGTATCACTGTTCATTGAAAAACAATTGAAAAAGAAAATTGCATCTTATAAACAACAAGATATCATTAAAAAACGACTTGATCATGTTACATTTGTCACATTAGAAGAAGTTGTTGATATGATGAATCAAACAGAATTACATTGTCATTATTGCTCTGAACAAATGTATATACTATATGAGTTTGCTAGAGAGAAAAAACAATGGACTTTAGACCGAATAGATAATCAGTTAGGACATATATCGACGAATATCGTTCTCTCTTGTTTAGAATGTAATTTAAAACGAAGGCGAATAAGAAAGGATGCTTTTCTATTTACTAAAAATATGAAAATTGTTCGTATTAATATCGATAATGATTAATTCTGTAATTTTTATAATAATTTTTACTTTCATTAATGAAAAGAGAAATTAGTTCTTTTATTGAGAGAACAAATATTAATAATATCAATATCGAAAGTAAAATCCCAAAAAATATTATTCAAACTTATAAAAATAATCATATTCACGAATTTATTTATAGCAGTATTATGGATATGTTAAAAATTAACGATGATTATAACTATATTTTTATAACAGATGATATTGGCATCGATTTAATAAATAAATATTTTGACGAAAATATACTTAATGCTTTCAATAAATTAAACGTTGGAGCAGCAAAAGGTGATTTTTTAAGATATATTGCAATGTATGTTTACGGTGGAGTATATTTAGATTTAGACAGTAATATTAGTATTTCATTAAATTCATTTATTGATCCAAATTTAGAACACTTATTTTTCTTAGATGGAGATTGTAATATACAACAATGGTGTTTTATGACCGCAGCTAACAATCCTATCATATTAAGAGTCATTCAAGAAATGGTAAAACGTATTCATGCCAAAGAACAAAATATTTTTATTGCAACTGGACCGACTTTATTTACTGATGTTATTTATAATGTAGTTAATAATTCTTCTTATTATAATGTTACGCAATTATTTTCACATAATGACAAATACACATCTTTTATTGATAATAATAAATATGGTAATGGACTTATTTTATACGAATACACGAAAAATCTCGATTTTTTTAACAAGTTTCAATTTAGAATGAAAAATTATACAGAAGATATGTTATATAATAATGACAAATATATTGTTACCTTCAATGAAGAAACTCCTCTACTTTATAAATAAAATAATAAAATAATAAAATAATAACTGAAAATTATATTTACTCGTGATTTCTATATTTATTAAATATTATTATAAATTAAATTAATGCAAGAATTAGTTTGGAGTTATGGAGATAAACCACAACGATCACTACGACGGCGTTCAGTAGGACAATCGCAAATTATCAAAGATAATAGTATTAGTGTAGAAGAACGTAAAACCTCTAATCATGTTACAGCAAATCGTTGTTTACTAGAAAATGAAGATCAACTCTCTTTAAAGCATATTGAGGATGAATGGACGAAATCGAATAAGAGAGAAGAATCATATAATAAAATGTCTGAAAGAGAGATGATCGGACAAAGAGGATATAATCCATTCAATCCAACTAACAATTATTTTGACAATTTACTAGAACATGAGAAATACGTAAAAAATAATTAAATCAAATAAGTATATAAAAGAAATATATATCTTTCATTATATCTATGTCATCAGTCACATATAGCACTCAAAATGACCTATTAATGAACACACTTATGGAATTTTATAAACAAGATGATAATTTAAAACGGATTCTAAAAATTATTACAGGAGAGACCAAAATTTCACTTCGCATTGTGGATTGGTTTGCCACTAATTATGCAAAGAAAAATTTTACTCTATATAATATTCTCGATAAAAATGGTAAGGACAGGCGATTCAAAGTATATGTCGATTATAAGTTGAAATTGAAGGCATATAGTAAGAAGAATTTTGATCCATTTTGTCGTTGGGAACGAATTAGTATTCCATATGAAAATGGCACACATATCGAAACAACTATTGGACAACTTAACTTCTTTAAATGGACTTTGGAAAACAATATTATTCAGTTCATTGAAGATAATTATGAAGAAATCGAAAATGACATGAATAAGCGAAATAGTACGAGTAAGAGAAAAGATGTAAATTCTAATACGAATAGTAATAAATCAGAGAAATCAGACACTTCTGCGAAGACTAGAAAAAAGAGAGAAGAATTATCTATTTCGGCAACAAAAAGTATTAAAAAAGAAGAAGTCGAAATAATTGTGCGGTTCAATTAACTCAACTGTTTTCACTTTTGTAAAAAAAATGGAAACAGTTTAAATATTAGATAACTTATTTAAATAAATGGGTAATTCATTATCTTCTATAAAAAAAGTGAATTTTGAAGATGTTCAGCTTATTTGTCGACAAGCGTATCCAGGATCAATCATGATTAATACATTGGGAATAAATGAACAAAAGTGTCTGATTTATGGTACTATTTTAGCACAAGATGAAGAAAACATGATTAATCAATATATCACTTCGAAACAATTTCATACATATATTATTATTTATGGAAAAAACTGTAATGATGATGATAAAATATTTAAAAAATATAAACAACTTACAAATCTAGGTTTCAAAAATATCTATATCTATTTAGGTGGTCTTTTTGAATGGTTACTACTACAAGACATATACGGAGACGGCGAATTCTCTACGACATGTAAAGAACCTGATATATTAAAATATAAAACAACTTCTATATTATCCCATAATAATAGGTTACTTACTTTTCAATAATTGGGTTTTATATATATTCGCAAATTTCAATGATCCATTTATCCATTTCCTTGTAAACTCGAAATGGTTTTCCACAACCATAAATATCCCCATTACAAATAAGTATTTCACATTTTTCTTTAGATAAATGAGGATCCATCTGTTGAAATGTATTCTTATGAATACCATGACGAAATATACCACAATTTAGCTTCTCAACCATTATGATTTCATTACAATGAGGACATGAAATCATAAAATCTATCTGTTCATCACACATATAATTTCTAAATATATAAATTCATAATTAATTTATTTAACTAAAATGTTACTTACGTAAAAACATACGAGTGCCGGAACAAGATCCTTAATCTTTTCTTCAGTCGTTAGATGGTTATAATCAACAAGTTGAACCAATCTTCTATTTTCAAGGCGCAAAGTTCGCTTTTCAACATTGAATAAATCGTCGAATTCAACCTTTACAAGATCTTTCTTTCCAAAAGAAGTTGTATCTATTTCTTGGTTCACTCGATTGATGATTGGTATGGCGTCGTCGATTTCATCTGTTATATCAGGATACAATCCTTTTTCTTTCTTTGGATTGAAGACATACTTTTCACCAGTATGTTGAACCCCATAAAGTAAAGCAAGTGCCCAAGCATCGTGCATTCCTACACACCTGGTTTCTAATGACTCGTCTTTCAGTTTGTTATAAATAAACCACTCAAAGTAGTCATCAGTCAAATCGCCACGAAATATAACATCATTTGTTGAAACAAATGAGTTATGATATAACCAAATTCGCAGTATCAATTTATGATACTCAACCATTTCTTCTTTACACGATGATGTATAACCAAATTCATTGAAACTTTGAATAAATTTTACACATTCTACCGAAATAAGATCCAATGTTGTTCCTGGTAGAGCGAGTTTATAATCAACCGCGATTCCTAGATCACGTAAAGATATTTGAGAATATTCATCTGAATTATATAACGAGTCTTGAATATGCGCCAACAATTTCAAACGAAAAATAACATCATTCCGTTCATCGTCAATTCCAATTTCAATGTCATTATTTAAAATATGATCTAATTTGACAACCGCGTCAAAAAAAGTATGGTTTACTTTATTCAAGTAACCATTAATTTCTGTCACCATATTTGATGTGCTGTATTCCGTCATTATTATACATTATTAATGTATCGTCTTTAAATGATTTAACAACTGATATATTGGTCACGACCTCGTCGCCTGTGACGATCTCCTATAATATCATGTATTAATTGCGCATTAATTGATGGTATACCCATTTTATGTATATTTACATTTCCATCCAAAATATGTATATTTGTTCGACTTTTGTCCAATGAAACAATCATATCATCATGATATTTCGCACACTGAGTTAAATATTCTAATGATATTGATGATTCGCCTTGTCTGGAACGAAGTTGAATACGCTCATGACATATCTCTGGATCTGCACGTATATAAATAATATGTTGAACTGGGTAATCTTTGGCGAACTCGTCGAATATTTGACAATATATTTGATAATTTACATCTTCAATATTTCCCATATCGTATAACATCTTTGCGAAAACTAACTTGTCTGTATGAAGACACCGTTCAGTGATAATTGTTGCATAAGGATTTGTCTTGACTATCTCTCTCAAAAGAGATAAACGACTAATAAATGCCATAATCTGGAATGAAAACGCATATCGAGGTTGATCTGCATAAAATTTTTCTAGCATTGTTTCACCTGTTTCTTTTTCTCTGATTTTTTCCCATTCATCAACTGGTTCTCTCAAGAAGATGACTTCTGAATCTTTATAGTATTCTTTCAAATAAGAGAGAAAGGTGGATTTTCCCGAACCAATATTTCCTTCAATGCTGATGATTTGTGTCATTTTAATTGTTGTTCTTGAATAAACTATTTTAAATACTTGAATCCTTTTCAATTTTTTATATTCTTTTTTATTAATAAATTAACATACTATTTTTCATCAAAAATTATGTTAACATACGTATACGTATTCGCTCTTGACTATCATTTCTTTTTGATATTTATACAATATTCATTTCTCTGATAAATTGTTACATTTTATATTGATTCTAATCCTTGATTTGTATTGTATTGTATTGATTAAATAAATTATAATTCTATTTATTATCTGATATAATTAATATATGCGCCCTAGATTTTTAATTTTTACTAATAATTACACTATAGGTAATAGAAATTATAATAATAACTATAGACCTAGACGTCTTGTAAATAATAACTATAGACCTTGTGTAAATATGTTTGCTCCAATAAAAAAAATTTTAACGAATCAACATAATCAAATTAATATAATTAATTCAAAACTTAATAAATATGAACCTTTATTTTTAGAATTTTACACCCTAAAAATGTCAGTTTTTGATTTAACACAGAAAATTGAAAAAATTAATAATTATACTTATATTTCAATTGAAGATTTAAAAAAGCAGATGTATGAAAATAATTCTAGTAATCAAAAATCATTTACAGATTTAAGAAATCAACAAACTGTTTCTGATTCTAATAATCAAAAATCATTTACAGATTTAAGAAATCAACAAACTGTTTCTGATTCTAATAATCAAAAATCATTTACAGACTTAAAAAAGCAATTAGATGATAATCAAAAATCATTTACAGACTTAAAAAAGCAATTCGATGATATTAAACCATTATATGATAAAGACATAATAGCAATTACAAAAATGGTGTGTGATGAATTGCGACCCAGCATAAACGAATTATTTTGTAATATAATTAATACAGAACAAGATTTGGATTTTTTATTTGAATATTTTTTTCATAAATCAAGAATCCAAGTAGTTAATACTTAAATTATGTTTTAATGTAAAAAGTATTCGAATCTTCAATATTTGGAGTTGACATAAGTTATATTCATAATAAATAAATCATTCATCAATAACAATAATATAAATTATAAAAAATTGATTTAATAATTTATATTATAAATCAGTTTAAACAAGCAAAAACAATCTTTACAATGGATATCAATCAACGCAAATTGAATAAGACTGAATGGGCAAATATTGAATTACCTATCTCTGAGAATGAGAAGGAAGTTCTGAATATAATCTGTCGTGGATTTCATGACACTGATATCAAATATAATAAACACGTTTCGCTGTTTGGATATTTGAAAGTCGACTATTCGCCAGTTATGGATGATTATCTCTTCTGTAATTACTTTCAATCCAAGATTGATGGGTTCAAAGAGTATGGATTCGAATTTGATGAAGATAAAACTATCAAATCAAACCCAATAATCAAAAAAGCGGATCAAATTCGTATTCAAAAGAATGATCCCAGCAAATTGACAGATAATATGGAAATATTCGAATATCTTCTTATGAACTTGGTGGATCATATTTTGAAAAACAAGAGAGAAAATGGTAAATGGTGCGTTCATTACTTTACACTCTACAAGTTGATAACAATGAACGTATTGCGTATCAATAGTCATGTCATGTTGTTCATTCGCCATAATATTATTGCGAAGTTTGAGAGCGAACTAAATATGACAGAAGTGATACAAAATTCGGTTGACTTCATTGAGAAGAACAAGTTATTATTACAATATTCTGATATTACTCTCTATGAGCATCAGCGAGAATTGTTTACAGTTGCGAAGCGTCAACAATCGAAGTTGGTTCTGTATATCGCTCCCACAGGGACAGGCAAGACATTATCTCCAATTGGTTTATCTGAGGGGTATACGATATGTCCAACAACGCAAGAACGCATTGGTCAACGTATCATCTTCGTTTGTGCTGCTAGACATGTTGGTCTCGCTTTGGCGAAATCTGCAATCTCAATGGGAAAAAAGATTGCATTCGCATTTGGATGTGAAAGTGCTGCCGATATTCGTCTTCATTATTTCGCAGCAAAAGAATATACGAAACATCGACGTTCTGGTGGTATTGGAAAAGTAGATAATTCAGTTGGTGAAAAAGTGGAAATCATGATTTGTGATGTCAAATCTTATTTACCGGCAATGTATTATATGCTGTCGTTCAATAAGGCACCAAATATTATTACCTATTGGGATGAACCGACGATCACGATGGATTATGAAGAACATGAACTTCATAGCATTATTCATGACAATTGGACGAATAATTTGATCCCGAATATGGTGTTATCTTCTGCGACATTGCCGAAACTGTATGAAATTGAAGCAAGCATTGCATCCTTTCGCACCAAGTTTCCTGATACAGAAATACATAGTATTGTCAGTTATGATTCAAAGAAGTCGATACCGATTATCAATAAATTTGGATATGTAATTGTTCCGCATCTGCTAAGTGATGATCCTGAACAAGTTCGTCGTATCGTTGACAATTGCCGTGAAAATATGACAATCTTACGATATCTTGACTTGTCAGAGATTGTCAAATTTATCATCTATATTCTGTCCAAAATTGCAGATTCTGGATTGAATGAGCGATTCCGTTCTATTGCAGATGTGAATATGTCATCAATAAAGTTATACTATATCGATCTATTGGAATCCCTCGTTGTAGGTTCGCCTCATCTATGGGCCAGAATATATAATCATTTGAACTTAAAGAAGGTGCGTCGTATTGAATCTAATCCACAAGTAGATGTCAAAGGTAATCAAATTCGCAAATCGGCGAGTGTTGGATCCAATATTGCTACTACTACTACTACTACTACAAAAATCGCTGGTGCACCGATATCCAGAACGCAAAGTGTTTCTCAATTGCTTCCTACAACAGAAGAACAAACCGGCATCTATGTCACTACCAAAGATTCATTCACTCTTACAGATGGCCCGACAATATTTCTCACGAACAATGTTGAAAAGATTGCCAAGTTCTATATACAACAGTCACAAATACCAGAAAAAGTGATGAATGATATTCTGGATAAAATTTCAGTGAATAACGCGATCAATGAAAAGATTGGAGAATTAGAACAAGAACTCGAATTACTCACTGAAAAATCATTGGCATCAGCAGATGCGGGTGGTGATGGAAATGAAAAATCAAAGAAGAAGGATAAAGTCAAATTGGCATCTGACTCAAACTCAGATGGTCGATCTATTGCAAAATTAGAGAATGAAATAGAAAGATATCGACAAATGATCCAGTCCGCCCAATTGAATGATACACTAATCCCGAATAAACTGCTTCATTTGAAGAAATGGGGACCTTCATCTGGCAACAATCATCGTGCGTTTACCAGTGATATTGATGAACATACTATTGTCGATATTATGATGCTCAAAGATGTCGATGACAGTTGGAAAGTTCTGTTATTGATGGGTATTGGAGTCTTTACAAATCACCCCAGTATTGCTTACACAGAAATTATTAAACGTCTTGCAAATGAACAGAAGTTATATATGATCATCGCATCAAGCGACTATATTTATGGAACAAATTATCAGTTCTGTCATGGATATTTGGCGAAGGATCTGTCTATTACTCAAGAGAAGATCATCCAGGCATTTGGTCGCATTGGTCGCAATAATATTCAACAAGATTATACGATTCGGTTGAGAGATGAAACACAAGTCAATAAGTTGTTCTACAAAGAAGAAAATAAACCTGAAGTGCGAAACATGGCAAAACTATTCTGTTAAAACAATAATAATAATATTTTATAAATCATAATAATATTATTCTAAGATATGATATTTTTTTTCTGTGTTTTTCTTTTGGTAATAACTAAATAAGCAATTTAATTTATATTTAAAGAAACAAAGAAAATATAAATTAAGTAATATGACTAACGCAGAAGAAATATATATTGCTCAATGGAATGAAACGAAATGGTTAACTGCGTCATCTTTATTATTTCTTATATCATCCACATATGCATATTATAATCAATTGTTCTTTTACTCTACATTTCTTTTTTTTACATCTACTATCAGCGCAAATTATTGGAGAAAAGCTACATATTCATGGCGACGAAATTTGGATCTATTTTATGCCAAATTATCGATTGCTGTATTTGTCTATAATGGAATCGTTCATATTAAATATAATAATAATAATTTCATTATAGTTGGAGGTTATTGTTGTCTTCTGGTTCTGCCTTATACATTTTATCTATCTGAGAAACTACACAGAGGGAATAATCCATTGTGGTATAAATGGCATATATTATTTCACTTACTACTGACATTTGAACAGTTTGTCGTATTAAATAGCATAATAAAGTATGAACAACAACAGAATTTACTTTAATGATATAAGACTTTATCGAGTCTTATATCATTTTTCAAATTACACAATTTACTTTAAAACTATTATTTATACTTATTTTTAGACTCTTTCAGTTCTTTCATTTCTCTCATTCTTTTTAATCTAGGACTTTCATAACCACGTTCCTGAGCAGCTTCGGTTCGTTGAACATATTCTTCTATAATTGGATAATCTTCGGCCTCGTTTGAATTATAAGTAAATCCATGTAATGGGAAAATTCTACCATTTTCATGAACACCATAACCATGATTATTCAATAAAATCATATACTCTTCTAGTGGTATTTTTACTAATTCTCCATTTTCATTAGTTATATATCGTTCTGGTATGGGTAGGTCGCCAGTATCAAAGAAAGTTAGAGGTTTACCATATGTTCCTACACCATATTTGGGAGTAATAAATCTGGCTTTTGTTGATAACCTGTTACGATTTTCTAATCTTTTCTTGAATTCTTCTAATGCCTTCTTTGCTGGAATACCGACTCCGTACAAGTCTAAATAATATTTTAAAAAATCTAATAACTCATTTACTGTTAAATCTTCTATGCCTTTTCCTGTTAAATCCTCACCGATGAGTGCTTTGATTTCTCTCAATAGTCTTTTAGTTAAATATGAACGATATGTTTTTTGTATTTTACTTGTTGCTTTTACCGTTCGTGGACTAGCTTTGCGAGTTTTACTATTATCTGAAGAGTTAGACCTTCTCGTGGCATAATTTGGTATTTTACGCATATTAATAATCATATTCATCAATTCATCAATTGTAAACTTTTCGATCTCGCTCTCCAGTATATCTTCACCAATTTCATCTTTTATTAGTTTTATTATATTTTGTCGAACTTGTGAAATCGTTGTTTTCGATTTCATTTTGGGACGTTTTAATGAACGTCTTGCTCTATCACCTCTAAACATTTTTTGTATACGAGTTGATGCGCGTTGTCTTGTGGTTAATCTACTTCTTGTCTGATTACCTCTTAATACACTTTGTATTCTAGTTGCGGCAGCAATTGATATTACGCCATATTCTTTTACTGCTTCTTCTTCTTCATTAGTAGCATGTATTATTCCTAATATTTCAGTTAATGTGTTCGACGAAGTTAAAATTGGAGTATTTGAACCAGATGTTCCGTAACTCTGGTCATCATCACCTTCATTGCCATCTCCATATTGTCCTTCTGCAATTCTTAATAATCGTCTCGGTGAAAAAATACGAGTAATTGTTAGTAATAAAACAAATCCCATAGCACTCATATATTCAGCTTGTTGTGGTGACGGTAATAGAAGCATTTCTGGAGGTGCTGGTAAATATTGACCTAAATTTTGTAACGGAATATTGCGAGAACGTTGAGGTGGTCTCGGTAAGAGTAGTCGTTCTTGAGGTGCAGGTAATTGAAGAGGTTCACTAGCTCGTTGTCTTCTCAGAGCTTCTGGAAATTGATTCATTTGAATGCTCGCTGTTGGATGATGGCGTTGTCTATAAGCGCGTTCTTCTTGCTCAACTCGATCGAAATCAGGGACTGGTGGCGTATAACGTGGATTGTCAGACATTGATAATAGTCCTTGTATCCCACGAAAATCTGGAATTAATATAGAAAAATCGTTTACATGATTTTCATTAATGAGATCATCAGATAAAGTTAACTTAAAATTATTCCATTGAAGCCATGTTCCAAAATCAATTGGTGGTCCAACCCACCAATATCTGAATAAATTATATGCATAAATAAATTGCGGACAGTTCACCTCTGCAAGTGAACCAGGAACAACACCAAAATTACGACACCACTCTGTTGCATCAATTGCGTTTATTTCTACATTTGCAGAAGCAGCATTTATTAATATTGTCAAAACAATTAACAATTTAATATTGTTTACTATTTTAGAAAGTGTAATGCGTCCTCCATATTGTGATTTATCATTCGATTTTGAAGAAGTATATGATTCTATGATTTTGTTATACATTTTCTTAAAAAAACTCGCAAAATTGAAATTTTTATTAGATAATACTTTTTTAAACTCATCTATAAATTCACTAATTTCGTTATCGAGTTGTTTTTCATCAATATCAATATTATGTTTTTTTATTTTATTTTGAATACTCCTTAATAGCTTAGGATTTAACTTAAATACCCGATAGATATTGTTTTTCTTTAAAGAGTTACTAATAAAATTGTCGACCTTAATTGTCATATATTATAATAATATTATAATGCTATTAATTGTTATCAAATTCAAACACATTGAATATATTTTGATATTCATCTAAATATATTTTTTCTTCTACATTCTATATTGTTTCCAATTTCATGTATATTTTTTCTTTTATATTTGTTATTCATAATAAATTGAATTAAGTAATTGAATTTTAATACACAGAAAAAATAATATGTTATTTATTTAAATAATATAATACATCTTATGCTTCTTCGATCATAATAATTGTTTCGCCTTCATACTTTGCTTTAACTTTTTCATTTAATTTATCTAGTTGCTCATCTAAGTCATATTCTTCTGGAAGAACCATTTTGATATTCAAACGCTTTCCATTTAGTATTCGTTTTTCAAATACTAAATGTGGTTTATCCCTCGCAATTATTAGTGATACATATTTAGGTAAGGTAGCCTCACTTTTTAATGGTTGTATGTTTTCATTTAAGTCATCAACAACCTTATTTGCTGCATCGAGTTTTGACTGGATAGTTATTTTTCCCGACTTAGTTGTACACCAGATTTTATCCAATTTTGGATGTTTTTCGACCTTGAAGAACTCTCTTGATCTTGTTCGGTCTTTGTCCAACCATTCATGATAATATACCACATATTTACGCATCATTTCTTGAGTTATTCCTTCTGGTAGGGCAATAGCACTCGTTTTTCTGGCACGTTTGGTTGCTTCCATAATTCCTTTTGTGTTGGCTTCCTGTTCTTTTCTCGTTGCGATACGCAAATTTGTCATCGTATTATTGAGCGGGTCGCGGTCAATATGGTCGACACTAATAACCTTCGTTCCCTTGCCATTCCCATAACATCCAGTAATGACCTGATGGATAAATAAATTACCAGAACTCAATATATATCCATTTAAATGCTTAAACCAAGTCATTTTTTTACCATTATTGTTTTCTGTTTCATAGTCCAATATTTTCTGATAACTTTCATGGCATAATTTACATATAGTATCTTTTTCACAATACATTAATATATATTCTTTATCGTCTTCTAATATTCTCCACATTGGATTTTTCATTACGCCAGCATGTTGTCCCAATGTATAATAATGTCCTTCTTTATATTCCAATACATTATAAGTTGCTTCTATATTTTTGGCGTAGAAATGAGAGATTCTGACATTTGATTGTCGTAAATCATATATATTTCCATTTTTGAATGTATAATGAACAGTCTCTGTGTTTACATGGAATATAAATTCCAAATAAGTGTATCTTTTATAATTACTACAATACGATGGATATATATCATCGTCATTGACAAAGACGAATTTTTTTTCAAAATTAATAATTCGGTCTTTCTCTCTATAATCAACGTAATATGTTTTGCCATTATAATTAATGACGCCACACATTAATTCTGTATTGCTTGAATATGTTGGTTTCATTTTGATGTTGTTTGTATTATTATTTTCTCCTTCATCAATAACTGATTCAATTTTTGAGTTCATATTATATTTTATTATAATATGAAGTTTTTATATTGAAATTAATATAAATATACGAATATATATGTATGTATAAAATATACACCCAATCCACTCAGTTGGAATACGCGAGCCCACCCATCCCCGACATGATTCTCAAAACATTGTAGTTAGTGGCATAAACACGAACCTTGGCAGTCTTTGTTCCTTCGACTGTTGCGTTCGACAACACCAATTGAAGAGTCGCATTATCAATTCTCGAGAAGTTACATGTTCCAGATGGTTGATGTTCCTCAGGTCGCAAAGCAAAAGAGTAAACATTGATTCCCTCATCAGGGTTACGTGTGTGGCATTGAAATGGTTGAACCCATGAGAAGTAAGATCCTTCACGCTCAGAGAAACGATCCTGTCCATTCAGTTGAAGCTTGGCAACAACAACTGGGTTCTGTCCCCAACAATGCATATCAACTGAAGTCTCAGAGAGAACAAATGTTCCAGCATCAGAGACAGAAGAGTTGGCATTATGGTTATTGTGGTAGACATATTGAGGAACTGCGGGTAATCCACTACCAGAACCAAATCCTGATCCTGTAATATCATTCAAATTGCCAGCTCCAACACTTGCCAATGCGGATTGGAGAGATGCGTTATTCCCCACAAAGTTGGGGTTAATTGGAACATTCTTTCCACCAAAATTGGGTTCATTGTAAGGATCATTAGGACCATTCCAGTATCCAGTAAAGTTGGTTGGAGTCCAAGCATCTTCTGCTCCTGCATCCTCGAACAAACCACGGGCATCAATGTAATTTCCAGCAGTAACTTCTGTTGGCCCACCAAAGGCATGGATCGCATTAGGTAACGCATCAATTGCATCAGTGTAGTTAAATGGTTGAGCTCCCAACACTTTAAATAAAAGAGCATCACACAAAAGAGAAGAACAGTAATCCACATTTTGATCAGGTTGGACAATCCAAATCAACTCCTTCACTGGGTGATTAAAGTTCAGCTTAATCTTGTTCGATGACGATCCAACACTTTCATCACCAGTAAACTGTAACTGTGTAATCAAGTATTCATGGGGATTCTGTGCAAAACGACGTCTCTCATCAGTATCTAAAAAGACATAGTCAACATATAAAGAGGCAGCAACCATAGACTGGTTATAGGCAATTGTTGCCGAAACCGTGTTTCCAATAGGTAATTGACTCGATGGGTTAGAACCATTAGAGTTACATGACAAACTAGTAACTGCCCACAAGCATTCGTCAATAGGTCGAATATCCAAGTTGATCTTCACTTCGTGATATTGAAGAGCAATTAATGGAAGAGCAAGTCCGGGATTACTGTTAAACCAAAACTGTAAAGGAATGTAGAGAGTCGTCTCAGGAAGAGCATTACGAGGAGCACAGACCTGTCTTGGCGCCAAAGAATCACAAGGACCATCAACATCGGCAAAAGAAGGATCAGTGATAAATGTCAATTGAGTTGTTTGACCAACCATCTTGAAATAAGCTCTCTCTTGTTCCTTGGTAATAGTCAATTGATTCCAGATATGCATCCAATCGCCATATTGACGATCAATGCGTTGACCACCAATCTCAACTTCAACCTGGGCGATCATTTGTTCACCAGGGAAATCTAACCATCTGGCATAAACAGATTGAGCACCCATTGCAAGAGATGTTGTATTTCCCATGTATTGATTAATTTCTGGAACAGTAATTTGAAGGTAAGTGCGATATGCTAAATCTCCATTACGACTAATTGTGCATGTAACACGACGCCCGAAATCCGCTTGTCCATTAAATGTTTGTTCAATTGATTCAATAGCAAAATTAGTATATCGTCTGTATGTCACTTTCCAAAAAGTAATTTGAGGATTGCCTGTAAGGTAAACATCTTGTGCGCCATATGCGACTAATTGCATTAAACCACCGCCCATAGTTTATATTATTGCTAAAGAAAAAAATTTCGAGTTTTAATTCAAAATTAATAATTACCTACACAATTCAATTTTTACACATTTTACAAAAAATTATTTAGAAAGCATATAGTCAAGATAATAAATTACTGGAATTAAAATTCTTTTTAATAAATGTTGACAAATATTCGTCCTTAAATATTTCTTTTTTGCCATGATGGGGTTTTGTAAATATATAAGAATCATCTTCTTTCTTAAGAACCCATCCATCATTAATTGCGTTAAAAATGAATAACATTTTTTGAAATTGAATATGTTCGATTTTTATGTTCTGGTCTTGTTCTAAATGAATATTTAACTCCATAATTTAAATATAGTATTTTATATTTTCACTTATACTTATTATTATATTACTTAATTAAGAATTAAATAATAAATATAAAAAATATATATGCCGTCTTTTAAACCGAAACCAATTAAACAATTAAAAGTAAACAGAAATGTTCTCTTTTCATTAGATACGAAACATAATGATTTTATCAACGAATTTGATCTAGATGAAAACGATAAGTTGCCTAAGTTACATTTGGAACTTTCAAAATTAAGTAAATCTGTAGAATCAAATAAAACCCTAAATATTGAACAAATTATGGATATGAAAGATAAAATCAGAGAAATAAAAAAACATATTTACACACTGGAAAACAGAAGATTAAACTATTATTTAGATAATTCTAAATATATATTCGACTACTTTGAGAATAAAAAAAGTATTTCTCAAGGCGAAACTCCTAATAAAAATAATATGCTTCATGCATTCTTTAAAATCAAAAAAAATGACACAGTTGAACCCAACAAAATAGAGAAGAAAAATCACAACATTTTTTCTAAATATTTGAGTAATATCGATAATTCATTTATCAATACGGATGACTATCTCAAACAAAGCGATATATGTTCTTATTGTCATAAAGGAGAATATATACCTATGGATGATGAAGGCGTATTAATGTGTAATGTATGTTTTAGTAATAAAAAATTTCTTATTGAAAATGATAAACCGTCCTATAAAGAACCTCCTAAAGAAATATGTTTTTATGCTTATAAAAAAATTAACCATTTTAAAGAAATATTGGCACAATTCCAAGGTAAAGAAACAACATTGATTCCTAATAACGTTATCGAAAGTTTAATGGGCCAAATAAAAAAAGAGAGAATAAAGGTCAATATACTCACATATAATGATACCAAATTGTTGCTGAAAAAACTGGGATACAATAAGTATTATGAACACATTAATTTTATTAAAGATAAACTAGGTATTCCACCACCCATTATTTCTCAAGAATTAGAAGATACATTATGTAATTTTTTTATGGAAATTCAATATCCATATGCTAGACATTGTCCTGATTATAGAGTGAATTTTCTTCATTATTATTATGTTCTGTATAAACTCTTCGAGTTGCTTGGCGAAACATCTTATTTAAAAGAAATACCTATGTTGAAAGATAGAGAGAAATTGATTGAACAAGATACTATTTGGCGCAAAATTTGCGAAGAATTGAATTGGGAGTTTATTTCGACTATTTAAAATTCCACTTTGAAAAAGTAGACGCCTACGGCATTATTTGGTTCAACCTTTCGCAAAGGTGGATTTTCCAAAGATTGATTCATTGCGATAGTTTAAAAAAACATCAGGTGTCGTATTTATAGTCGGAATATATTTTCCTCTATCTAAATCGAAGAATAAAATGAGTAGATACGTTGCATCTAAGTAAAAATTTGTTGGTTCACTCGAACCTTGTCCCGAATAATAGTGTCCTGACCAGCAGTGTTTCTGTCCGGTTATCGTAATAAAATTAACTACTTTATTATTTCTATTATTATATGTATGTAATGAATAATTCGGTTCATCAATAAAATACGCTTTTTTGAATTGAAAAATTGTCTTCATTTTTTCAACATAATTATTAATATTCGGTGTATATGTATTACTTGTTACATTTGATTGAACAGGTGGTCCGTTTATAGACGGATCAATCGTTTTCCATAATGTATTATTACGACGCGTTATCGCACTAGAGTTTATATAATTATTTCCATAATAAGGCATAACTGTATCTGCTGTTCCATGTATTATAAATAGAGAGACATTTTGAGGAGGTAATATTATATTGTAAGGAATAATTACACCATCTTTACCTTTGAAGCAATTTGATGAACTATATTTCCCAATATTTTCTCTGCTATTTATTCCAAAATGGGCGTCGGAACAAATACCAATTGCCTTTATATACGTTTTATAAATCGATAGATTCGAGTATAAAATAGCAAATCCAGCTCCATCAGATTTCCCAGTTAAAAATATTTGTGGCACATTTATACAATGCTTTTCAAGAACAGTATCTACGAATAATACATCATTTTGATAATCATCCGCGTATAACCAAGGGAATGCATTTTGAAATGAATATGTATTCGCAGATTGTTGACCTAAGAAAATGATGACAGGAGTTTTAATTTGGTCAAATTGTGTATATGAAATAAAGGTATTTATAGATTCTCCTCCTCCTGGAAAACATAGTAGTACTTTATTTATGCTTATTTTATTATGTGTTCTCATATTTAGAGTTGTATATTCTCTCTTTGACCCATTTATATGAATACTATGATTTATGTTGTCTGATAAATTGGGATTGTTATTTATACCTGAATGAATACATGTTGTTTCATTAATTACAGAAGGAAATTATACCAATAAAGATCTACCTGACATATAATATATAATTTATAACAAAACTTTACATGTTTATTATTTTTACTAAAATCACATCAATAATATCATATTTTTATTTATGTGATATTATTGATTAATAATTTACATTCTTATAACCCTCCTGGGAACCCCACCATATTTGCGCCTATACCGAATCCCGCACCTGTGCGAGTTGATACCCCTATACTTGGAACATAACAGTCTAATATACTAAAGGTCGCAGCAGCAGTTAATGCTATCAAAGATATTTCTTCTATATTTAATGATCGTTGTGGTATTGCGTATGCAGCAATGGCAACCATTAAACCTTCTACTAAATACTTTATGATTCTCTTGATTATTTCGGAAATATCAAACATTATATTATTTTAGTAGAAAATAATATTAATATTTATAAATACTTAAATATATAGAATACAAAAGAGTATATGAGTACAATCAATAAATCATCAACAAATAGTTCTAAAATTGTCGATTTATTAGAGGAAGATAAACCAATTGCTGGACAGAAATTTGTATGTGTATCTTTTGTATCTCCTGATAAGATCCTTAAAGATAAGCAACTATTTTACTTTCAAGAGTTTTTGAAATCATGGGATTTTAATAAAAGCATGGAAAAATCAATATTATTCCTAAACTTTCTTTCTTTTAAATATAAATTAAATTTCGATGATATTACAAATGATTTCAATGAATTTGTAAAAGAAGAGAGAGAGAAACTTATTCAAACTGCGATTGAAGATGATTTTAAAACATTTTTAGACCAGAATGAAGAAAAAATGGATAATAAATTTAATACTCAATACCATTTTCAGACATCTGTTCGTGGTTTAAAAATTCGTGGCGTATATCCAACACAAGAAGAGGCTGAACTACGATGTAAAATGTTGAGAGAACTCGATCCTAATCATGATGTTTATGTCGGTCCTGTCGGATTATGGATGCCATGGGAACCAGAAGCATATAAGACAGGACGCGTTGAATACATGGAAGATGAATTGAATCAGTTAATGCATGAAAAAACAAAGAATGAGAGTTTTGCTAAAAATGCATTTGAACAGCGTGTCAAAGAAAGTAAGAAAAGTGCGATTGAAGAAAATATTCGCAATGCAGAGAAAACCGGATCTTCTTTGACACAAAGTATTGATGCAGATGGAAATTTGGTCGGTATTAATAATGTTAATACACAAGAAAAATCACTTCTTGATAAGTCTAATGGTGATGAAATTTCTGTTGCGGATATTCGATCAGAGTTATTTGAAGGTGAAAATATTGTTTTGGGAAAATCGGATAATGGACTCAGTTTATTGAAAAGTGGGCCTTTTGCCAATAAAAAATAATTAAATATGTTACAGATTATATCTATTATTTATAGATATAATTTTACTCCATTGAAATATCATATTGTATTTTCTGCCGAATAACTTTATTCAGTGAAATATTATTTTTGATATACTTAATACTTGATTAATTATATCAAATATGTTGTGATTGGATTTTATCTATAATATATATTATTATTTATAACAACTTTACTACATTTACATTTACATGATCCTGTCCCTTGTGATCCTGTATCATAAATTATTGTTGTTGTTCCTGGTGGTCCTTGTGCTCCTACAGGTCCTGCTGGTCCTGTTGCTCCTGTTGCTCCCGTTTCTCCTGATCCTGTTCCTTTATCCCCTGATGGTCCTTTATCTCCTGTTGCTCCTGTTGGTCCTTTTGCCCCTGTTGGTCCTGATGCTCCTGACGTTCCCGATGCTCCTGTTGATCCTGTTGCTCCCGTTGATCCTGTTGCTCCCGTTTCTCCTGATCCTGATCCTGTTCCTTTATCCCCTGATGGTCCTTTATCTCCTGTTGCTCCTGTTGGTCCTTTTGCCCCTGTTGGCCCTGATGCTCCTGATGGTCCTGATGCTCCTGATGGTCCTGATGGCCCTGATGCTCCTGATGGCCCTGATGCTCCTGATGGTCCTGATGGCCCTGATGGTCCTGATGGTCCTGATGGTCCTGATGGTCCTGACGGTCCTGATGGTCCTGATGGCCCTGACGGTCCTGACGGTCCTGACGGTCCTGATGCTCCTGTTGATCCTGTTGCTCCAGTTGATCCACAGCATCCAGTACATCCACTTGGGTCAACAGGAACAACAGGGTCAACAGGAACAACAGGAACAACTGGGTCAACATCTCCAGTCATTTCAGCTAAATAATTTTTAGCAGCTAAAACTAATAAAATAGGATAATAGCAATTATTAGCATATTGATCATTTTCTGCTCCTTGATCATTATTTTGCCAATTTTTCCATGCTTTGCCTGGATCAGACTGAACATAAACAAATTTACTAGTATCCATTGTTAACGTATCCAATACGTTTTGCATTGCGGTAACATCAGATAAAGTTATAGGAGAATAGTGTGGACTACTTGTATCATTTGTAATATGGGGAAACAAACCAACCATTGCTACAGTTAATGGTCCTATTAATGACCCACCATATAATTTCGACCCATCAGCATATGGTAAATAAATATCTACTGTTTCTTTTTGTAGACAATTATAAAATAAAAAATTCATCATACGAATTGCTAATGTTAAAATATCTCTTTGTTGGTTCGAAGTAAATAAATTAGTTCCATAAGTAGGATCCTTCTTAATTTTATATGCATAATATCCAAAATTGGTACAACAACGAATAGAATCATAACCAATCATATGTGGTCCACCATATTGATATTCATTACCATTTTTATCAGTATGTAAACCTTCTATAAATACTTTTGAATATGTAAAAAGTGGTGTATCATCATTTTCATTCCAAAAAGGGTTATCTGGAAGACCATAAGAATTAATGTGATTAACAATCTTATCTTTATAAAAAGTTTGAAGATAACCATAATATTTAATAGAATTATTTACTGCATCGATAAAATTCTGTAAAACCATAATTTTTACAGGCGCCGCACCAGCAGGTTCAGGAATATTTGGATTTGTTTTCGAATCATTCGTAACATACTCTGGAAATGAAAGGAAAAAAGTTTGATCATTAATCCCAATATCACTTTTTGCTATTCTATGTATATCTATAAGGTTATCAGGATCAAAATAAGAAGGATTTAAACTAGTATTTGTATTTAAACGATTACTAGAGCTGTATGATATAGTTCCAACTGGTGCAAATTCTGTATCTCCTCCTCCATATTGATCGTTACATAATATTGGATTATTTAAATAATTTGTATCACGAACATCTTTAATGTCACTCCAACATTTCCATACACCAGTATATATTTTACCATTTAGGCCTACTGCACTAGTTTGCTCCGAATTTTCCATATTTTTACAAAAATAAAATCCTCTATTAGATTGACAATATGGAGCTGGACAATTTGAAATATTTAAAGTAAAAAAAGAACAAAATGCTTGTGTTAAAAGATTTGTAATTGTTACATTACTGTTAGTAGTACCAGGAACATAACCATTTCCAGTAAATATATGATCATCACCAGTCATATTCCCAGGATATAATGACATATACCAATCTTTTTGGAGCGGAATGTGTGGATCAGTTAACATACAAGGCATTTTTATAGAAACACTTGTTTCCGACGTAGTTGGATAAGAACAAATTTCATTTCCAGCATTATTTCTACCATTTATAATATTAGATGTAGACCTACTGGGAATATTATCATAATATAAAGTATTAATACCATTAACCTTTGAAGCATTATAAAGAAGTGTTAACATATGTGAATCTGCATCAGTTGCTGTCGTTGCAAATTCTTTTTGGGTAAAAACATTACTTGCAAAATAATTATTAGGATTTGAATAATTAGTATTGGGGTTACTATCATTATAAAAATAGTTAAAATTGTTATTTGGTATTTTAATAACTGGTTGCCAGCCCATCGCTCCGAGACTAGACAAAAAATACATCCGACCCTCACCACTACCTTGTGTTTCACCAATATAATTGTTTTTTGTTGCAACTAAAAACGCATAACCATTTAGTATCTCTCGTAAATTTTGTATATTATCATGATTTGAATAATTAGTATAATATTGCGCAACATTCGCAAAATACCAAAATGCTTCACTTGAAGTAGCAGTTATTAAGGGTCTACCTCCTGAATCAGACGTGTTACTTGATGGAAACGACATTATATAATCACTATTACCTGCAATATTATTATTTACTGGGTTTACTTTAATTAAATAGGTTAGATCTGTGTCTAATAGATCTAAATTATCATATGTTATAACTACTTCTCCTGGGGTTGTTGCCATATTATAAGATTATGCTACTTTATAATATTTAACAATAAAATAATCTAACAGTCAATTAATTTATTTATTATTAATTAGTCTATTTTAAATCGATGAACTCGTCGGTTTAAAATTATTTGTTTAACCCATTTAATTATTTTCTCATATATTCATTAAATATAAACTCAAATGATTGATTTAATGTGGAATTTCTTTATATATTAATCATGAGAACTAATTACCTCATTGAAAAATTCCAGTTGATTATTATTTTCAGAAGTATTTGTTTGAACATTATAAAACCAAACCATTACACCTGCTGTTTTAAACCAATCATGTAACAATGAATTCTGTTCAGGTGTATATCCTGTTTGAGTTTTTTGGTTAATTATCATAGCAGTATATTCTGGCCACGATAATGACTGAGGAGCATCTACAGCCCTTCCTACTAATATTTTATCGATTGGGCATGTAATATTCGAGTAAGGAGTTATTGGATCATTTGGATTATCACTATAAATTTGTAATACAGCGCCTCCAAATCCAGGAGTACCACTATAATCGTCATTTATAAAAATAGAATTTTCATCATTATAATATGCACCTTGATTGTAATATTGCCAATTATAAAAATCTATATAGAGACCATATTTACTCTCAATATCTTTATATAAAGAAGGCCAATTAGGACTATTCCAATAAGGAGGTTGTGGTGCATGAGTTACTTGTGTTTCGTTTGATGTATACATCTTTAAATACATAGACAACATACCTAAATAATCTGAAACTTCAGTATAAACACCATTATATTGTGATAACATAGGTATATTTTCAATATCTAAATCTATACCATCTATTTGATTGTCATTAATAAGTTTAGCTAAATCTGCAGCTAACTTTTTTGCACTATCTGTCATATCTTGCTTATTAGCACTATCGTTTACGTAATATTTCGATTGAGGATATTTCCATATATTATCAAATAAGTGAGAACCATTTGCATAAAACGATGTTGCACCTCCAAAGCTAAACATTAATTTTATATTATTATCTCGAAGTAAAACTAAAATTTCATTTTTATCAGCGTTTGAGAATTCAATCCAACTAAGAACAGTATCACATACCGTAAGCCGATCCCATACAACTGGGGTAGTTTGGTCTCCTCCTAAAGTGATAAATTCTAGAATAATATGAGTAACTTTATTAAGTACTGCTTTATTTATATAAGCTATAAATGCTTCTTTATTGACAAGCCAAAACCCAATATAATTAACTTGTTTCCAAATTGGTCCTACAACTGGCGGATCTTGTTTTGCCCCTGTTGCCCCTGTTGCCCCTGTTGCCCCTGTTTCACCAGGTGGTCCCGATGGTCCAGATGGTCCAGATGGTCCTGTTTCACCAAGTGGTCCTGTTTCACCAAGTGGTCCTGTTTCACCAGTTGGTCCTATTTCTCCTACTCCGGCTGGTCCGGTTGGTCCAACTGGTCCGGCTGGTCCGGCTGGTCCGGCTGGTCCAGGTACAGTGACAGTTCCATCTGAGCCAGTTGATCCATTTGGATATACATAAATATAGTTATTTATAATTGTTTCGTCACCAGAATCATCACAAGAATCATTATTGGTAGAATTAACGTCTGTATTAAGTAATTGTTGATTTTTGGTTACTAAATCAGCATATAGCGTGACCAAATTTTCATATTGATTTAATAATTTTCCTATTTGTAAATTAGATGTAACTGTATTTGACTCGAGTGCAATTATATTATCTAGTTCTTGTTGAAGTTTGTCAGTTAAATCTTTTATTGTAGCAGCGTTTGTATTAAGAGTTGTAGATAATCCATGTGATTTCGCTTGTTCTTGTTGAAGTTTGTCAGTTAAATCTTTTATTGTAGCAGCGTTTGTATTAAAAGTTGTAGATAATCCATGTGATTTCGCTTGTTCTTGTTGAAGTTTGTCAGTTAAATCTTTTATTTTTGCATGAGATTCATTTATATTTGCCGCCAGCACATTTATCACTTTACGTTGATTATTAATAACCTTTTTACATTGAGTTGGTTGCATTATAACTTTATATTATATATAATAATTAACAATAATTATAATTATAACCAATATATATAATTAGTAATATTATATATATTGATATATGATGTCGAATATAATAAATATAATTTTTAACCAAGTATATTATATTTTATAATATATTATATTTCATAATATATATATTATATGAAATATACTCGAAAACGTAATATGATATCGCGATTGAAACAAAAAGCAACAGAAAATACAGCAATACGTTTTTATGATAATATGCCAGACTTAATTAAACAATTCAAACAAACGCTGAAATATGTGGAGCCTATTTTGGTTTCAAATAAGCCAAATCAAGAAGTATTAAATGGTAGCCCCATAGCAAAATTGTATACAGAAGAGTTTTTGAAATTATATCCAAATAATAAATTTGCTAATTATCTCTCTTCTATTCAAATAAAAGAATTTGGAACAAATATTGGTTTTAATGAAAAAGATGCTGAAGATTTAATACAATGGGCTTCTCGTTCAAATATACAAAACAAAATCGCAATTTTTGATTGGGATGGAACATTGTCTGTTATTGAAGGTATCAATATTCCTGGTAATCAACGTGATACAACTAAATGGAAGTCAAATGGAATCAATTATCGAGAAATTGCTACTTATTATGCTGGATCAAAATATCGTCTTATGTGGTTAAGACATATGTTTGATATACTTCATAGAAAGAAAGTGAAAGTTTTTATATTAACAAATAATCCAGTTGCTGCGATGAATTGGCGTGCCTATCCTAATACAGGAATAGGAAGCGAATCGAGATATAATTTTTATAAAGTGGCAAAACAGTTCATACCGCAATTAAAAGAAGAAAATATAATATGTGGGTATGAAACAAAATGTTTTAAACCACACAGCTTTCTTAAAAATGAAGAACTAAATCATTCGTATTCTCAATTGAGTCGATTAAATTCATTATCTAGTATATAATTTTAACATTTAAATATACCACGTGTAATTATGATGTAAATGATGAACAATACTCTACAATTAGAAGAATTCTTCTCTCCTTTTCTTTTTGAAGAGAGAGAAACAATAAAGAAACAAATCTATATTGATAGTATATTAACTGCTTTCAATGGAACGTGTTCTGTAAAGCCGAATATGGAAATTTGCGAACAAATGACGGATTTATTGATCGAGAAAGGTCACAACATGATAGCTATTATTATTTCATTGGATGATTTACGAATAGAAAATAATAACTGCGTAACATGTATATATGTATCTTTAGATACAGATATTTTCAAATTAATAAATAAGATAACGATACTCTTCAATAAACGAAAACGAGTGTTCAGTGAAAAGAAAATTTGTGATTTTAATGTAGATTACAAATATAAAGAATTGATTAATGAATTTTATTTAGAATCAATTGTAGGAAGTGATGGGTCACATTTAACAAAAAGAGAAGTAATCCCCTATTTTTTGAAATGGTGTGAAAATCGATGCATTAAAATATCGAGTCGTATCCTTTTTTCTTATATGAATGATAAGATGGGTATTTATAAAGTTGGGTGGAAAGGATATAAATTATATTATGGTATTACAGAAGATGAATTTGAATAAATTATATTATATTGATATAATATAATATGGTAAATTGGAAATTTTGGAAAACCCGTAAAAGTAATATCCGTAATTCGTTATCACCAACCCATTCGATAAAATCGCCTCAAACGCGTAGGTTATCTCCTACTCGCAGATTATCTAACGCAAACAACGGTAAAAATCGTGATTATAAAAAGTTCTCGTCAGCATTATCATCAGAGAAAAATTGGTCCAGAAAAATACCATTATATCGCATACAAACTGACAAAACTAAACTACGTGCGTTTCTTCGCGCGGTTCAACGTTATAATAAATATGATTGTGGAAAATATGAAATTCAAAATAAGGGTATTAAAAAATTATGTGATTCTGATCTTAAAAAAATAAAATACTTAGAAGAGTCATTAAATATCAAAAAGTTTTTCAAAGAAAGTAAGGATAAATATTATTTAATAGATACGGAGATAGAACCGTTTAAAAGATATTTAATTGCTACAGGACTACATACTAGCAAAAATATTGATAAAGTATTGATTTCTATGGTAGATATAGATAAGCATCCTATATCACAATTGTTACATGTAAAAGAAGACAATGCGTATGACAATTTAACATCGGGTGATGAAGATATTCAAAATTATTTACAAAATGAAAAACGTCAATCACAAAGACAAACTTTACATGCCAATTCTCAATCTCGAAAAACACTTTATAAAGAACATCAACGCAATCCCGAATCTAGTAGAGGCCTTTTTTCGAAAAACCCAAAAAGTAAACATCGTCGTGAACCCATATCGCACTGGGCAGATAAAAATACAATAGATACAATAAGGGTGTAAATACTTATTATTTTTACCATTTCGTCTTCTTCACATTGATTTTCTGCCCAGATCCTCTCTTTTTCACATTGTTTGGATCATACTTTTCTTCTTCATCATCGGAGTTAATATCTTTACTTAATTCCCAGAACTCTTTGCTTCCCAATTTAAAATCATTATGCATATCTGCTTTGTACCAAAAGACTTGTTCAGATAATTTATTTGATTGTGCACTATTATTAATAACAAGACATTCATAATTTTCAGTACATTGATCCATGACTTGACAAAACGATTCAAATGTTGGAAACATTCCGGCATAATTCTCATAGATTCTTTTTCTGTTAGAAATATATGGTTCTCTCAAAATAAAGACAAAATCGATATTTGTTCTCAGAGTTGGTGGAATACCTAATGGATACTGCATAGTAATAATTAACATAATTCGCCAATGACGTCCATTCATAAAGAGAAGACGCATCATTTTATCACGAGTCCATGCACCATCATATAAACAATCATCAAGAATGACAAAGGATCTAGGATCGATATTACTTTTTTTGAATGATTCCATTTCTCTCTTTATTTGTTTTAAAACAGACTTTTGTCTTTTAAGAATATTTTCTATAATAGCAGTATTATATTCATTATGAATAAATAGTTTAGGGACCATTTTGCCATAATATCCATTACCTTCTTCTGTACCTGCGACAACTACACCGATAGGAATATCTTGATGATAAAATAGGAGATCACGAACAAGATAACTCTTACCTGTTCCTCTTCGCCCGATTAAAACGCATACAGGAGCCTTCATCTCGTTTGGTTTGAAACTAATATACTTCATATCGAATTTCTTCAGTTCCAATGTCATTATAATAATACCTGGTCTATTATTATAATGATATAACGCGTCGAAAAATGAGTTTAAATAGTATATTAATAATATACTATTTACCTAAATGATACAGAAATCAGTGATTCAGTTAAATTATGAAAAACGCAAAAATACAAAACTATTTGAACAATTTAGAAATACTACTATACATGATTTCCATGAAATACAGAATTATATTCCAATTTACAATAAATTTTTCGATTTGAATGAAAATAATTACAACTCTTTTAATCTAAATCATTCATTCTATCTTTGTGAAATATCTAATGAAAATAAAATAGATATCGTTGACGATGATTGTAAAGAAGATTGTAAAATGGCATATAAATTGAAAAATAAAGAAAACGATGAACTTGTTGAACGAAATGTATATATCAAATATGCGCCAGTATTGGACCCATTTAAATACTTTATTGGTAAATATAAATTTTCAATGGATGAATGTAAATTACCGACATTTACTCAGGAGAAAGATACTTTTATCCATCCCGATATTGTCTCGAAAGTATTTGATGCCAATAATTCGGCATATGTTGATGGATTTTTCTCTTATTTGTCCGGTGAAATATTACATAAGTATGGATTTATTCATGGATTAGAATTCTATGGAACATTCTTTGGTATTAAAAACAACTTTAAAGTGGACATTTTAGATGATATTGAATATTTATGTAAATCTGAATATTTTACCACACATAATGGAACACAATTTTTTGTAGATGATTACTCTGATAAAATAAATAAGAATGATCAATATTCTGATAAATTACCGCAGATTAAGATTGATCATAGTAAGAGAGAAAATATATCTGCCAATTCGATAAAAGATAATATGTTTGAGGATATATTTGAATCTGGAACAGATACTGATATCGTAACATTAGAAGAAATAAGTGATACATTATTAGAAGAAACAATAAATATTGTCGATAATACACAATCTACTTCTTTAAAAAGCACTTCCACATGTTCATCTAGGACTTCTTTAACTGATTCTGAGTCCGGAACTGAATCTGGTTCTGACAAAGATGATGAGGATGACGATGAAGATGAAGATGATGAAGATGATGACGACGACGACGATGATGATGAGGATGATGAAACAAATTCACAATCATCAACATATTCTGATGATGAAGAACCCCTCTTTGCGACTATACCAAAGTTTCCCGTAAATGTTATTTGTATGGAAAAATGCGAAGATACATTAGATAATCTTATTTTAGATGATGGTATTAAATCTATTGATGAATGGTTTGCTGTATTAATGCAAATAATCATGACACTCATCACATACCAGAAATGTTTTGCTTTTACACACAATGATCTACATACAAATAATATAATGTATATTCAAACAGAAAAAAAATTCTTGTATTATTGCTATAATAATAAGCATTACAAGGTTCCAACTTATGGTCGCATATTTAAAATCATCGATTTTGGAAGAAGTATTTATAAAATGAATAACCGTATTTTCTGTAGTGATAGTTTCAAAAAGGGAGAAGATGCTGCAACACAATACAACATAGAACCATATTTCAATGAAAATAAACCCCGCATTGAACCGAATTACAGTTTCGATTTGTGTCGATTAGCATGTTCTATTTTCGACTATATTGTTGAAGATATTGAAGATGTTGCAAAATTACATAAATGTAGTTCAATTGTGCGTTTAATAGTAGAATGGTGTCAAGATGACAATGGACTGAATGTTCTATACAAATCAAATGGTGATGAGAGATATGAAGATTTCAAGCTATATAAAATGATCGCTCGAAGTGTTCATAAACATACTCCACAGAATCAATTAGAACGACCCGAATTTAATAATTTCTGTGTAGATAAAAAGAAAGTTCCAAAGGATGAAAAGAAAAATATCATGAATATTGATTTGATGTCTGTATGTTAAAATATAAGTATATAATATATGGGATTGTTTACAAAAAGATTATGGCCGTCACGTAAAAAGATGACACAAAATATACAATCCACACAAAAACGTAATAGTTTACCAAAACAAGATAGTCCGAGAAGTAATGTAAGTAGTCCACGATATAAAACACTTTTAAGACAAAGAAGTAATAGTGGTAGTGTAAGAAGTGATATGAGTAGTCCAAGGCGACATATCAGTATAGATAACCCTTTATATAGTCCACGTAATAGTCCAGATAAATTAGAACCGATTGAAGAAGATAGATTAGATTCTATTGGATCAACAAAAGATAAATTTGATTTCGATCATGTGTCACAACGTAATTTCGATGAGGATTTCGTGGTTGAACCAGATATTATTTATTCTGAAAATATGGATTTTAAAAATATAAGTGATTTTAATTTACATCTATCTAAAGCAGCAACTGATAAGGTTTTGACATTTTTTAATAAAACAAAAGATAAAATCAGAGAAATAGATAATGATATAATAAGATTAAATGGCATTTTAGATAATTATAATGATGAATTAAAGAATGCATTAATAAAAAAAGATGCAGGTCATAAATTGTATTCTGGTTTAGAAGTTGAAAAACATGAAGAAAAACATATTAAAGGATTGAAAAAAATAATTCGAGGTCTAGAAGTAAATATAGAAAATTTAAAAAAAAAGAAAAATCAATTAGAAGAAGGAGCCAAGAACAAAGGTAAACAAATCAAAAAAGCATTGAAGTTTAAAGAATTACTCGAAAAGGAAGAATCAGAGAAAAAGAAGAAAAATCGATGGAAGTTTTGGAAGAAAGGTGGTCGTCGATCCAAAAAAGCAAAAACTAGACAATGTCGCCGGACCCGACGACGACGATAAATTAGGCGTTAAAATATACGACACTTTATATTTATTAGAGTAAATGAATATAAAGCCAATTAAAGATGATGAATTCGCGAATCTAAAACTAAAAACTACGTATGGATTCATTATAGCACGCCATGTAAATTCACAGAAAACTAATATGTATTGGAATTTATGTGTTCAATCAATTCGCACATTCTATACAAATAAAATTGTCGTTATTGATGACAACAGTAATCCTGAGTTTGTAAAAGAAGAAATTCCGTATTTTAATATCGAATATGTTAAGTCCGAGTTTATTGGCAGAGGAGAACTGTTACCTTTTTATTATTTCTATCGAAATCGATATTTTGATTATGCTATTATTATCCACGATAGTGTATTTTTTAGGAAAAAGGTACGATTTGATAGAATTAAATCATTAGTTTTACCCTTGTGGCACTTTGATACTCAACGAATTGAAAATGCGAATAATTCAATACGCTTAATACGACAAATGAACTATAGAGAGAAACTTTCATCATTGTTGTTGGACAGAGATAAATTTGAAGTTCTTACAAAAAATGATAATATATGGATGGGTTGTTTTGGATGCCAATGTTTTATTAATCATACATTTTTGTATCGACTTCAAGAAAAATATAATCTATTTTCTTTGTTGAAATTTGTCAGAAAGAGAGAAGATCGATGTTGTCTCGAACGAATAATGGGTGTTCTTTTTTTTCTAGAAAGTCCGATTATAATGAAATATCGAGCCTTCTCTCTTTTGGGTTCTATTACAACGTATATGAAATGGGGATATACTTTTGATAAATATCTTGATGACCAACAATCAGACAAAGTCATTAATGTACCTATTATTAAAGTATGGACTGGACGATAATAATTATTTGTTAATATTAATATAAATACTTATTTCATTATTTGATATAATGAAAATTCGACTCCATTTACCAGCAATTCCACATACTATCACTACAAATGAATATAGTCATTGTGCTTTTACGGGTAAAGTTCTGCGATTCTCTCCTATGATGCGAAGTGTAGGTTATGAAGTATATCATTATGGCGTAGAAACATCAACTTCTGGTGCAGATGTTGAAATACAGTTGTTAACTGTTAATGAGTATACTGATTTGAAAGTCGATTCTTGTTTATACTTAGACTCAAAGTTAACAAAAGAAGAAGCTGTAAAAAAATTATCTGATCCAAGCCAAGAAGTTGGAAACTTAGCAAATTGGGATACGCCTTTATATAAAGAGTTTAATCGGCGATTTCGCGAAGAATTGATAAAAAATTATAGATCAAATACGACGGATATTGTATGTATACCTTTCGGTCCTGCATATGAAGCAGCATTTGTAGGGTTAAATTACGTATATGTTGAATCTGGAATTGGGTATAGTAATGCTTACAAAGATTATCGCATATATGAAAGTTATGCCAAATTACATTATGATTGTTCAAGAGCTAATATTCAACCACCAAATTATTGGTTTGTCTGTCCTAATTATTATGACATCAAAGAATGGCCTTTTCAACCAATATGTAAAAAGAATACAATCGGGTTCTTTGGAAGAATTACACATATCAAAGGATTAGATGTTATTGTGGAAGTTGCGAGAAGATTTCCACATGTCGATGTATATATTTGCGGACAAGGTGACCCAACGCGATATTTGACAGAACCTAATATTAAATATCATAAACCTCTTCATGGTTTAGAAAGATGGGATTATTTGAGTCAATTTGCTGCTATATTAACACCAACAATATTCTTAGAACCTTTTTGTGGGGTTTCTGCTGAGGCGCAATTATGTGGCGTTCCAGTTATTTCTTCTCATCATGGCGCATTTACTGAAAATATCGAACAATTAAAAACAGGATTAAGATGTCATACATTATCGGATTTCTGCCATGGAGTTCAAATGGCATTAGATGGAAGATTTGACAGAAAATATATTCATGAAAGAGCTGTGCGATTATTCGATATGTATAATGTAGCAAAGAGTTATGATTATGCTTTTAGATCAATTAATGATATTCATAATGGAACGAATGGATGGTATTCGCCTAATAAGAATATGTTGGCATTAGACCAACTTTATGAAGTTCCACTATTACAAACTTTATCAAATGAAACACCAGAAATGTCAGAAATGCCAGAAATAATAAATATTTAACTGATATGACGACAAAACCATTTGTGAATTCCCAAAAATTCTGCCATAATATGTAATGAAAATCCAATTATAAAAAAGAGAATATAATAATTGAGATTTTTGAATAACCAATGAAATAAATATCCTACAATAATAAATAATATGGCTTCTATACCTGACTGTATAAGTAATATTTTTTGTCCTGTTTTGAATACTATTTTTCTAATATTCGGTGTACCCTCTTTGTTGCGTATTTTCAAACATTGCTCCCCGTAATGATAATAGTATTCGTGTAATCCCAAATAATATCCTACGTAATGTTTTAAGAATCCAGTAATTAATAAAAGAGAGAAAAAATATCTAGAAGAAAGAAATAAATTGACTATTGTGTATATGATCACGCAATATAATCCTACAAATATACTCTCCAAAATATACCACATTATATTATAATATAATGTGATAATGATTTGAAATTTAAGTTATTCAATAAAATAGCATATTATTAATGCAGATAACCATAAAAATATACCAGTTGAAATAGATACTATTGTAGACAAACCTAAATATCTGTAAAGGAAATAAACAAATATATCGATAACCGTATTGATAAGAGGTGCAAATATCAATCCCTTAAAATATATATCAAAATTTTTTTCAATAATAAAAAACCCTAATATCATACCATTTGGGACAACATTTAATAAAGCAGATGTTACTGGATTTGATAATTTATTCGCAACAAACGGTATTAATGCAAATATAATCATTCCTAATGTGACTGAAATAATGACAATTAAATTATTTGATGTTTTTTTATTTAATCCACTAATTGTAATATTTTTCGAAGTAAGTTTCATATAGTATTATATAAAATAAGATATTATTACTGCAATAAGCCATACTACTATATTACTCCATAAAGCAATTGATGGTAATACTTTAACGTATATATATAATATATAAGATAAAATATTATCAAATACATTTAATAAAGGTGTAAATATACATACAAATAAGTAGGGTTCAAAAGAACTTTCAACAATAAAAAACCCTAATATAAGATCATTGGGAATAATATTCAATATAACAGCAGTAACCGGTTTATCAATAAAATTTGATAGTAATGGAACAAAATAGAAGACAACAATGCCAATTAAAGCAGATATTATATGAATCATGGTTGAACTCGTATCAATATCTATTCCAGAAATAGTAGTTATATTAGCTATATTTTTTGTTGATTTCTGTATTGATTTTGATTTTGATTTTGATTTTTTCTTTGGAGTTGTGTTTAAACTAGCAATTTGGGTTGGCGTTGATATTGACATTGTAGTGAAACTTGAATTCGAAGTTATGTTTGTTGATTTTAAACTCATATATAATAAATACAATATTCTTCTGTCAGTTCTTCTTATACTTCTTTAAAAAGAAGGATTATCCGTAAATACTTGAGGATTATTTATCTGTGCTTCTGGTGCTCCATATATCATTGGTGTTAATTGTTCTAACATATAATGGCCTGCGATTACACTAAAAAAAACTATTAGCATGTCTCTTATAACCAACTTAATATTGATCTCTTCTTTATCTATAAATTGGATTTCTATTAATTTTATTATAGTATATATTACAGATACGATAGATGCATTTAAAAATACTTGTTTCATTATAATTAAAGAAATACTTTTTCGCATTATACTAAACGCAACAATTTACTATTTTATACCATATAAAATAGTAAAATACTTAAAATAAAAAAATTGAAACTGAATTTAAACAATAAAACCGATTTATTCTTTAAAACAACCTCAATCAATTCAAAAATGATGACTGAACAATACACAGAAGAGCTTCTTATTCAACAAGAAGAGATTGCTATACAAAAGTTAAATGATGCACAGAATCAAAAAATAGATGCTGAAGCAAAATTTAATATCGTACAAAATGATTATAATACAGCAGAAAATAATATGAAAATTGCTATAACTAAAATGAGCGAATTAACAGAAGTATATCGCCTTGCGAAAATACAAGAACTTGCTGTAAAGCAGGAATTGGCACAAATTGAAGAAAACAAAAAGGCAATTATTCAATTGAGAGAAGTAGAATCATTGAAACAAAAAGAGATTGATGCGTTCAATGAACAAGAACGAATTCGTTTGGATAAACATAACAGAATTTTGGAAACACTTTCGAACAAAGAACAGCGTTTCAAAGAACAAATATTCAGGACAATGAATGATGATGATGATGATAGATCAATCAATACAACTACAACTGTTGGAAGACAGTCCAGAACATCATATAATTTGAATGCGACATTTCAGCATACAACTCGTCTTGAAGTAAATTATCGAGGAACAACTGCATCCATTTACAAGACAGAAGAAGGTAATTGGAAAAAGGGACAATGGAAAGATGAACATGATATTTCATATAAATCACCGAGACAATTCTGGAGCATGTTTGCGAAAAGTCAAGGCTTCCTGGGAAAAGTTGGAACAATATGGGATATTAAAAACAGAATCAAAGCATATGACGAAGATGGATCATCATGGGATATTGCTGTAAATAAAGATAGACTTGTAGTTGATTCGAAATAAATATAGGAATGGATTGGATTTGATATTATATACCACGACAACAGATTTTAAATTGTCGTATTTTTTTATTTATTTTTAAAAAATTGATATACTTTACTTCATTGAAAAAGAAGATACTTTAAACAAACAATCGAACCACTCAAAAATGAACGCTCAAATTATTTCTCTGAAATCTCAATCGGTAATTGATACAATGACACTTCAATGTGAATGTTGTCAAAATATTATACAAAAATCTACAAAATATAGTGTCATCGTCAATGATCGACCAGATGGAACAACTCATTGTGAAATCATCTGTGGCAATTGCGTAGCAGTCGACCAAATTGTCAAAACGAAGAAATTGGAAAAACAGTTGGAGCGTCTTGCAAATAATCTTCGTGAAACATTTTCATGGAAGAAATTACCTGATGCATTAACCTATAGAATTATGGAATATCTCGATATAAATACGAGAAATAGTTTGGTAAGTCAATATGAATTGCGTCGTCAAGAAGACTTGGACTATTTTCAGAGAAAGTTTATTGAAATTGGTAGAATGCAAAAACCCAGTTGGCGAGCAAGTGTTCTCAGCATACTTCGTGGAAATCATATAGTAATGCAATCATGGGTTAACAGTGTGAAATCATATGAGACAAAGATCAAGGATATATTCTTCGTTCGACCTCTTCATTGGGATAGAATAAATAAACGAACCAATACAATGGCGGAATATGGACGATTATTGATCTGGAGAAGCAGAAAATGGTTTGGATTATTCGAACACAGAATTATCATGAGACAGCAACCTGTTATTATGGTGTTTACTTTGAGAGGTGTATATGTTAAAGATATTTAAAATCATGGATTATTTGTTATGGATTTAAGTTTTCCAAAAAATTGATTTACTTTTTTATTGAAAGATGAATTTACTTTAAAAAACTCAAAAAACGAAAAATGAATTCTCAACAACAACAACAAGAAATTAATACAATGAGACAAATGATCCTCATGGATACTTGTCGACAAATGATGGAATCGATGAGCGATACCGAGTTTGATAAATTGGTTGCGAACCGACAGAAATTCCGCCAGCGAATGTTGATTCAACAACGACATCTCGATGAAAGGGCTGTCGACATGGCAGAAACGCGTGAAATGGAGGAGCGTCATTTCATTGAAAGTGAGGTAAAAGCAGAAGAAACACGGGAAATGATGGACGCTTATATGAGAGAAATCGTTATCTTGCAAATGTTCCAAAGACAACAAGCCAGAGACCAGTATTCTAGTAAAAGAGCAATTGACTTGAATGAAACCCGCAAAATGGAAGAGCAACACCTCATTGAAAGTGAGGTAAAAGCAGAAGCAACACGGGCGATGAACGAGCGTCATATAGAAGAACTGATACATCTCTTGGTTAAACAAGATGACGATGTGAAATTTGTGGCACCTCCTCCAACTCCAGTGACAGTCAGAGAACCCTATCTGTCTTTGATGGTTCCTCCTCCAACTCCAGTGACTGTCAGAGAACCCTATCTGTCTTTGATGGTTCCTCCTCCAACTCCAGTGACTGTCAGAGAACCCTATCTGTCTTTGATGGTTCCTCCTCCAAGCCCGATGTCAGTGAGAGAACTCAACTCATATTTTCCGGATACTCCTGTAAGTCCATTGGATCCAAGACAAGTATGGAAATGGAGCAGCAGAACGCCACTATCGGAGAAAAAAAGAGTGTAAGAAATATTGAACTTTCAACATGTCATGATATGTTTGTTGTGTAATTTTACAGCAGGAGTGGGCAATCCTCTAAAAACCCATTTTTTGTTTCTGTGGTTTTTATAAGTTCATAAAATTGAAATACTTTTCTTCTGTAAAAAAGAAATTACTCAAACAACAAACAAAGCGATCAAAAATGAATACTCAACTTATTTCAAAGAAAAGCCAATCAGTGATTGAAACATGTGGATGTTGTCAAATTACTATACAAAAATCAATGAACTACAGTGTGGTAGTCATTCACTCGAATGGAACAAGACAAACAGAAATTGTCTGCGAAAATTGTCTATCAATCGGCAAGATTGTTAACACGAAGAAGCTGGAAAATCGCATGATTTGTCTGAAGCAAACTCTTGTTGGGACAATATCAACTTCTTCACAGAACCAATTCCCATATGATATCTACAGCAAAATCGGTGAATTTATAAATATCATGCGATTTGAAATGAAATATTTTCAAGACAGATTTACTGCTATCGGAAAAATGAGAAGAGCAAGTTGGAGAGCAAGTGCATTGAGCGTGCTGAGAGGAGACAGAACCATGCAACAATGTTGGGTCACCAATGTAAAGTCATACGAAACTAAGATTGCAAAAATCTTTGCCGTAAACTGTCTCCTTGGATGGCATGAAAAGAAATGGAAGACAATCCCTATGGCATTGTATGCGCGTGAGATATTATGGATAAGCAGAAAATGGTTCGAACAATTCGACCAAGGTAAGGTAATGAGAACACAACCAACGATCAAATTGTATAAAAATTCTGATTCTAGACCTGAAAACCATATTGCTATCATTTGAATTTCAATTTGTCATGACCATGTTTGTGTAATTTTACAGGAGGGATGGGCAACCCTCTAAAAACCCATTTTTTATTTCTGTTGGGGTTCCATTTTGCTGACTTTTTTCAAAGGCGATTTTAAGTTTTCCAAAAATATGTCATGTTTTCGAAAAATTGATTTACTTTTTTTCATTAGCATAGAAGTTACTTTAAAAAACAAACGACGCGTTTCAAAAACTCAAAACCGAAAATGAACTCTCAACAACAACAAATCAATACAATGGAGGTAAATATTAAAATTGAAAATTTGAGTCTAATACATACTTGTCAACAGCTGGTCGAATCAATGAGTGATACCGACTTTGACAAAATGGTTGCTGATCGAAAGAAGAATCGCCAGCTCAAAGAAGTTCAAGAACGACAACAAGTCGAAATGGACATCGACTTGGCAGAGATACGTGAGATGGAAGAGCGACATTCCATTGAGCGCGATGTTAAAGCAGAAGAAACTCGTGAATTGAAGGAACGACATGCGAGAGAACTCGAACTCTTTGAAGAACCAATTGAAGTAGGATTGACTGTTGCTCCTCCTTCAACTCCAGTAACAGTAAGAGAACCTCATCTCTTCTTGATGGTTCCTCCACCAAGTCCAGATATCAGCATGACTTCAAGGGGCTCTGTGAAGAAATATCATGGTCATGGTGGAAAACATCGTGATGAGGTTGAAATGGTGTTCTGTGATTGTGGACAACAACTCAAGAAGGCTTCATACAAGGTCCACCTAAAAAGCAAAAGGCATTTAACTGCTTTGGAAGAACGCAAAAAGAAGATCCAGCAGAACATTCAACCCTTAATCAGTTTGAAGAAGGAAATAGAAATCAAGATGGAGAAAGAAGTGGTTGTTTCAAACCCGGTTGTTAAACCGACAAAAGAGAAGAAAATGATTGACGGCATTGAATACTTTGTCACCAGCGATAACTATGTCTTCGGTCTAAATAGACAATATGTCGGTGAATACAATCGTGAACGGAACACGATTATTTTTGAAGAAGATGATGATGAGGATGAGGATGATGATGAAAGTGTAATTAGTGATTTGACTGAAGAAGTGTAATTTTACAGGAGGGATGGGGAACCCTCTAAAAACCCATTTTTTGTTTCTTTGCGGGGTCCCACATACCCTTTGCCCAACTTTGAAAAGTTGGTTTTTAAGTTATTAAAAAATACACCATGTTTAAAAAAATTGAAATGCTATTTTTCATAATCATTGATGTTACTCAAACAAAAATCAAGTGTTTCAAAAACTCAAAAACGAAAATGAATTCTCAACAACAAATCAACACAAAAAAGGTAATTGATAAAATCAAAAATTTGGGTCTAGTGAATATTTGTCAGGAACAACATCTATCATTGATGGTTCCTCCTCCAAGTTCAGTTGATTCTGAGATGAGACCTGATTCAATGACCATGAATCCGTACTATCTGAAAAACAGAGAATGTTTGCGGGAAGAGATGGTATGCGAATGTGGAAACCGAATCAAGAAGTGTTCGTATAGCGCGCACATGAAAAGCAAAAAGCATATTACTGCTTTGGAAAAACGTCAGGAGAAAATTCGCCAAAACAACGGACAACCATTATTCTATGTGAAGAAGGTCGGACAACCATCATTATCATATGGGAAGGAGGACGCAAACAAGACTCTTCTACCAGAAGAAAGTTACAGATGCTTAAATGAAGATGACTTCCATGTTGTGTAATGTTACATGAGGATCGGGCAATCCTTTAAAAACCCGTTTTTTTATTTTGTATTTACTTTGTATTTCTAACAATTTTAAGTTTTCCAAAAACACTCCATGTTTAAAAAAATTGAAATGCTATTTTTCATTATCATTGATGTTACTCAAACAAAAAATCAAGTGTTTAAAAAACTCAAACCAAAACCCGAAAACCGAAAATGAACTCTCAACAACAAACCAAAATCGAAAAAGGAGTAAGTCTGTCACAACTTCCAACAGAATTAATGTGTCCTTCTTTCCTACAGATTACAATTCCAGAAGAACTCCGAGAAGACGAAGAAATTACATCACTGGTCGCAACATTTGAGACTGATTATCAAGATTTTGTTCAAACAATGAAAGAGATAAAACAAGAAATCCAACGCAAGATTGACAGCAAAATGATGGAAATGCGCATTCAAAATGAGTTGGATAAAATTGACGAAGAGAACCAACAATTGGAAGAGCAAATACGCAAAAATAATGAACGAAAACACCAGATTCCAGAACAAATTATAAAAGAAAAAGAATTATCAGAATCAGTGCAAGTGATTGTTCCAGAACCAGTTGTTAAATCGAATGGAGAGAAGCAAATAGTTGAATATATGGTGTCTAGTTGTTCCAGGATTTATAGCTTGGATGGAATCTACATCGGGAAATTCCAGGCAATAAGCCGCCAGAATAGGCTCGGAAAATTCGAGGCAACGAACGGGGTTGTTCAACGATTTAAATTAAAAGTTGATGGAGTTGAATACTTGAACGCTGGCAAAATCCTTCACCAGTCGGATTATGACCAGCTTTATAGTTTGGATGGATTTTATATCGGAGAATACAGAACACGAGGTAATGGTTCATTTCCACAGATTCAGCCACCAAGGAAGAAAATATATAACGGATTTGAATACGAGAAACAAATAATTGACGGAATTGAATGTATGAATAACCATTCTGGCAATGATATTTATGATTTGGATGGACGCTTCCTTGGACAACTTGGTCTAGACAATAAGGTCTATCTACAAAGGAAACCGATATATTTGAACGAACGGATGGAAGTGATGGATGGAAGTGATGATTAAACCAACTATGTGATTTTCATGTTGTGTAATGTTACATGAGGGGTGGGCAACCCTCTAAAAACCCATGGTTTTTTGTTTTTTTGTAAAAATTGAAATACTTTTCTTCTGTAAAAAAGAAATTACTTTAAAAAACAAACCAAAACCGTCAAAACGAAAATGAATACTCAACAACAACAAACCGCCAATATCGAAGAAGTAAGTCTGTCACAATATTCCACTGAAATAATGTGTCCTTCTTTCCCACAGATTAAAGTGCCGAACAAACTTCTCAAAGAACTTTACAAAGATGAAGAATTGACTGCCATGGTTGTGGATTGTGAAGCAATGCGCAAACAGATTGCGACTTTGTGTAAAAAAGTGACAAAGACACAGCAAGAAATCTGGAACAAGATTGACAGCAAGATGACAAAGATCCGCATGCAAGAAGAATTGGATAAGATCGAAGAAGAGAACCAGCAATTGCAAGAGCGAATACGCCAAAATAATGAACGAAAACACCATATGAGTCCAGAACATTTTGCGAAGGGAAGACAACCACCTTATATGCGAACATATATGGAATCGATTTCGCAGAAGAAACAAGCAAAAGAAGCAAGAGAACAATTTGTTCCAGTTGTTAAACAGACGAAAGAGATGAGAACAATTTATGGTGCTGAATACTGGATCACCAGTGATAATCATGTCTTCGGTCTAGACAGAGAATATGTCGGAGAATACAATTGCGATTTTAATACGATTACTTTTCAAGAAGAAGAAGAAGACAGCGAAGAAGAAGATGAAGACGAATATGACGAAGATAGTGATGATGAAAATGATGGATGCTTTTATTTACCAGAGATTTAATGTTGATGTAATTTTACACGAGGGGTGGGCAACCCTCTAAAAACCCATGGTTTTTTCTTTTGTGTTTTTAAGTTATTCAAAATACACTACTTATGTAAAAAATTGAAATACTTTACTTCTGTAAAAAGAAGTTACACAAAACAACAAACTACGTGATCAAACATGAACACTGACGAATCGAATATTATTATTACCTTCTGTGAAGATGACGATGAATTGAATGAACAAATCGGCATCTGGCAAGACACAGAAGAAGAAGGTCGTGAGTTAATTAGGCTTGGTCTAGCCATGATAAAAAAATCGAGAGACCTTGTCAAAAAAGGACAACAAGAAGTTGAACGCAGAAGAATGGTCAAAGACATTGATGACATGAAGACGCGACTTGCTATAGCAGAAGAACAATTACAAGGGTTGGTTCCTAATGTTGAAACTGCCTTTGAAAATCCACTTACTGAAGTGGAGCAAGAGGGACGCCACAGGCGTCCTTTGGACCAACCTTTTCCAAAGGTTGAGGGCGAGCAAATGGGTATGCGGGGTAACCCCGCAGAAGGCGAACCAAAGGTTGAGGAGTTTTGGACTATTGTTGGAGGCGAGTATACAGTCCGTGCTAGCAAGAATGAAGTCTATGACAAAGAGAGAAATCATGTTGGAAAATGGGATCCAGAATCTAAAATGATTACGATTGAAAAGGATGAATACTCTGTGACAAAAAGCCATTGTATCTTCGATGTGACGAAAAGGTTTGTTGGACGATGGAATTTTGAAGAAGACAAAGGAGAACCAGAAGAGAAAGACGAGTTCTTGAAATTGTTGATTGGAGATGGAGAATACGGATTTGGACTCAATTCGATTCCGTCAAAACCATCTCGAGCAAGCACCAGATACTCTTAAGAACAATAGCATGATTTGATTTGATTTGCATTGAAATGTAATTTAACTATGTTTTTTATTCAGTGTAAAAATCACAATGACCATACATACATACATTGTTGTTAAAGCATGTTGGATCTGCTTTATTTTTTCATTTAAAAAAATTGAAATACTTTTACAGAAGAGATAACATATTACAATTCAATAAAACAAACTGCAACAAAGCAAATCAAAATGGCAATTCCAAACAATGTCAAGAATTTCTATTTCAATGAATACTTTAAGTTTTGCTACCAGCATCTTCGTAATACCTTTACGGCTTATACCATTCCAGGTGGAAGATATGAAGGTATGCAAACAATAGAACAGGTGCGTGATATATTATTTGACGGAGACCGAGAAAATTTTGTTCAGTATGTTGCTGGACAATGGACATTTGAAAGGGATATTTCAGATACATTCCGTTATGTCATGGGTTTCGAACATAACAATGATGGAACAGTTATTGGATGGGAGACTTTACCTCAAGAGTATGATCATTGGTATCATCACAAGAGGGCAGCGGAACTTGTTCCTCTTCTTGAACAACCATCGCTCTTCTGGGATGCAAATTGCAACTGGAGATTGGTTGACATCCCAATGCCTGTGTTACCAGGTGAAGTTGTGCCAGTTCCAGAACCAGTTCCAGTGATTGTTCATGTGATAGAACAAGAAGAAGTTCCAGAACAAGCACCCGTGTATGTTCATGTGATAGAAGACAATGAAGAACCAGAAGACTTGGTTATCGACCCTGTTCATGATTGTCCATGTTGCTATCGCCGGATGGACCAAGACGGGGATCCAATGAGAACTCCAGTATGCGGGATGCGTTGTCGCCACTTCATCTGTCTGGAATGTCTTCTCAGAGTCATGTCTTCAGCGAATGCCAACATCAGACGGTGCCCAGTTTGCCGAGCAAACATGACATAAATAATATATGTGGAGTGGTGTGGAACGATATTATGGATAATATATACTGATGGTATATGGTTGGATTAAATCCAACCTTTTTTTTTACAAATTTTAAGTTTTTCAAAAAACACACCAAAAATAAAAAAATTGAAATACTTTTCCACAAGTGGATTTATATTACTTTAAACAAACAAACAACGTTTCAAACCAAACTAATACAAACTCGAAAATGAACACAGTTCAAACAAATAATATGCTTTCAGTGCAACAGGCACCATCTGTGGGTGGAGGTCTTTCGTTCTTCACGAATGAACAATTGTTCTCAAGAATCCAACTTTGGGAAAACAGCATAACAATCGGAGAAAATGATATTCAAAATGGGACACGCCTTATGAATCAAGGAGAAGATGCGGTTGAGATGGCTCAAGAGTATATCACGGAGATGGAAGAAGAGTTCAACAACATGGAAGTGGATAACGTCACAATGAACGACGAGATTACAAGATGGACGAATGTCAAAAAAGGCGGAAATGACGAAATCGCAAGAGGTGAGGATTTGGTGAAAAAAGGAGAAGAACTCATTCAGTATGCAAATGAGCGTGTCAAAGAATCAAGGGATGAGATTGAAAGACGCAGAACTGCGTGAGGTTGATGGGTGAGAGGTTGATTGGTGTCGAGAAAATGAGAACGAGAATGGAATGAAGGGACCGCAAGAAGTTAGATAAGTTGTTTTGTTGTTGTTGTTGTGTTGTAATTGCAATTTAATTAAACATTTTTTAATCGAAAATTATTATATTATTTCAATTCTTCAATAAACCCAGAGAGAAGATCGACATCATCATCTAAGACAACTGGTTCCAAAGATTGGATTCCCAAGTCAGCAGCAGAAACTAAGTTATCTGATATTTTCAATTTAATCGGTTCATCATCATCTTCCTCTTCTTCTTCTTCTTCTCTCTTTCTCTGATCATTACGCATATTACTAATCTCATCTAATCGTTCAAACGACTTGGGTGCAACAACACTACCGTCATTATTATTGACATCTCTAACTAAATCAACATCATTGAATGCAATTTTCTGTTTTCCATAATTATTATCTTCTTCATCAGAATCAGACAAATCATCATAGGAATTTGTCACTTTCTGTTCTAAACGAGGGGTTGGTCTCTCTTCTTCGACAACTCTCGAAGGCGTCTCTTTTTCCTTCTTTAACCTTTTCATTTCATCTGTTTCTCTGATTTCTTTTTCTTTGATTTCTTCAATTACATCTTCTTCAACAGTTTCATCCATATATGCTTTCAAAATAGTATCTACTGGAATACTCTCTCTAACAGCATTTAATATACTTTCTTGTACCATTATTTCCAGTTCTCGATTATTTCTCTGAGTCTTTAAAGGTGGAATATTGATTTCAAATAGATAAACATTCTGGTAGACTTTTCTGGCAATATGTATATACACTTTATGAATGAACACGTCTAATTTGGGTATATCCAAATCGATCTTTTTCTGCTTTTGTCCAACTCTCACAGCAGTAAGTACTTTTAGTTGAATTATATGAACACAAGTAATCAAATCTTCTAAATATGGACACCGACTCTTTTCAATAATGCGAGCCTTTTCTTCTTCTATGATGGTTGCATTCCATTTTGGGATTCGACTGATAAAGTTTTGGAAAGTCATTAAATACTTATCCATCTCTCCATTAGAAGAACAAAGATTTGTGGATTCTTCAAATATAGAACGAAGTCCTTCGATTATTAATGGAGTCATAATAGTGATAAGACGACTTGACCATTCATTCTTGGATTCGTGTAAAGCATTAATATTGAAGTCATCCATTTAATTACTTTGATTTATTTTTTTTTCTGTGATAACGAACGACAATCATAATAATAATAATAAAATATTAATTACACGACATATATATATTATTATCAAGTATGACAACAACAAGAATGAATGAAGAATTTATATTCATTATTCAAGAATTTATTTATTCGAACAAACTAATAAAATGGTTTAATACACTACTAAGAAGTAGTGTTGATAATATATTTGTAAACTATTTAAATAACATTGAGTATGACGGAACATTACAATCGTTGATTTATCATGACGAATTTTGGGATACTATATTAATTAAAAGTTTGAATTGGTTTATATACAATGCATTTCAAACATATGAATGTAAATTAATACAGAAAGAAGATATTCGGTATATTATTCCGGATTATGATAACACAATTAATATTTATAGAAATGTATGGATATATATAAATAATAATTGGCATGATTTATTTAAAGGTCCATTAAGACAATCTACTGAAAATGAGTATTCTATATGCCCTAAATGAAGGGAGGAGTGTTCGTATATGTAACAAAAAAAATATATATGTTGAAAAGGTAAATATGTTAAACGCTGAAGAATGAGAACAGTATTATAAAATTGATTTATTTTTTAAAATACTTATTATTGTTACATTATTACAAAAAACCATGGCACAACAAAATCAATTGATTGTTGAACTGATAGATTTTATGAAAAGCGTATTTGTCGACTTTGACACGTTTGTTGTAGAATTAAACCAAACTTCATTATATGAAGACTTGATCGAAATTGGATATGATGGAACTATTGAGTCTATTCTATACAATGAATACTTTTGGGATATAATTATGTCTGAATGTGTTCAATTCTACATAATATTTCAAAGATTGATAAGATATGATTTCATTATTGTAGAAAAGACAATTGAAGGGCTTCAACCATTTATGCCGAATGATGAGTTCAGTGATATACAAAGCGTCAATATTAATTTGTGGGATTACTTAATTGATCAATGGACAGATATATTCAAAGAACCAATTCGAGAATGGACACAAATCACATTTGGAATATGTCCAAAATGAAATAATAATAATATAATATTATAAATAATATATAGTTTTTTTTCAACTGAGAAATGACTGCGCTAATTAAATTGATTTACTTTTTATACAACTAGATAATATTACATTTAAAAAAACAATGACAACCGAACAGTTGAATGAAGAGATTATATGCTTTCTTAAATCAGTCTTCTCTGACAAAGAAGGGTTTGCGAAACAAATAGACTACATTTTGGAAACAAAACCTGATATTTGGAATGAAGAATTGCGAACTCATATTATTCAATCTGGATATGATGGAACATTCGAATCTATCTTATTCAATGATATATTTTGGGATAATGTTTGTACAAATATGATGGTACAATATTTCTGGCATAATAAAATACGCAATTATCAATATACAATTGTTGAACGACGAATGATACCAAATATGATCGATAATAGCGGCTACATGTATGATGGACATATGAGTTTACAGTACAATATTCTGTGTAATATAAAGTATAAATGGAATGAATTATTTAAAGAAGAGATTCGAATGTGGGCTCAAATAGAGTATGGGTTTTGTTCTAAATAAATAGCATCGTCGTCGCAAAGATAATATAATATTTTTTTCAATATAAAGAAAAATATACTTAAAATTGAACTGCTTTTTACAGAAGATAAGTATTTACAATTCAAACAACAATGACAACCGAACAACATTTGGACGAAGAGATTATATGCTTTCTTAAATCAGTCTTCTCTGATACAGAAGGGTTTGTGAAACATATAGATTACATTTTGGAAATAAAACCTGATATTTGGACTTGGGACTTACGAAACCAGATTATTCAAGCTGGATATGATGGAACATTCGAATCTATCTTATTTAATGATATGTTATGGGATAATCTTTGCATTAATATTCTGGTACAATATTTCTGGCATAATAAAATACGCAATTATCAATATACAATTGTTGAACGACGAATGATACCAAATCTCTTCGATTATTACGATAGACATATGAATTTACATCAAAATATACTGTATTGTATACAGTATAAATGGGATGAATTGTTTAAAGAAGAGATCAAGACATGGGCTCAAATGGAGTTTAGTATATCACCCAAATAAGTGCTGCTGTTGTCGGTGTAATATAATATTTTTTTCAATATAAAGAAAATAATATACTTAAAAATTGATCTGCTTTTTACAGAAGTTAAGTATATTATTATTCAAACAACAATGACAGACGCAACAATGACGACAGAAATTATATTGACAGAAGAAGAGAAATCAATGACAGTTCTTCATTTGAATGAAGAAATTATATGCTTTATAAAATCAATCTTCTCTGATATAGAAGAGCTCGAGAGACGTCTTGAAAATATGTTTCAAATTAACCTTAACCAACCTCATAATTCTCGTAATTGGACAGAAGATATGTGGTATGAAATGTGGGATGAATTATTGGACGAAATGAAACAAACTGGATTTGATGGAACATATCATTCTATCACTTACAATGATGTTTTCTGGGATAACATAATTACGCTTATGAATATAAGTTCTAGTTTATCATTGTATAATAAATTACTTGACCATCAATTTACAGTCATTCGACAAGATATGGTACCGATTCTCATGCCAAAATACAACGGACGGATTTGTCTAGAAAACAACCTTCTAGATTATATAGAGGAAAACTGGACAACTATATTCAAAGAACCGATCATGGAATGGTTTCAAATGGAATATGATATATGTTGTAAATAAAGAAGCTCATCTTATTTTATCTAAAGGAAAGGTAGTATCTACAAACATAAAATTAAGAATGAATAGCATAAATAATTTTTCATTCCGTATTTCACTTCTTACTTTTTGAAAAGTGAATAATAGCTCATATTTTTTCTTTTCATCAAAATGGATCATGTTATTTTCCAAACAATAAATTAGATCCAATCCATTATACCCTTTTTCATATAATTTAACAGATAATTTTGTCACATCGCATACCTTGGCATTAATTACACTTTCTATTTCTCTCTTTAACCATTCAATTCGCTGCTTTTTAATATCTCCAAAATTGTATGTGTTTTCTATATTAAACTTGTACAAATTAATCGGTTTTCCATTATATATCGATTCAGGTATATAGATTTCACAGAACCGAGAGAGAATAGGCTTCAGTAATTTATATTTGTCTTCTACAATAATGAAGAATCGAGTATTATGACTGAAGAGTTCAATACAACGTCGCAATGCAGACTGTGCATCAATTGTCAGTTTATCTGCATTTAACAGAATAATACTTTTGAAGATATTTCCCCCATTTGAATTAATATGTGTTTTGGCGAAAAACTTGAGATCGTCGCGTATAAACTTGATACCCTTTCCATGAGCACAATTGACATACATTGTAAATGCTTTTATTTTTTCTTTGTTACCATCATATATAGTGTTAATAAAATCATTTACTATTGTCTTCTTACCACAACCGGATGCACCATGAAATAATATGTTCGGTATTTTATGGATTTTATGGAAATAGTTTAATTTATTTATAATATTTTCGTGTATTTGTAATTTCATGTTGGGATACTTGATATAAATGTGATTATTTATATCAAAAGATACCGAATCATATTTAATACAACCTTTTTGATTTCTCAGAGTTCAACTTTTGTCAGAACCCAAAGAAGGAGAAGAAGATTGACGTAGAACGTTAAAATAATTATTGGAATCGTGAAATCGAGGTCGATGTTTTTTCAGGCGTTTTGTTTTTCTCTCTTTTTTCTTTTTCAAAAGATTTAATTCTGTCGGAGAGACTCTACCTTCATCCAAATACCAAAGGTCTGGTTGTCTTACAAAAGTATCAAATGACATATGCTCAGATGAATTCATGTATGCATTGGATTCATCTA